TTTGATTCGTTTCTAAATCTTTTCCTTTTTCTTCAGCAGCAGTTTCATTCTTTCTAATTGTTATTACAGCAGCAATTTCATCTCCAACACCAACACCAAGACCAGATAGATCCCTAAATCGAATACTATTTGGTCCCGTTACTTCAAAGTTACTAGATGTTACCGGAATTACAATGCCATCTTCATGGAATAAAATATAACTAGATTTTGAAAACGAATCAAAGGTTTCATTGGCTGCGGAAGTAAAGGTTACACTTGTTCCTGCGGCAGCATCAGCAGTTTTCTTGGCTTCAAATCTTCTAACAAGATAATTTGTATCAATAAGATCACTTTGATCTCTAATTTTTCTAATTAAGGATTGGGGAAGTGGATAAAGTAAATTATTGTTTCCAATATCTTCTAATAAAGCAGCAGCTAAAGAAAAATTTGCATTAGTAACAGATGGAATTGGATGACCAGTGATACCAGAAACCAAAGTTAATGCATTATCAGCAATTGGATCAAAAGCAACTTTTACGAATTCTCCTGCACCAGTAGCAGGAGTTGTTACAACAAACAGCCAATCATCAGCCGCTAATCTTTGACTATCTCTGCTAAACCAACGTGTGCCAGCGTCCCCAGTAGCAGAAGTTGTCCCATTTAATGTAATTTGACCTAAAAGTGGAATAATAACATTATCAACATCACAAGTAAATGTTTGACCGCCTGGAGATCCAGCTACAGAAGGATGATGAAAAGATTTCACAAGAGAAAAATCTTTTCCTGGATCTGTTTGAACGTCATAGAGGTAAAGTCTATATACACCAGTTCCAGAAGTTGGATTAGAAAAATTCAAAGGAACACCAGCGTCATCACCACTATGAAATTCTATAGATCTAACACGACAGGTTCCAATCTTATTTCCGTTTGTATTAGCTCTGGTGGCTAAAGATGTATCATCCAAAGGAGCATCATACATATCTAAAGTTTTAAAATTTTCAATATCTGGAATACCGTGAATATTTCTAACACGAACATAATTTCCTAATGGAGCAGAAATTGATGCATTATTTTCAAATGCAAAATCTCTAGCTTTACTACCAACTAATAAAGTCTTAGCAATAGTAAGAACTTCAAAACCTCTTATGAAACCCTTACCAGCTTCTAAAAATACAGCATACTTAGCCTGCATCAAATTTAAAAGATTAAATGGATCAGCAGGAAATGCTACGGGATCTGTTCCCGGACGAAACTTTCCTGGATTCACTGGAGAAGCATGGGAATCTGCATTACCATCTAAAACATCAACAGAAAACTGTTCGGCTTCAGATGAAACATCAAATTCTAAATCTTCTTCGGTAAAAACACCATTATTTGTTCCATCATTAAAGTATTCTCGAACATCAATCTTCCAAGGTCTTACTGAATAATCACCCGATTCATCAGAAGTTCGGCGAGCTAGTGTATCAAGAAGAATATTATAATCGGTAAATTGTACAATTCTTTGAGCAAGACCATTTTGTAAACGAAGAAGTTCAATAAAATCATCATCGTCTTCTGTTCCAAGAGCTTTTGAAACTAAAGTAAGTTCTATTTTTAATCTATGAGCTCCAGGCGCGCCAAAATTTGGACTGCCTTGAGCATTATCATTGAGTTGAGTATCTTCTTCTGGAATAACCACGCTCTCAACAATATTAAGTCCAATTCGAACACTAGGAGTATCGGATTCTTCCGAAACGATAATAAGTTGTTCTTCTACTAGAATAAAAATTCCCCTAGCAAAATAAATACCTTCTCGAACAACAGCAGAAGTTCCAATACCAGTTGGCAAATCACCAGGTCCGGGAGAATCATTTGGGATAACTAGAGCATCTTCGCCTGTAAAAGTAGGAACAACATCACCTTCATTTTTGGCAGTTAATGTTTCATTTTCAGCAAATACAATTTCACCAGCAGAGCCCTGATTCATATATTTGATATATAACTTTACATGACCATTATTATCTGGATCTGTTGATGTAATTACTTGAGCAAGCAAACCAGAAGTTGCACTACGAATAAGTCTGCCTTCAAAAAACTCTTCTCTAAAAGACTCTTCAGCCATTCCTCCAACATTTGAATCTACCTTTACATAAGCAAAACGAGTATCAAAGGTAATATACCCTGGAATAACCATCGCTCCATCTTTGAACAAATGAGTACCAATTCTCTTGAATTGTTCTTGAAGCATTGATTGAATTTGTGTTAGTTCTCTAGCTTGTACCGGAAAACTAGGACGAAATAATATACGATGAAACAGATCATCGATATCAAAATCATCAAAATAAGGTGCTATATCAGTAGGTATTGCTGGCATATTAAACTCTTTTACTTTTAATTAAAATTCTGCAATGATTTTGATGTCTTCTATCTGATCTATGGCTCTCATAATCGGCCGTCTTTGTTCAATATAAAGAATATCACCTTCAAAATGCTCTACTTCTGGTGGTATAACACCACCTGGAGCAGTGATAGGAACTTCTGTTGATACACCAGCAGCTCCACTACTTAAACCAGTAACAATATCAGTATCAGCAAAATCAACAAAACCAGTTGTTAAATCTTGAAAGAACTTCAAAATTCCAGTTCCACCTGGTCCTGAAGTCAATTCAACGTACTCAACAACTATTGCTTGTTTTTCTCCAGCATTAACATCAATAATTTCATCAGGCGTAAAGGTTCCATTTACTCCAGTTAAGTTTAAAGCAGACATAGCTGTAAGAGTAACTTCTTCCGAAATACCACCACCAAAATTCTCAACATCGATCACAAGACCAATCTTACGATAATCATTTGCAATTGGAAAATCACCAGAACCTTCATTGAACTCTAATTGGACATTTACCATAATATTATGACCACCTAATTCTTTTATTGCATCAAAACCGTGTCCACCTTTTGGTGAAATAATTACTCTTGCAGTGGCATTTACAGTAACTAGACCAGAATAAGAACCACTAATTGCAGCAGTAGCTTGTGTGAATGGTTCTTCTCCAGGTTGAGGAATTGGAACAACAACACTTGAAATTTCTCCTGAAGAAGGAATAACAACTGGTGTACCAATTAATCCTGTACCGTCGCCAACAATTGTAATTGTTGGAAAACTATCAATTGTATCTGAAAAAGGAGTAGGAAGAACTGCAAAACTACTATCTAAAGTCATAACTCCAGTTGCACCAACATAGTTAGTTACAATCTTCCGATCACCATTAGAGCCGCCGCCAGAATTAACCAAAATAGTAGAGTCATTAAAATAATTATCTACATCAGTTTCACCAGGTCGAGTAGCAGGATCAATTGTTAATGTACTTGCTGTTACTGCTTGAATAACTACTCCAGAAAAAGTATCAGGATATCCTGCCCCGACATTTTCAATTACAATTGCTTCTACCCCGCCATCAACTGCATTTCCCTGAACAGCAAATTGAAAGTTTTCTGGATCATGGGCAGGATCTATAAGAAAAGTTTCAACAGGCATCCAATCATTAGTCATAAACTTTAAAACATTTGCATGTGGGAGAGTATACATATATTTCCACTTATAGCCATCAGAAGCAAAGAAAGAATCAACATCAGTCCCAGTTGGTTTATCTGTAGAAAGTCTATTTGGATTACCAGTTGGATCTGTATCATTTCCAAGACACTTATATACATTGAATTCATCAGTAACAACATAAAACGCACCAGCAGTATATCCACCGGCAGATGCATCTGCTACTCTTTGAGTAGTTGGCTGAAGAAACAATTCAGCATCACAATCATCAAATGGAATATATTGAGTATTTCCAGTATCATCCCAATTATATCGCCGAATAACATGAATAACATCAGCCAATTTAACTCTTTTGAGAGCAAGCATATCATGCCACGCTCTATATTCTTCTTTAACACTATCAAGAGGAAGTGGTGGGGCTGTTTCACTAGATGGAGGAGTAACGACAGTAGGCCATGGGGAAGATTTACCAACGAAGAGATATAAATTTTCTGTCAAAGGCGGATCAATAATTCTATTTTTAAAGCAATCCGCATTATATAAACGAAATTTATTTTTAACAATAGCAGTCATTCTTGATACCCTTTTGGTTTCCTTGTATTATTTATATGACCTATTAAAATGTACTTTTGAGAACTGGTGCCGCAGAAGTATTTATAGGTGTCCAAGACTTATCTTCAACATCTCCAATAATTAAACTATCGAAATGACCAATCTGCGTATTAGCAAAGGTATCCCAATAGCCAGAATTGACTCCAAACATCTCTGTTGAATCTTCTCCAGGAACAGGCGAACCTGGACCAAAAGGTGGATTATCAAATGTTGATACAGGTGGATTTGGATCTTGTTCAGAGGGAAGATAAGCAAATTTATTCTTTTCTAAACTTTGAACACTCAAACCTAATGGTAATGCATGAGGAAATTCAGTAAATCCTAAACGACCTTGATTGAATGTTGTGGAAGTTCCAACGATAGCAGCAATATGAGAAGCTCCAAAAGTATCGCCGATGATAGGATCTACTAAATTAAATGTGCCGAAAGAAGTATTAATCTTCAAAACTTCAGCAATTGGATCCCAGTTATCTACATATCCAAAAGCATCTGGAATCAATCTATTAGTTCCTTGATATACTCTTTCTCCGTAAACATAATCACCTGTTCCACCACCAGCCATTGTAATATCAAGAAGAAAATCTCTAAAACTATCAACTATAATTGAAATTGTACCAGCTCCTACATCATAAACTGTTGATAGGATATTATAACAACCATCATTACCACTATTATTTGATATCTGTATTCCCATTCCAGGTTTAGCAAAATTTGATAGACATTTAGCAGTCTCAGGATCTGAACTAAAAATGATATTTGGGTTTTGGAATTCTATTGTATTATCAATATTAAAAAAGTTTCCAACTCTTTGTATATCAGATATAATATCCAAATCAAAGAAAGTCATAATCCCCTGCAATGAAACATCAAGTTCTGTCATAATATTCAATGTTACTTCAGAAGCATTTAATGGAACCTGAACCCCAACATCTATTTCATCGGTGTGTTGAAATTGACCAAACAAGATTAACCCAGCAGGATGAAGTAATTCTTTTACAACATCTCTGTAGAAGTCAATAGATTCTGAAACAATAAGTACATAAGAAAACTTTTGAAAGAAAAAACTATCTTGTAAAAATTTAAAATCACTTAATTTACCATCAGCATTCAAAAAGAAACCTGGGTAATCTGTCATACCTCCAATAACCGCTATTCCTGTAGCTGTATTACTAGGAAGAGCATCAAAGGGAGGTATGGGTGACGGAAAAGTTACAATTGGTGGAATAGTATAACCAGCACCGAAATCATTAATAACTATTTTTGTTATGATTCCAGTAGGATTTAATGGATCAGACAAGTCAGTCGGATCAATAGCTAAAACACTAGCTCTAGCTTCAACACCCTGATTATCAACAGAATCAATAGTTATAACATCCCCGATTGCATATCCATCACCTGGATTGGTTAGTATGATATCAGTAACTAAAAATTCTACATTAGCTAAAAGATCTCCTTGAACATTTAAGTCAAAATTTGCAATCTCTTCACCAGCTTCAAAAACTCCTCGCAAGCTTGCTCTATTTAAATACAACTCATGAACAAAAAAGCCGTCAGTAATTTCTTTAGCTCGAACAACTTCAACAACAGCAAAGGCACCAGATGTTAGGCCACGAACGGTCCTTCCTTCAAAATCATAGGGATCTGTATCACCATTTGCTGGAGTAACCTTGATAGAAGTATCTTTAATCCACTTTCCATCTGAAGCACGAAGCATATCTCTTCCGGGAAAACGAAACTCTACATCAGAATCAAAAAGAATACGAAATAAAAACTTAAATGATTTTTCGGTTCCTCTAGCACGATAAAACTGTTTAATATTTTTGAGTATTTTTCGCTTATCGGCTAATGCTTGATCCGGGATCCGAGGAAGAAATTCTCTTTTGAAAAAGACAACAAATTCATCAAGAGTAGAATCAATATCTTGTTCTAATAGAATTCGTTTTGCACCGCCAACTGGTTGAGCCTGTTGATCTAGCCACTCATAATATGCTTCAAGAAAAGCAATTATCTTAGGATGGTCTTGGCGAACAAAACTCGGTAATTGCTTCTGTATTAATTCGGATAACTTCTCACCCGGTCTATCTAAAAATCTATTAGCCATTTATATGTCTAAACTTGGATTACTTTCATCAATCATCTCAACAGAAACATCTTTCTCCTCAAGAATCAAAATCTGATTACGGAGAGGGAAAATATCATTTTCCTGTGGAATAACAAAAACTTCAACTGTAGTTACTCCATCTGGTAAATCTTCTGGAGCAAACTTATTAATTACAACTTTGCCTGTATCATAATCAATTGTTCCAATATTTTCTATTAAAGTTCTCCTTTCTGTCCCAACAAAGCGGAAGACATTAACATTACCTTGACCATCATCAGTAAAGAAAGCCGTAAACCCACGAATGGTAAAAGCTGAACTTGAAAGTGTGGGAAGTGCATTTGTGAAATCGCCTTTATCGATTTGATTATTATATTGTAAAACGAACTGTGTAGGGACATTAATAACTGGAGAAAACTGTTTCTTTAATTGTATAGTTGTTAAATTATTAATAATAGAAATATCTGTATCATCAATTATTCCAGTCAAAACAGTATACCGAAAATGAGAATCAAACTTATCTAAATTCTCATCACCGAAATTTAAAATATTCGTTAATACTTCATTACGAAGATCTGATTCTGGTTTTGTTGTGTTTGCGGATCTATAAGTTACTTTACTTGATATAGCAATTGTAGTAAAATCTGGATCTATTAAAACAGGCTCAATAGCCACAATACTTCTATCTGTAACAACTTTATTAGTAATAATCTGTTTAGTTCTTGTCGAAAGAACAACTCCGGTAATCGGTTTCAATGAGATAAATACTCTACCAAATTGTGGAGGATCATTATCTTCACCACCAAATACTCGAACAGCTTCAATATTTGGAAAATCAGTTTTAATTAATGTCTCATAATCATTTTTAGTAACAGCTCTATCTTGAGCCTCAAAATTAAGAGGAGCTAAGTGCTTAATAGAATCTATACTTTCTGGATCTTCTCCACCAAAGGCATTTTGAGTTGTGGTCAAAGTTGTGCCACTAAAACCAGCAATCTTTCTAATTGCAGAAAATTCACTTGCTGCATTTGCCAATGTTCCATTTGTTACCAAATATTCAACTGTTATAACTTCTCCATCAACAAGATCTCTACCGATAAAACCATCTCCGAAAAATAATTCAAACTTACCTAGTTCTACTTCTTGCAAAAAATAAACAGTTGATTCCCCATCAAGAACATTAATATCTTCATTTAAAACATATGCCGTTTTTGTGGTATTGGCTAGTGAGGGTTGAACATTAACTTTAATCGTAGTTGTATCTATTCCATCATTATCTAATAGGAATCTTTGATCTTCGCTTTTATCAACGACAAAAGTTTGGATAATCCTTTTACCTTCTATAATTTCTACATCTTCTGCAATGTATAGACCATTCGTATCTTGTTCGACAATAACAGAATCATTTGTTCTAAAAATATAAGTTACTCCATCAACAATAGCACTAAATTCTGTATCAAAAGGAATAGTAATAGTAGGTGGCGAAGCAGTCGGAAAAAACTGAATGGTGAGTTTAGCATTTGGAGCTCTTGAAGATCGTGGGGTATAGGTAAGATGCTTTGCTCTCGAAACAACAGATTCTCTTAAAATTGCGCTATCTAAAAACATCTCAGAAGCGACTTGATTTAAATAAAAAGCATTGTAATGTGTGTTATAAGCCAAAATATCCAAAAGTACGGACATACCCGAACCTTCAAAATCATAATCTTTAAATTCGTCCTGTCCTCGTAAAAAATCTTTAAGATTATCTCTAATCTGTAAGAAATCTAACTCTGTGATCCGCAACTTACTCATCTTTTATCTTACTCTTTCTAAAAATACAAACATAGTAATAGGCTCAATAAGACTGACTATATTAAAAACGATGTTAACGGCAAAACCATTATTATCACTATCATCTATAACTTCTACATTTACTAATTCTGCTCTCGGCTCAAAAGCAGTAATAACTTGTTCAACAGCAGTTCTAATCCTTTCTTGTGTAAGAGAACCTATAAAATTCTCAAATAAAAAATGCGAAACTCCAGATCCAAGAGCAGGTCGAAAAAACCTTTCATAATAACCAGTCAAGACTAGATTTCTAATAGCTCTCTTAACAGCATCTTCTTCAGTTAATATAGGGATGCCACCAGTGATAGGATTAGCATCAAAATTCAAATTTAAATCTTTATATTCTCGATTCCTTCCGTCTGCCATATATCTTATTTAGTGTATTTTTCGAATTTATTCTTCAGTAGATGCCGCTGGTCCTTGCCCACCTTCATAACGTAATCCACCATCATCAATACTAAAATTCCCAGAAGAAGTCTCTACTCTAGAACCATCAAAAGAACTACCAGGTTGATCAAATCTAAAATGTTCTCTTCCACCATTTGCAACGGCTGTAAATCTTCCTTCTGTTCTTGCTCCATCTGCACCAACAATTACAACAGAACCATTTCTAATATCAGATGGTAAAAGAACGACCAAATTACCATCAGATTCACTAAAAGGTTTCCACAAAAATCCATCGGGGGCACCGATAGAAGGTCCAGAAGGTGCTTTTGCACCTCCACCACCACCGCCTCCGGAGCCGGAAGATGCACCGCCGTCGCCAGCAGCAGGACTACCTTCGGCTGAATTGGTAGTTATTCCTGGTAATGTTGCTTCAGCCAATTGATCATTTGAACCATCACCGGCAGTGCCGCTATTTGATGGATTGAAATCAGCTTCTCCAAATCCAAGAATATTCTCAACAATAGAAGCTGCAATATCTTTTACAAAAGGAACTACATTTACTGCCCAAATAACAACTGGTGCTGGCACTGAATTAATAAAAGTAACAATAATCGTTTCAATAATAGGATGATGAAATGTTGCATCATGTGGATGAGTTATCGAAAGTGTTGACAATGGAGGTGGTCCCGGAAGCGGTGCTGTCGCTCCACTTCCACCTTCAGCATATGCGGATAAATCCGCATTCAGGACTCCTTCGCAATTTACTATTGGTGCATTATTTCCAATTATACTTGCATTCATAGAAATTAATCCTGCGGTTTCTGTGTATTGAGTCTCCGCATCATCAACTATAAAATCAGCTTCTCTGGAGATAAAATCAGCCTTATCAATAATTGCTAAATTTCCATCTCGCTCACAAGCAACTTCTGAAGTATCGATCAGTCGACCCTTTGCATCACGAATCATTGTTCCTAAAGAAACAGTAGTCATATCATCATCTACAATAAGTTCGTATTTACCTTTAACTTGTTCTCTATAATCCCCTTCAACTATTCTATAATGATCACCCTTAATTGTTTCTCTCAAATTTTTCTCTACATTAAGAAAAGCACTTTGTTCAACATGAGCAGTCAAATCTTTAGTAACTTTCGCATTTAAATTTCCATTAATTGTTGCAACACAATCATTTTCAGTAGTTAAACTAGCTCCATTTACCGCAACAATATTTGTACTCCCTTCACTTTTCAATGTAGTATTTCCAAGAACCAAACCATTAACATCACCCAATACAGTTAAGTTTGTGTCTCCGCGAATTTCAATATTCCAATCGCCATCAACTCTAAGATTTCGATTAATATGATTCGTTGTATTTGAATCATCATCCGTTTCAGTATTATGTTCACCCTCAACCTTCACGTTCATGTCATCACCTTGAACGTGGATATTTACTTTACCTTTTTCTGTTGTAAGATTAATATGACCATTATCACCAACTGTTAGATCGTAATTAAAACCCCCAATCTTATCCTTATTAACATAGATTTTCATTCCCCAATCTACAGTTAAAAGTTCAGCAGCTTCGACGTGTGTAAATCTTTTCTCTAATACAATGTGCCATTCATTATCTACAATCTTCTCAACCTGACCCCCAAGAGGATTCCACTCTTTAAAAGTTCCTACTCTATGATACCAATGCATACGCTCAAAGTTTGGAGTATCATCCATTTCAACAAAATGACCACTTTCATGAAAGTGTACATGATTATATGGATACTTTGAATTATAAGCAGTTTCGGCTTCTGTCCAATCTCCACCGGCCGAGGTTATGTCTGAACCAGTTCCAGGTGGATGATTTGCTGTTGGAACATCTCTTTGACCGATATCAATATTTTCAATTTTAATTGGGACTACTGTTTCGTCAATATGACCACAATCCCAACCAATAGGATATCTATGAGCTTGGGATTCCATCAACCAACCATCTTCAGGCCATCTAGATTTGAAAGCTTCCTCAAAAATATCATTACCAGAACCATCATCAAATTGCTGTAAATCATCTGGTTCTCTAGGAACTTGATGACCTGATAAAAGAGAATCTGGTCTTGGATCAAAAAATCCTCTACTTGGATCCGCGACTTCTTCTGAAATTCCCCAAAGGACGCCGAGCATTACAGGTTGTTGAGCATTTTCACCATCTCGAAAAAAACCCCAAACCCAATCGCCTTCTTTTGGTCCAACAACGTTCCGACCCGAATCTAAAGGCACGGAAGGAATTGCCCAAGGAAGATCTGCAGTTGGTTGTTCAGCTTTATTACTTTGATCAAAACCAAACATACGAACTTTGCAACGGCCTAGAAACAAAGGATCAAAACGATCCTCTACGACTCCATGCCACCAAACAAAGCCATCTAAACCATGAAAATTTGTTTTCTTTCGAGTTGCCATAATTTAATAAGTTCTTTCGTAAAACTTTGTAGGATCAACATGAATTATTTTTCTAAGATAAGAATCTTTAATAATTTCCATATCAATATCATAACGGTTATTTGTAATCTTATGTCTTAGAGAAACTACTAAGTATTTACCAGATAAATATCTATCTGGTTCTAAAGGTAAATCAGCATCACCTGTTGCTCTTGGTAAATCGAATTCTACTGTTTCTCCAACTTTTCTTCTTGGATCCCCAGAAACAGAGACTTGGATCTTTTGATTATCTATCTGTTGCATTATATTAGCACGAAGTAATACAAATTCCTCAACTTGCCATGGCAAAATTCCAGGTTCCTTTTCGACAATCCAAGGAATTTTATCATGATCTTGATTTGTTGCCATTAACTTATGATAAGATAAAGGAGAACCAAGAGCATCCTGAGCATCTGTACATAACATCTCTTTACTTACATGTGCTGTTTTATCAAAAGCAGTTGGATAATCTAATTCATTTTCATCTTCAAAAAATCTGTGGCGAACTGTATCATAAGTAAACAAACGTGAAGCATACATTCCACCAGTTAGATTTTTTAAAATATCAAAAGAACCACTAAAACCATAATTCTCTACAGCATAAATATCTTTTTCAATCTGTCGATTTTGTTGTGACTTAATATTTCTAGCTTCTAATACATTAGATATTTGATAGAGATATTCTCTTTTTGGTGGTTCATCCATAAGAGTATTTAAAGAAATAAAACTAAATTTCTCTACATCTTCATAAAAAACATAACTAGCTCCACCAGCACCAGGAGATAAAGATTGTGTTGCAACTTGGTTAAAAAATTTAAATGGTTGCATATTTCTAATTGCAAAATCATGTTCAAAAGTTGTCTCTTCTATTTTAATTGGTTTTGTAATTTTAATATTTTCATCATATATAATGCCAGTCATTTCAGAATAAAGTTTTTCTGAAAAATTTTTTCTCACTTTAACTTTATGATTCACAATTGTTTCTGGAGAACAAAAATGAAGAACATAAGATTGAAGTCTTTCTTCTTCTCTACTTCTAGAAGTCATTTTATATACTCGAAATTCCATTTTAAAAGAAGGCAATAATTTTCCAGCACCGCCTGGAGTATCATTTTCATCTGGTCTGGTGAATTTCAGAATTAACTTCTCCTCACCAATAATTGGAATTAAATTTGGTAGATCATTCCCATCTCGAAGTTCTATAGTTCCTGACATACTATTATTAAAGATATCCTCATAAATATTCAGTTCCTTCATAATGAGTCTTAATTCATATATTTCACCATTGAAAGCAATAAGTTTAATATCCTCAAGGTAAAAATCACCCTCTTGTCGAATTTTAGTTGTAGGTGGATCGGCTGCGGCCGCGGGTAATGGAGTAGGATTAAATTCAGTCATTATTAAAAAATATCTCTAAGCTCATTCAATATATCAGGTAAATGAATAGCATCTATTATAGCAATCTCTCTCAAATTTTCATTCAAAGAATCTTCATAATCATAAACTGTTATTGCTTGTCTTCCACGACCTGTTGTGGAAGAAGTAATATTTACAATTGTTGAACTAACCAAACCTTCTATGGTTTCTCCATTTTGGAAAGCCCCAGTTAAACCATTTGCTTCGACAATAGTTCCTGCTTCATTTTGACCTACAACAACAGCACTTGCTCCACTTGTTTGACCTATAATAGTTTCTCCAATTTCAAAAGTTCCAGCAGGAACACTCAAATTTAAAACGACTTCCTCAGCCAATCCAACATATTCAAATTGATCTATATTACAACCTAAAGCATTTTCATAATGATGAATACTTATTCTAGGATCTGTATATTTAATTGTAACCAACATTCCATTTTGATTAGCTGATTGATCAACTATATCTTCAAAAACATGAAGTTTAATATTTCCATTTACGGCATCATATTCTTTTCTTAGAAGAGTATAAAAATTATCATTTTCTCCATTATTATCCGTTCCAGAAACTTTTAATTGGAGAAAATTTTTAGTAATATTATTTAAAGCAGCAGCAGTATCAGGATCTTGACTTTCAATTGTTTTTGTTGCAGAAACAAAAAATACTTCTGGGCTATTTAAAACAAAAGTCGTCTGAGGATATTTCCTATTAACAAATTTATTGAAATCTGAGAAAATTAAAGGCCAATCAAAAAGAGGATCAAAAATATCATTAGCATAAAAAAGCAACCACACATAGTTTGAATTACCATAATATTTGTGAGAAACAATATCAGGTCTATCCTCTTCTGTTAAAATATATGGGTGGAACAAAACAGAATTTTCGAGTATCATTCTACGGACACGAGATCTAACCAACAAATTCGTTGATAATTCATCACAATATTCTATTTGAGGATAGTGTTCAAAAAATTCAGACATAAATTAAAATCCTAATTCTATTTTTTCCTTTGACATAATCTCCAGTTCTTTAAATTGTAAAGATAATCGAATATCTACAGGAGCACCAGTATCCTGGAAAAAGGCAGGCACTCCAGAACCAGCATAGTCAACAGACATATTAATAAGAGCACAAGTGGAAATCTTAAAAAGATAAAGATCTTCTGGGCTAAAAATACCAATAACAAAGTTTTCAGGATAAAGCATAAAACGTCTTTTTGGACCACTTCTTGGAATAGATGGATGCATATGATATTTGAAACGATAAATAATATTTCTGATTGCATCCGATTCCGCGCGACTTTTAGCAAGCATTTGAAAATTAAATGTAAAAGTTCTAAAACCAACACCTTTAAATAAAGCCGCCATATGTGGATTAACAATGGCACCCCTTGATCTTTCTAATTCAGAAGAAAGATTTAATTGAGTAAATGAATCACCAAAGCCAGCAAGAATTTCTAAACCTTTTTGTTTAGCCGTTTCTCCTATTCCACCATCTTTATCTCCAACAAGATCTCGAAGATCTCTTAACTGATCTAAACCCATTGAAATTTCTTGATAGTCTGTATTATATGATACCCCAATTCCATTTGAAGGCATAGGTAAAGCAAGAACACCTTTTGATGCTCCAGGTTTCGCTACAGAATCTCTAATATCAAAAACTACAAATGGCTCTTCACCTACTCCGCCTAAATCTTCAGGGAAGCGAAAAGAAGGAGCTTGGAATGGATTATTCTTGAGTTTTGGTTGAGGTCGAATCATGAGTTCCTATATAAATAAGGGTTCAGAATATTTATACCATGCCAATATATAAAGGCAAGTTCAGGCCAAAACATCTTAAAAAATATCATGGCGATCCAACCCAAATAGTATATCGCAGCGGTTGGGAATTATCTGTTATGTCATGGTGTGACACTACTTCAGATGTCAAATTCTGGAGTAGTGAAACTATAGTTGTGCCTTATTTATCTCCATTAGATAGAAAAATTCACAGATATTTTGTTGATTTTACAATAGAATTCAAAAATGGTAATAAATATTTGGTAGAGGTTAAACCATATAAACAAACAAAACCGCCAAAGAAGAGGAAAAAAACTACCAAAAAATATATTAAAGAGGTATTTACTTGGGGAATAAATATCGCAAAATGGGATTCTGCTATGAGGTGGGCCAAAAAAAATGATTATAAATTCGAAATTTGGACAGAACATACATTAAAAAATATGGGAATTATAATTTTAGGATAGATGGATGGCATCAACTATATTTCAAAAAATTCTTCAAGATGCAATAGATAATGGTCAACTGTTTAGAGCTGATACAAAAGATGAAAGAGATGAAGCAAGAGAATGGCTCGAAGAAAAAACTAAAAAACTTTCAAGAAAAACAACTCCAAACAAAATACTTGGAGATAAAGAACAACTCAGAAGACGAATCCAAACTGGAAGATTATATTTCTTTAAATATGATCCAAAAGGAAAAAAGACACTTCCTTTCTATGATACATTTCCACTCACTTTACCAATAGAAACTTTCTCTGGTGGATTTTTAGGATTAAACTTTCATTATCTTCCTTTGAATATAAGAGCAAAATTAATGGATGCTCTATTTACACTACAGAATAATGATGATTTTGATGAAACTACTAGAATGATAGTAACTTATAAGATACTCAAGTCAGCGATAAAGTTCAGATCTTTTCGTCCGGCCTTGAAAAAATACCTAAATAAACATGTAAAAAGCAGATTTCTACGTATCGAAGCAAATGAATGGGAAGTGGCAATCTTTCTTCCTGTTGAAAGATTCCGCAAAGCTTCTAAAATAGAAGTTTGGGACGACACACGCAAACAATTAAGAAGACGATAAATGGGTTTTGATATAGATGAATTTCGAGGCGCAATATCAACAGGTATTGCTCGACCAAATAGATATGAAATTTTAGTGCCTGATATTTTCACTGGCGGTGGTATAACAAGAACATTTAAAGCACTAATAGATGAAGCAGAAATTCCAGGAAAAGGATTTGCAACTACAGAAAGGCAAACACACGGACCTATCCGTAAAATGCCATATCAAACAATATATAATGATTTTACAATAAGTATTATTTGCACAAAATATATGGAACAGAGACGTTTCTTTGATTTATGGCAAGCCAAAATTGTTTCTCCTGGAAGCAACTATATGAGTTACTATAATAATTATGTGGGGCCACTAGCTATTTTAACTTTTGCTGAAGATGGGGGATTTTCATATGGTATGTTATTGCTTGAGGCATATCCAATATCTATTGCACCACAACCATTAAACTATAGTGATAATGATAGTCTCTTAAAATTAAATATAACTTTTGCTTATCATAAATGGTTCAATATTGATCAATTTAGTCAATTTGGATCAGATAGTGGTGTAGCCGATAGAACCAATGATAGATTTGGACCTATCTTTGATGGTGCTCCACCACCAGTTGGTGATCCAAGTTCGCAACCTATTAGTATAGCAAACGATAGTCCATCGACAATTTCAGAAAGAATGGATAACTCAGTTCCCGGAAGAAACTCTGGTGGCGGTGGTCAAAGTTCTGGAGGCGGCGGAACTGTTTTAAGCTAATATATATAATTGGATACTTTATTATAGGAGAATATTATTATGGCTTTACCTACACTTACGGCCCCTGAATATGAATTGACTATTCCATCAAGTGGAACAATGGTTAAATATCGACCATTCCTTGTCAAAGAAGAAAAGCTCCTTTTGATGGCACTGGAAGGTGGCGAACAAAAGGAAATAATTAACGCAATCAAACAAATTGTCAATGGCTGCATTTTAGATGATATCGATTTGCAAAATATGCCTATGTTTGATTTGGAATTCATTTTTCTAAATTTAAGGATGAAATCAGTTGGTGAAACTGCTGAGATAACATTCAAAGGAATTGATGATACAGATTGTGAAGAATGTAAAAAAGTTAAAAAGATTACTATTGATTTGAAAGAAGTTCAAGTTCAAAGAGATCCCAACCACACAACACTAATTGAGTTAACAAAGAAAGTCAAAGTTCAAATGAAATATCCTACATTTGATATCTTAGAAAAAATACAACTTATCAAAGATGAAAAAGATGTTGAAAAGATGTTTCTTATTATTACTAAGTGTATCCAATCTGTTTATGACGGAAAAGAGCAAACAGATATAATCGATACTACTCAAGAAGAACAATTAGCATTTCTAGAAAGTTTAACACAAAAACAATTTGAAAAAATTCAAAACTTTTTTGAGACTTCGCCAGCAGTAAGACATAAAGTTGATCTTAGCTGTAAAAAATGCGGTAAAGAACAATTTTATACTTTAGAGGGTATAAACAATTTTTTCGCCTAGGGCTGCAACATGAGACTATTGGAAGTTTGATGCTCACAAACTTCCACATGATGCAGCAACATAAATATAGTTTAACAGAGCTGGATAATATGATGCCTTGGGAAAGAGATATCTATGTAGATTTATTGGCGAAATGGATCGACAATGAAAATAAAAGAATTCAACAAGAAATGAATAAAATGAAATAATGGGAACAAATAATCTATCTAAAGGAAGATGGAAAAACCGGAGAAGAATGGCATGGTTATGTCTTATAGCGATTTTTATCGTTATGGCTATTGCTATGTTTAAAATCCCTAATGATAGATTAGCTTTGCTTAGCGAATTAATAGGATGGTTTTTTACAGTAATGGCATCAATTATAGGTGCTTATGTGGGCTTTTCGACACTAGATGATATCAAGAAAGCTCCAGGAATAGAAGAAGAGAACTAATGGCAAATAACGTACCGGGTGTGACTCGAAGAATTGTTGGGAAAATTGGTGAGTCGGCAGTTGGAACCGTCAAAGGTGCTGCGAAAACTGTAGTTGCAGCCGCTAATCCACTTAATATCCTTAGAGTTGGTGGTGGTCCTATTGGGGCAACAATAGCTAGTTCTATCGAAACAGTATTTGGTACTGTTAGTGATGCTGTCAAAGAAACAAAAGCTGCTAGAGAAGCTGCTGAAGATGCAGCGCAAGCGCAAACTGACGAGCAAAAAAACACTACTAATGAATTAGAGAAACTTCGGGAACAACTTAAAGAGCAACAAAATCAAGATAGGGAACTCTTTGGAAAAGGAAATAATAATGGTATTCTCGCGGAAATTTTAAGTACTGTAGATTTCAGTAATGAACTACTATTTGAAATGATTAATATTCAAAATGAAGCAGCCGAATCTCAAAGAGAACAATTATTTCAGGGTATCGAAGATAAAAGAGAATCAAGAAGAAAAGTTGAAGAAGGTACGAAAACAGAAGAAAAGGAAGAAAAGGAAAAAGAAAGTTTCTTATCCGGCATAATTCGTGGTCTTAAAAAATTTGCAATTGCTGGAGGGCTTCTTGCAGCACTTGCTGGTATTCTCTTTTTAATTCGACCAGATAGAATCCAAAAATGGGTTAATGATTTAAAAAATATCAGTATGGATGATATTGTCAAAAACCTAAAAGAATTTCAAGAAAAGTTTCAGAATAGTTTAAATAAAGTAATTGAATTTTGGGACAACGGAGTTGCAATATTAGATGAAATTAATTTATTCTGGCAATTTTCTATGGAACGATTGGAAGGTGCTTTTCTACTCTTCAAAGATATTTTTGTTGCAATTTCAGATTTCATTATAACTATCCGAAATACAATATTTGACGCACTCCTTGCGTCCGAAGAATTTATTGTGGGTAAATGGACTCAATTTATGAATGGGATCCAAGGAATATCTAATTTCATAAATGATATTTGGAATGATTTCAAAGCAGGTCTAGGTATTATTAAAGATTTCGCAATCGATGTTAAGGATAACTTTTTCACTGGTTTAAATCTAATTAAAGATTTCTTTGGAAGTGTGTGGGATACCATAACTAATGCTGTAAATATAGCCCAAATGAAGCTAGAAGAAATTGTTGGCAAAAAAAGATTAGATACACTTATCAATTCCATCAAAAATGGTATTGGTAAAATAGCCGACTTTTTAACAGCTATTCCAAAAAGAGTTGTTGGTTTTATGCAAAAATGGCTTCCGGACTGGGCCATACCTTCTCGTTTAATTTCAGCAGTTCAAACCACACCAACAAGAAATCTAGATCCAGTTTCGATACCGCCAGCACCGCCTAAACCAACTCCAGTTAAGCCAAAGAAAGGAGAAGGCATTAAAATAATTGAAGGTAAAGAAAGAAGGTTACAAGCTCTACAAAGATTATTAGAACAAGGTGCCATTAACGACAGAGAATTTGCAGTAAAAAAAGCAAAAATAGAAATAGAAACAAAGAGAAAACTTCTCAGTTCTAAAAAGAAATCTATAGGTCCAGCAGCCTCAATGGCTACTGCAAGAGAAGTATTTGAAACAGAAGATAAACAAATAGCTTCTAGAGCCGAACCCCAAGAAACATTTGGGGGAAAAAGAGATGAACTAACTAGAGAACCTCCAACATCTGTTCCGAGTGAATTTAATTTTGATGCTTTTAGGGAAACTTTAGGTCAAAGAGAAAGTGGTGGAAAATATAACATTCAAAATAAATTTGGATTTGCTGGAAAATATCAATTTGGTCATACTGCTTTAGAAGATGTTGGTTTACTAAAAAAAGGTGCTTCGAAGAAAGGAAGAGTTGCCAAAGTATTAGCTGATCCACGAAACTGGACCATAGAAGGTGGACTTACAACTTTTTTGAATGATCCCCAAATCCAAGAAACAGCTTTTAAAAAATTCACAGATATAAACTTCAATAGACTCAAAAAAATGGGAATAATCACAAACACTTCTTCAGCAGAAGATATTGCTGGAGCATTATTTGCTGCTCATTTGGGAGGAGTCAGAAAGGCAGCCAATTTGATAAGAAGTGGACAAGCTTTTCGTGATGGCTTTGGAACATCTATTAGTGAATATTATAAATTAGGTCGATTATCTCAAACAACCGGTGGAGCTCCCGAAGCAATCCAAATAGCTAAAGCTGGCAGTGGAATTAGTGGATTAGGTCCAACAACTAGTTTTCTACCATCTGGATCACTTGGGAATATTTTTGGACAACCTGGTAGTTCATTAACAGCAGGCTTAGAAGGACTTGGCGGTGGAGACTTATCTTCAAAGATAGCCAGCTTCGATGCGGAAGGATTGGTTAGGGGTAAACTTGCGCTATTAGATACTATTGAACAAAATCTTGGATTACAAAGTGCAAAAAACGTTAAAGCGGCTAATCAAGGGGGAGGAAACCTCATTAATACTAGCAACAATAAGAATATTAATACTAGTAGAACTACAGTAAATCAACAAGGTCTAAGACATCAAGAAGGTACTATTCAGCGCCTAACAGATTCCCAACACGTAGGATAAAAACCAGATGTCTGAGCTTCCACTGACTCAGTTACATTAATCCATACCTTGTTACCGGTTTTAACTAATCTAATATGGATTATTCCGACCAACGATTTTCCAGAGAACAGGCATGGGTAAAACCAAGTTTACATCCGAATTCTGTACTAACCACATCTGGTAAAATTTATTAACTATCAGCAGCTAACTTTTCTAGAAACTCAAGACCTTCAGCCTCGGTTTCATCACCACTATCACCCAAATCTTCAGCATCATCTAACTCAACTTCTTCAACGGTTGCTGAAGTAATAGTTGAAGTTTCGGCTTTTACATTCCTGGAAACATCAGGAAGACCAGTTCCCAAAACTCTATTAAGTCTTGCTTGCAACTGTTCATAAGTTTTAAACTTATCTTCAGAAATTAAATCTTGAAGTGAATGTTGACTTTCCCAAAGCTTTTCATATTGAGCATCATCTTTCGGAAAAATTGCAGAACAATCTTCAAAAGAAGACTTATCATAAGCTGGATACTTATCAGCCATTCGAACCCGAAGTTTAAGATTCGCACCTTCCCACATACAAAATGGATTAATTTCATCTGGAGTATTATCTGGATCTAGCTCATCAGTTTCAGGTGACATTACACCTTGAAGCAATTCAAAGATTTTCTTTCCATATCGGAAAAGAAAAACCTTACCATCATTATCCGAATTCTTAGGATCCTTTATAACAAGAATATTAGAAACATAATGTAAACGTCTTTTCTGCTCACGAGCTTGCTCCTCATTAGCTTTGATTCCAGTTTGAAATAAAGAACGATTAAGTTCACTGACCGGATCTGATTTACCGATTGTCGTCAAAGACTTCTCAATAAACCATCCACCAGGACCTTGGAATCCATGATCAAAATAACGAACCCATGCCCAATCTTCATCTTTTGGGGCATCCAAAAAACGAATAAGAGCAGAACCATTCCCTGCATCATCTCTGGTTAACTTCCAAAAACGATCATCGTTTTGTTTATATGAGGGTGTTTTTTCTTCGTCGACTGCTTTATTTAATTCTTGCAGACGACTATTACGGTTTTTACGTAGTTGGCTAAATGACTTGGACATAGTATTTTTCCTTATTCAGTGTATTTTTAGTATTCGACTATTTCACAAAAACAAATGACGAATTAATTTATGCAAATATTATACCATATTTATGATTTTTGTCAAGTTAAATCGTATATTATCTGTCTAAATCGGACCGATTCGATATCCAAAAATGGTTGATATTTCTCGGCTTTTTTCCGATATTCCGGCCAAATTATCTCATCTTCTATCCTATCGCTAAGGGCTTCATTCTTAAACTTATCAGATACGATAGTAAGTAATATCGTAAATGTCTCAAATGAAATATCTTTCTCCAGAACGGATTTCAAAAATAAAGGATGTTGACCATCTAGAACTTCATAAATCGCAGCTACCTTTTTACCAGATATCTTCCCAAGAAGAATTTTCATATCTTCTCGAAACATATATCCAATACTATCAGTTTTCTTTCTCCATTCCAGATAGACATTATTTGCATCTTCTTCAACAGCATCACCTATCCACATACCATTATTTTCAACGAAATTAGCTACAAAAAAATGTTCTAAAAATTTCTTGTCATCGTATTTTTTTACTAAACGATAAAAAAAAGCTTTATCATTTCTTTTTTCAAATGAATCTTTATTTGCTCTTACTCTGCCATTTAATTTTTGGTAATCATATTTCTCGTTATTGAAATGAGTCTTCAATGCAATATACATTTTGTAACATTCAAAAGGAGTTATCTTACTCATTTAAGAAATTAACCACCTCCACCAACCAATAGTCAATAATCCCATACACAAAATACCAGCACCGCAAAGAACAGTAAAAGTAAAGTTTTCACAAAAACGTTCAAACTTATTTTCTGGTTGTTTTCCAGGCCTCATCAAACATACCATAAAACAAATAGAAAACATTAAATGAAAAACAGTAATGAGCAATTTCAAAAATATACTAATCATCCACAGGCAAAGAGCTTGGTTTTTTCCCTAGACGATTCATGTCATAGGATTCTTTTTCTAATTCAACTTTAAGTTTTTGGGTTAAAAGTTTTGGAACACTTTCAAGTTCTATACCTCTAGATTGGGCATACTGTAAAATAGCTTCAAGATAATTATAATCAGTATCGTTTACTATCTTCTCAACTGCTTTAGAAAATTCGGAACTATTTTGAACTTTAATCATCAACATAAAAAAGTAAATCTTAATTGGTGGGGCATGAAGGAATCGAACCTTCCTAGTCCTAAGACAGCGATTTTACAGACCGCTCACAGCTCCCACTCTGGCGATACCCCGTATATTATACAGCGTATCGATAATAAGAAAAAATGGTAGGTCCAGCGGCGACGATCCCACTTCTCCTGGGTGAAAGCCAAGTATCCTAACCAGCGTAGACGATGGACCCTTATTGGGTTCTCGTTCACTTTCTGTATTTGAATTTCTAACTTTACTTTTCATTTTTCCATCTCTAACTTAAAACTGGTCGCGAGCGAGTTTTCCCGTTATACTCTATACTGGTTATGAACTACCAGCGTGATTTCACTACTCGATCTAAAGCCTTTCGCTGGATTATTCACCAACTCGCATATGGCGGAAACTATAGGATTCGAACCTATGAAGCTTTTACACTTACTGATTTAGCAAACCAGCGCAATAAACCGCTCTGCCAAGTTTCCAAATGGCGGAAGTGGTAGGATTCGAACCCACACGTCGGTTAAGACACTTCGCTTTCAAGGCGACCACCGCTACCCAGAATCTTTCGGCTTACACTTCCGTTGGCTGGGAGAGAAGGGATCGGACCTTCGTTAACAACTTTATTAAACACTTCTGTTTCTTTATTCATTATAAAATTATTTCTTAGATTTGAAAGAATATTCAGCATTACTTCTATCTAAATCACCTAATATTCTTTCTGATTTACAATACATCTGTAAGAATAAAGAATTACTTTTTCTAAGATGTTGAAGTAATTCATAAACCTCATGAATAGCATTAGAAACTTCAAAATTACTATAATCATGTTCTGTTTTTAATTTATGTGTTTTCATAATTCTTTCTCCAAACTTTACTCAGGTGCATCTCTTTGTGGACCACCTGCAATCGACCCTTGTAATTCTGAGGGTTCTATCCCAGCACCAACAACTTCTACTCTGCCCTCATCAAACCATTCAGACTTACCAGGTCCTTAAGTAGCTTCTACTACTTCTGCAACTAATGCATATTGATCACAACCTGTCAAGTATTGTGCTCGACCTATAATGATGCCAACAAATCCAGTTATTTTATCTTTCGCTTTTTTACCTAAAGGTATCATAATATTCTCCATTATAACTTGGTAGCGGCAACAAGATTTGCACTTGCGATCTCCGAGTTATGAACACGGTGAGTTACTACTTCTCCATGCCGCATATTATTTCTTTCCACTCACCTCCATATCTATAAAGTTGGAACCGAAGACCTTTTTCTGTTCTTACTTTTATGATGGCAAGTTTTTTCTTATCTCTTTTATTCAACTTAAGCAAAATTCTTTGATCAATCATAATCTATTTCTTTTTTGATTTAGACGGTTCCAATTCTCTGATTACCTGCTTAAGAGCTAATCTCATTTCTCTAGATGCAGTAGTTGAAAATATTTTGGATCCCTGCCAAGATTTTAAAGCTTCTAATCTCATTTGGTTAATTGTAAATTTACTTGGTTCTTTTTCTTCCATTTGAAAATATATTGAGTTACCTTATCTTCAATTAAATATCTATATCGGCTATGCCAATATTGATGATGTGTTGCACATAAAGGAATTAAATTTTCTGGTTTATTATTTTCTCTATTCCCATCTAAATGATGAACAGCTACTATTAATTCCTCAGAACAAATAACACACTTCTTTTCATGATATTCAAAACAAGTAGTTCTATATGTCTCTTCATTCCAATTAGAAGCATTTCTTCCGCTTCTATAAAATGTATTAGAGCAAGAATATGAACAAGTATTACTGTCTTTATTCTTGATAATTTTATCACAAACTGGGCATTTCCTAATATTTTTTGGATTTAAGTAACACGCATTTTCATGCTTAGTTATATTAGGAAATGAAATATTTTTATCGCAAAATTGACAATTTACTCTAATGTGATTTCTTAAATTACTCATTTAAAAAATGGTCGGGGCAAGAGGATTTGAACCTCCAAGGGCATTATGCCACTCGCTTCCAAAGCGAGACCGCTACCAGATTACGGACCTACACCCCGTTAAATTACACCCTAACGGGCGGAAGTGGGGTGTACGACGAGAATCGAACTCGTGTCACCAGGTTCACAGCCTGGTGCTTTACCATTAAGCTACGCACACCATTTGATGTGAAGCTTATATGATGAATTTCCGATCTCATATCAGTCTCTAAACTTTACTAGAATCCTCTCGAAGTCTACAGTGAATAATTGTTCCCCTGTTAAATCCTTAACTGGAACAGCTACATTTCTATTATACAATATCTTATCACCTTTGTCAACAGGTATTTCAACATCTTTTTCGACCACTTCTGGCACACATAATACCTCACCTTGAGTAATCATTTCCTGTTGAGCATTCACAGGAAGAAAAAGTCCACTTTCTGTAGTTTCTTTTGCTTCTGCTTCTCTCACTAATACTCTTTTCCCTACAGGTATAAGTCCCATTATTTAGTCTCCATTTTTATTCTTTCATCCAATTGTTTCAATAAATTATCATATGCTTCTTGCGGTGAATCACCTTTACCAACAAATTCATCATAATTTTCCCAAAAACAAGCACAAGAAATATCACTACTATTATAATCTTGAGGCAACTTGTTTGCATCTTTTGGAAATGCTAGCCACTTCCCACCTTCGTAAGTTCCACCATATCTAGCACAAGCTATAGTACAAGGAAAAATACTAGTATCGCCAAATTTGTCAGATAATACTATATCACAAGGAAACATTTCGCCTTCCTTAGCATCAGTGAAGTAAAAAGTTTTCCTCCCATCAAATTCACTTTGTCTAATTTCTACAATATAATGTTTCATTATCTTATCCACTATAAATGGCGGTCCCTACGGGTATCGATCCCATTACTCCACCGTGACAGGGTAGTGTGATAGCCAGTTCACCAAAGGACCATAAACAAAATTTGGTGGAAGCGGCCGGAATCGAACCGGCGTCCGAGAGAACATTACAAAAGATTTCTACGTGTATATTTCGTTTTGATACTCTTGTTTACAAACGAACAAACTAACAAGAATTTTGTCTGTTTATTTAAGAACTGCTCCAGACTTACAATTCCGATTCTATAGTGGATGACGATCTTAGAATTACCATAGACATCTCATTCTTCGATCGCTCACTCTCTATGGAGTGAGAAACAGGTTATGCCGCTAGGGCGTAAACTGCGTAATCGTCTTGATTAGCTGCGATTAAAGCTTTAGGCAGATGATTAAAGAGGCCTACTACCTATCCTCTACACGCTTACTTCAGTTCTGACTTCCCTCGTCGAACCCATTTCGCCCCCAAAATAATTTATATCTAGAGATTTGTATTTAGTATACAAATCATCAATACTTCCATCATTCCGAAGAATATGTTTCCATTGTGTGAAATCATTCAAAGCAGTTTCACTAACATTCAATACTCCAGGAAAATCATCTCTCTTTCCAGGCCGTACAATTTTGACAGGTATAATCTTAATATTCAATTTAGCAGCATATTTCCTAGCTACCGTAAATTCATTTGGAAAGCGAAAATCTGTCACAACAAATCTTCCAGGCTCTCTATCTTCTAAATCTGAAAGATCAGATTCTAGTCTAGCTTCGATTTGTCGAAAAACATAATCTGCCCAAATATCTGGAAATCTTGCTCTTTGTTCTTGACCAAAATCTTGAAGAATTTCTCTTGGCGTATAATATCCTTTCTTAATCCATCTAGCCTCATGGAATTGTTCAGCTCCAGGTACACATTCCGACCATCCAAATTTCTCATATCTTTCATCTGGTATATTCTTTCCTTCATCAGTATACATTTGCTGTCTCGTGAAACCATACAAATCCGCTACAGATTCTTTCAACTTATCAGCAAATGCAAATCTAATAAAACCTTCTTTTCCAATAAGATGATTACCGAGGGTGTCTTTGCCCACACCAGCTTGATGACCTAACAAAAAAACGATAGCTTTGAATGACATAAGGAAATCTCCATAAAATAATTTAAGCAACTCTAATTATACAAAATTCTGAAGAGAAAGTCAAGAAAATTATGACATGTCATCTTCATGACGAAAACCAAGGAATACTGGAAATCTAGGAGCTTCTTTGCCCAATTCTTGATACTTATATTTGACCGATTTTCCGATATATTCATCAGAATTATTCCAAATTTTTTCTCTAATTTTATCATCAAATCCAGAACCAATATTGAAAGTGACCAATCCTAGACCTGGAATATTTTGTTCAACTTCCAATGCACCTAAAGTTCCAGCAGGCACCTTTCCTGCTTTATGTGACGAACGCTTAGAGTTCCCAAAAGCATCTTTCTCTTTAGCATTGGTATTAGTCATCTTTTCAACAAGACCAAGAACAGTTGCTTCAGAATCAAAAAATTTTTTAATCTTTAAAAGAATACCTTCTTTAGCTGTAGAACGTCCGCATTTATAACGACCATAGGGTGATCGGATCATTACTCCTTCATATCCTTTTTTCAAACACCCCTTTTCATAAGAAAGTAATTGTTTTTCATTATCTAATCTTGTTGGGAGAAGAATATAGATTCTCCAAGGTGGCAGGTCACTGCCAGCATTGTACCACCATCGGCGCAAATCTGCTATTCTTCGTATATACGATTTATCTAAACCATCTTTAACATAATCAAATATATGATAGGTAAAAGATGGTTCACCAGATTGACGCATAATACCAGATTGAATAGTATTAAAATTTTCTCCATACTGAAGCATCACTTCACCGTCAACACCATCAGGTAAACACTTTTCTAATATTTCTCTTGTAAATTTATTTGGAAGATCTTTGAAATTTCTGGTAACTACTTTACCATCAACTTTCAGACAACGAATACCATCTAGCTTTGGGGTAGCATATACTGGATAAATAATTTTTGATAGATCTTCAGCTTTACCAGCCAATAAGGGTCTAGTTATTTTTTCGCTCATTATCAATTCGATCCTTTTCAATAATATATTCTTTCACTAAGGAACTTCTTACTATATCATCTATACCAAATTCCACAAATGCAAAAGAATTCATACATTCAACAATATCCATAAACTCATGAATTCCATCTTTTTCACACTCCTTAGTTAAATCACTCTGGCGATAATCACCGCAAAAAATTATTCGGCAATTTTCACCTATTCTAGTAATAATTGAATCAAGTTCATGGAAATTCATATTATTAATTTCATCCACAATAACAATACAATTACTTAATGTAATTCCTCTTACATAAGAAGTCGAAATAAACTCCACAATATCTTGCTTCTTTAAACTTTGATATGCATTAACCTTTTCACATATCTCAGAAAATAATGCTTTATAAGGTAATTCATAAATCTGAGTTTTTTCTTGTAGAGTTCCCGGTAAAAATCCCATATCTCTAGTAGGAACAATACTCCTAATTATAACTATCTTTTGATATTTCCTTGTACGATATATTTCTTTCAAAGCTAATGCTAAAGCACAATATGTTTTTCCTGTTCCAGCAATTCCGTGTAATAATAAATTCTTTCCATGATAAAAAGCATCAACAGCATTTTTTTGATTTTGTGTAATTGGTTCAAAAGTTATTACTCTTTCCGATTGATTCACATTACGGCCTTTTGCCATTAAATATTAGCTCCTGCTATAAAATTGAGTGGATAACATGTGAAATGAAATTACCAATAGGTTGAGTTTCCATGAAAAGCAATTCAAACCAAGTCCAAACTACAACAGAATATAATAATATAAAAAAATCTAAACATCGGGGAAATAATTTGATACGAATAGTATCTTTCATAGTCTGATAAAATAAAATAACCAAAAATAAACAAGCAATTAATTTGATAGTTATTAAACCTTCTGCTGGACCAAGTTGAGACATAACATAATGAACAATTGGATTCCCTTCCACATTTATTGTTCTAAATTTTTGCACTCCCAAATATGTAAATAATCCATCCAAAATTTGCAAAATGAATAGTAAAATATATCGAATCTTTAATGCAAAATTCCTCATCCTTTATTTTTTATCTATATCTTTTATGATATCCCTTCGGTAATATCTATTAAGACTTTTGGCTTTTTCTTGAAATTCCCTTTGTGGTTTGATTCTCCCCAAAGTAAAAGGATCGATAATTGCAGATTTTGAAATCAATTGCTGGATTCCAATCTCACCACATTGAGAACAGGGATTTTTTATAGGAGTTTTTCGATCTCCAATTTTAAGAAGGACTTGAAAAAAGTGGTTACATAATTTACATTGATATTCATAGACCGGCATAGTTATTCCTAATCCTCAGTAATATTTATAAGAATTATAAAATTACTATTCTGTTGGAGCAGTGGGATAACCGTCTGAAATATCCTTTCCTGTTTTAACAAGAGTATCCGGGAGATTTCGAGAATAAATCTGTTCCTCAGATAAAAAAATAACAGGCCGAGCAATTTTAGTAGCAAACTCGATTTCTGCTTTAACCCCAGTTGAATGTTGCCATCCTTCTAACTGTAATACGATAAGTGCATCCATTCTTTCAACAAATGCTTCATCATATTTTTGCCAAAACCACCACTCTTTAGGAAGATTATTTTCATGTCTTTCCCAAGGAGCATTATAAGCTATTGGAGCAAAAACATAAACACCTTGTTTCAATAGTTCGATAGCAGCTTTAGTAGCTCTCTCAGCTCTATCTTCAAGCAATTTTTCTGTGGGAGAATTCCCTTGAGCATCTTTAGCTGTATAAGGAGAAGCCATATAATATAGCATACTTTTTATCGGTTCTTCCTTCACTAATAACTCTTCAACGAATTTAGGTTCTTCACTCATAATATTTCCTCTAATAAACAAAAATATTAATATCTTGAACGCTGGCTATTTGGATTTTGGACTTTTTCAGATTAATATCTTTTTCTTTTGCCAAATCCTGAGCTTCTTCAATATTTTTTGCTTTAATAGTTAAATTCTCATAAATTTGTACCAATGCTACAGTTTTCTTAGCAACTCGATATTCTTTATTCATTACATATATCTCTAGTTGCATTATACATTTTTATTAGGTATTTGTCAAGGATTTTAAATTGCTGAAATTATTGTCGATTTGGACTCGAATACCAAGAATTGTGGTTTCTATTTGACCTTTTCGCCATTCGTTTCAAAGCCTTAACTTCTTCTTGGAGTTTGTTCTTCTTGGGAAAGAAGAACCAAAAAATACGTTTCATTGAATTATTTATCCTTTTCGGTTAACTCGTCGAGCCTTGCGAGCAGTCTTATTCTTCTTACGTCTTTTTTTTGTTCTAAGTTTTAAATCTTCATGATTAATCTTCATCCTACGTTGGACAATGATACCTTTCTTATATCTTACCATACCTCTGGCATATGTCATAAAAACATCGTAATCTTCTTGCGCTTTTTTCTTCTCCTCATCCGAAGCACTTCCATCTTTCAAACCTTTACGGACTTCAAGAGGGGGTACACCACCTGGATAGTTGTATTGTGGTTTTGGTGGTTTAGGAATCTTTTTAAATACCTCTTTCTTAGCAATCTTCACATCTTCAGAATATCGATAATTATCTAACATCATACCAAGAAACAAATCTTGAGATTCAGTAGTCTCGCCATCAAACTGTTTTCTAAGCAGCTTACCAAAGACACCATCAATTTGATCAATCCTCTCCTTATGCTCCATACGAATAGCTTTCGCTTGTACAGCTTGATCTAATAGAGTTTCGGTATTGGTTTTCTTTTTAACTAAACCTTTATCCTGCATCATTCCTCTCTTTAAGTCTTTCAGCTCTAATACCTAAATGTTCATCACAAAGAGTAACAACCCAGCCGCAATGTGGTTGACAAACCGCCGGCTTACTACAGTTTTCGCAAGTCTCAAAAGATTGTCCTTCAGCTTCAAAAATAGCTTTTGACATTTGTTGTGTTTCTCTACTCATATAAAATCTTAGACCGCCAAACTTAGACTTAATTTGCTGAACATAATAATCGTCTCGTTCGTCTTCTGGCAATTCAAGGATTAGATTTTCTATCTTTTCGGAAAGGTCAGCAATGATTTGTTCCCAACCGAGACCACACTCAATACCACCATACTGAATCCACCAAGAAGGAGAATCTTTGCTTCTACCTATCAACATAATCTTATACAGATTTGGAAAGTCGCCCTTCAATCTAGTGTGATCCATTAAATGATAACTTCGCCACTCTGATTTTTCTTCATCTCTCATAATGTTTTGCTAATTCTATTATACCCATCTTCAAATGGAAGTAATGTTAATTGTTGTTTCTCCCAAATTCAACAAGATATATCATTTTCTAAAAATGCATCTAGCAATTAATAGAATCCCACAAGCTTGAAAATAACCAATATTATTTAATAATTGGATAGCAGGTACAAGTGAACTATTCCATAACCATTCAAAAATTAACGCAGCAAGAAAAAAACCAATAAAAGATACTGAAAGATTATTCAAAGTTAATTTATTTTTTAGTTTTTTAAGATCTTTCATAAGCTTTTTTTTCATACAACCGAAATAGAATATTATTAAATGGCTTCATATCAACTTTATCTGGTATATCTGCTTTCTTTAATAGAGAAAAAACAAGCTCATTCTTATCATCAAGAATTCTAGAAATATCAATGAAATCAAATTTACCTAATTTGATCTGCTTGATGAAATCAGCTTTCTTCAATGGGAAAGTTATATCACCATCGGTTAGCAATTCCTCAACTTGATAACAAGCTCTCACAGCATGTGATACTGCTTTCCAATCGACGTTTTTATTATTACGAGCATCTAAAGCTCTTTGACCGACGTTATCCCATTCGGCTTGAATTGGTGGTCGGACCATTCTAATAGGAGCATTTCTATCAAACATCTTGCCAGCAATAGAAAGGTAAGTATAACTCTTCTCACCTTTATCAACAGAAACTTCATGGACACCTTCAACATCCTTCACAGCATCCCAGGCAGCGGCAAACCTATCTTCTGGATTCAAACCATCCAAAATAGAAAGAGTATCCTCTATCAGCTTCACACGACCACCTTTAGCACCATACTTGTTAACTTGCTTACCAATGTAACCAATGTAACCAGCTAGATTCTTAGTAATGAACTTGTGTCGCAAAGAATGAATTTCTTCCCATATTGGAGAAACATTGTCAATAAAAAACTGTGATGGAGCATGAAGCAAATCAATTGCTACCATATCACCTTTACCACAAAGCTCAAAAAAATACTGCAATGAAAAATATTGCTCATCAATATCTTCAAAGGTATTACGTTCTTTACCTGGATTAGTTTTATAATTGATTGATTTCTTAGCTCTTTGCAAAACTACATCTTCAAAGCTCGGCAAGAATACACCTTTGTAATCTGTATCAGAAGAAGGCGTATCTGTACCATACAGTTTGGAACCGAAATGAGACTTCACTAAAATGTTAAGTTTCTTTTCCATCTTCTTCGTATTCAACTCCAGCAGCAATCTTTTCCGATATTAATTCGGGACCTCCATCAAATTGATCCTTCAATAGCTTATCTTTATACCACTGAGGAAGACCAGCAAGAGCCTTTCTCTTGATTTGAGGCCATGCCCAAGAAAATAATCTAGCAGAAATTTGTTCTTTACACTCATTTAAGATATCTTGCGGTACTTCTTTAATCAGAGCACCAATATCCTTTGGTGAATTTTCAATTTTACCCTCATCACGTAAACGTTGAAAAGCTTTTTGCCAACGTGCAATAGATCTATGCTCTTCTCCAATTTGAGTTAAAATATCTTTAGATGTTTTATTCGTTTCTTTCCATTCACGTTTATGAACTTCTTTAAATTCCTCTGAGACATATTTTGCCATTAAGGCTTTTCCATCTACACCAAAACGAGTATAATTCTTAACAACAAGACCTTCAGGTTTCACATTGCCTAAAATTGAATTACCTTTTACTAAATCTAATAAATCATCTGGTTTAGTAATTTTACCTGTATATAAAACTGGTACAATTTCAAGTCCCAAGCGAGCAGCTTCTTTCTCCTTTTCTTCCCGAGAAAGATAATGTTCTGTTCCTGTATTAACATCAAAAAGAATTAAATTTTTCTCTGGTATACGATCATATGCAAGAGAATTGTGCTTAGGTTTCATTAAATATTCAGCACGATAAGTCCAACCATCATGTAAATCTAATTCAGAAGCGGACTTGACCGCTTTATAAAACATTTCATTATCACATTCATGAGCAATCCAAGCTTCAGCATCAAGTTCAACACGTTTTGACTTAGCTTTCAGAACTCCATCAAAACGACCAAAAGAAAATTGACTTCCATCAATTTTTTCTTCTACTAGAACATCTTCCTTAAAGATGTCTACAATTGCTGCATGTCCAAAGTTCCAAATCTTTGGATAGGAACGCCAACTATCCATATAAACCAATTAACCAAATGGGAATAGAAAGCTTTCTGCCTTCTATATGTTCTCCGATCATTCCTTTTAACCATTCATAGGAAACTACCCTGGAATCACATGGGATTTTCTTACATCTAACTATCAATATTAACCCATTTATAACAATAGTCTTCAATAAAGTACTAATATTATATCTATGTGGGTTTTGATAATATAAATCAGAATGATGAACATTAGTAAAAGCTGAAACATCAGCACCAAATTGAATTTCTAATCGAATACCTTCCTTAAAATTAAAAAAATCAAATCTTTCTAATCCAAAATAAATTTCTTGTTTCCATTCTCTTTCCGGTATTAAGTTTCTAAATTGCTCATTAACATTCTTTGTATCAAGATATTTTTCTCCTTCTTTTTGAAGAGAAGCAGATTCATTATCAATAGGCAAACAAATATTCTGAATAGATGTTAAAACAACATCTTGATATTTTTTGAAAATATTATTCCTATCATTAAGAGTTGTTTCAATATAAAGGCACATTATAATTCCATATTTTCAAATTTCTTTTTTAATTCTTCATCAGGTTGAACTAAATTTTCCATACAACCAATGCAAACCAAATCAAACTTATTTTGTTTAGTCTTCAGTTTTTCAGGATATTCAAAACATTCAATATAATCACTATCAATATAATTACAACATTCATGACAATAAAAAACACTCATTTCTTCATCCTTTCTAATTCATTTTTTGCAATATTCAAAACATCCATATGTTTAATTTTTGATGAAGTAGCACCTCTATATTTTTCACCTTGTAAATGTTTAACAATTTTTTCTAATTTAGTTATGGTATTTTCAGCTTGTTCAATTGAATCAAACATAATCTTCTCCTGTTCAATCTTCCATTCTCTTGGTATAGTCTATTATTTCATATAATTAAACATGTGTCAAGTTATCAATAATGACTAATTCCACTAGATTCAAACAGCTTTCTTCTCTAATAGATCAGGAAAGGCTTCATCAACAACCTTTTGACTAATCTTTTCAATTTTTCCAAGACGAATTTGTTCCATAAGGGAAGCTTCTTGAGCATCGAACGATTGTAACATATTAACATACTTTGCTTCCTTTTTCAATAATGGAATATTCTTAGAGCCTTCAACATCCAAGAACATATACAATCTTTTCGTTTCACCTTGAATCGTTCGATGACCTTCACCAATGGGACAAAGATTTTCGACATAGGGTGCCTTACTTGGATCAAGAGTCCATTTATAAGATTCATGATCAAAAGCTAATTTAAGAATTTGCCGAAGTGGTTTTGATTCATTTTTTTGTAGAACTTCAACTTTAGCTTTAAATGTTTTCGCATTTTGAGTTTCAGTTAAAATTTCACCAATTGTTTTTCTTCTCGGATTAACTACCATAATTAATTCTCCCTTGGTTTACTTTCTTTCATATATGTATTCGACACTTCAATAAATCTTGCTTTACTTTGAAATTCATTTAAAGTCTTGGCATCAAGGAATGACATAGAACTTCGTAGGCCACCTAACAAACTATCAATAACATCATGAGCTGAACCAGTTACAGGAGCCCAAAAATCTACACCTTCTGGGACAGTGCCTTTTTTTAAGCCACCGTAATAATCCTTTTGATAATCTTCTGAGGCTTGCCCTCGATATTTAGCTTGTCTTATTCCTGTATCTGGGTGTATTGTTACTCTACTTCCTTCTACTATCCACTCTTCTTTAGATCCACCACGTTTCATTGCGGCACTTTCTTCTGTAAGAGCAAAGAGTTTTCCTATCATGATACAATCAGCGCCAGCAGCTAAAGCTAAACACAATTCACGCGAAGAAGAAATTCCGCCATCTGCAATGAAAGGAACTTTTCTACTATGCATCTTTGATTTTTCTTCTGCAATATCAAGAATTGCACTCATTTGAGGCACGCCAACTCCAGTAACCATTCGAGTAGTACAAGCTGCTCCAGGACCAATGCCGACGCGGACACAATCAGCACCCCAGTTAGCTAAATCATAATAACCTAGACCAGTACATACATTTCCAGCAATGATTTCAACTTTATCATTGTATTTTTTAGTTTTGGCAATTGCTTTTTCCATCATTTTAGTATGACCATTTGCAACATCAAATAAAATCCGATCAAATCCTAAATCAACTACCTCTTTAACAAAATCCATATTATTGATGCCAAGAGAAACAACAACTCCACGATAATGAGAAGTATTGTCCCTAATCTTCTTGTAATGTTCTATATCCAACCCTCGACTGAAAATTGGGTATGTTCCATATCCATCAAGAATATCAGCTAATTCAAAAGAGATAACACTATCCATTGGAGAGTTGATAATAGGGATACTCAAAACAGTATCTTTCGTTAACTGAGTTGAAAAATCTGTTTCAAGTCTACTACCCACATTAGTAAGGCAAGGCACAAGTGTCAAATCATCAAAAGTATAACCCTTCCCAACTATCTTATTCATTAGTACCATGCCCGTGCCTAGTTATAGCTAATATCTTTTCTATCTGTGCTCGGATAACAGGCTCCCGAACTTCGTGGGGCCATTTGATATAAACTTCTTTTGCGTTCATAAGCTTTATTAAGAAAGGTAAAATCAATTTTTCAACAGCAACAAGTTGCTCTTGTGCATGTTCCAAAGATACTTGTTGTGTTTGCATCACAGCTTCATCAACAGCTTCATCAACAGCTTCTTCAAAAGTATCCTCTGAAACTTCCGTGAAACCAAAATCATCTGTTTGTTTTTCATATTCAAAAATAATCTTCTCGTAATCTATAGACATTTAGAACTCGCTCATAGACTCCATCAAATTTCGTAACTTGTTCTTGATGAAGTAGTTTAACAATTTACGTCTTGCGCCTTCTGGTTCCTTATCATATTCTTCAAGAATAGAAATTTCTATATGTTCTGGAGTATGTTTCAAATCAACAAGCTGTTTATTACGAAACCAGTTTTTTCGAAACGCTTCACTTTGCGTTTTCAAAAAATCTTCAACTCCATCTTCATTAATAATTTTCATCCACTTTTCGACCTTCTTAGGTCCACATTGTTTTTGTCTTTCACCATCCACAATAAAGACATCATCAGGAGAAAGAATATTTGGTACTCCATCTCCTGCATCCCCGCTCATTATATGACTGTAACAATACCCAATTGGGTCGCTAGTGTGAAGCATTTTTTTAGCAATTGGAGAATACTGAAAAACATTATCAAATCTTTGCAATTGCATAAAATCTCTATCAGAAGAAAGTATTAAAACTTTAGTTCTTGGTATTTCTGACTGAGAAGCTTTCACCAAAACTCCTATGATGTCATCTGCTTCAGCACCTTCAACCTCAATCATCTTATAAGGAAAGTTTTTTCTCAACTCTAACTTCATCTTATCTAAAGTATCAAATATAGTCACCCAATCAAAACCAGATCTTTCTCGATTCTTTTTACGAGAAGCTTTATAGTATTTAAAAACATCTTTTCGCCAATACTTTTTACTATCAGCACAAAATATCATTTCACCATATAATTTACCGAAACGTTTTTTATAAAATAATATACTAGACAAAACCATATGGCGAATCAAATCCTCGTTCAATTCAGCATTGGGATTTGAATTTATCTGACTCATAATACTACTAATGAGTACCTGATTATAATCTACAAATATCAATTTCTTTTCTCTCTCAAAGGAAAAACTCTTCCCTCTCGTAGTCTACGAGCGCGGCAGTCTTCGGTTTCCCCACAACCTTTTTTCTTTTCCATAATTTTCTTCACTTTCTGAATAGAGATAGGAGTGAAATTATGGCAATCTACTCCAACATCTATTGATAAAAGATTTGGATCATCTGGTAACTTATTATGCGAATGACCATAAAGCATCCAACTTCCTCGACAGGACCTATACCAAGTTCTCATAGCATAATGGCACAAAGTCATTCTAAAAGTATCGACCTTATCCTGTAAAGTTATATGAGCAACTTCTTTTATCCATTCAAAATGGTTTCTAAATTGTTCAGACTTCAAAGAACGATTATCATGGTTTCCAATAATCAAAAACTTTTTACCATTCAACCTATCAAGAATTGTATTAAGTTTCTCTGGTCCGCAAAAACCAACATCTCCCAAATGATAAATGTGATCTTCAGGTCTAACAACTGCGTTCCAATTTTCAATCATAACCTTATTCATATGATGAGCATCATCGAATGGTCTACCACAATACTTTATCACGTTCCCATGTGAGAAGTGTGTATCCCCTGTAAACCAAATGTTCATTTCGATATTCTATTAAACAAATCCAAGATAACAAGATACTTTTTATCTTCTAATCTTCCAAACTTTTCTAAAATTTCTGGAGTATGTAATTCAGCCTTTATCATCAGACATCCTTTTTAATTTGATGAACTTTATCAACTCCACCGGCAGACATTGGACTTTCATCATAAAATTTCTTGAGAGATTCCAATAAAAGAGCATCTTCAATGGTAACACCAGGAGTAGAAAGTTTCCCATCTATAATATCAACCAATTCATTATATGTTGCATGAAAACTTGGATTATATATACCTTCATCAAATACACTCTCAGTATCAATCTTAGAAGTTTTCATCCTTCCACCATAACGATATAATGCATATCCATTCAATGCCTTTTTGACTGAATCATGATTTGGATTTGAAAAACTATTCATAACATGTCTTTTATAAAGAATATTAGCATAATCTTCATCTAATCTTTCAAGATATCCTAAATCATTATCATGTATAGCTTCAGCTAATGCATCCATACCATTAAAAGAAAGATTATAAATAAAACATTCTATATCACAATTCCTATTGGGCCAATAATTCTTAACTGTTATATCCCAATCATCAACGATACTTTTGGCATTTTTTACTAAATTTTCATCCTCTTCACTGATATACTGAAGCGGAATATCCGAACTTACATAAAAAGAACTTGAATTTTTGTTAAACCATAAGACACAATTTTTCACATCATCCCTAGTAATAGTATCAATAGAATCCAAAAAAAGTTTTTCCCCGAGCTCTTCTTTAAGTTCATCCTGTCTATTCTTCAATTCTTTTAATCTTTCTAAACTAATCCATAAAGAATACTTCTTATCACTTTGATAATGTATCAATGTTTCTCTAGCAAATTTATCAGTACTATCTCTATGATGTTTAGCATCAAATGCCGGAAACTCTTTAATTAACGCAGAATTAAAATTTGATGCTTCATATGAATCCCAAATTCTTATATCGAGATCATACTCTTCTGCGAAAAGTTGAGCAAGCATAATCGTCAAACGAACATCATCAGAAGATTCATGAATTTGAGTTTCGCCAAAGAAAATTTTACTAAGATGAAAAAGTCGTAAACTAAATTCACGATTACCTTCAGTAGTAACTTCTCCAGTAGCAACCATATCCAGAAAATTAGAATCAATGAGAGCAAGTTTTTGTGCAACATGAAGAACATCTTTATAGATAAGAGATCGACCAAAATAAGGATTGACACCATTTCGTATCATGCTCGTTCTAAGAAAAGGAACATCAAAACGATTTGAGTTAAATCCAATTAAATTCACAGATTCTCTGGAAGTATCAATCACACTTTGAATATACTTACGAATTCCAGGCATAGCTTCCGCTTCTGAGGAATAGCCAGCTCTTTGGTGCTCAACAACATTAACTCGATTTGCTAAGATAGCATAAGGATTAGGTAACTGCAAACGTGAAATATGAATTGAACCATTATGTTCACTCTCAACATTCCAGTTTTCATCAACAGTCATAAAGGAAAAGTTTATAATCTGACCACAAGGATTGAGATCAGTAGTTTCAAGATCAAAGAATATAGATTTCATTATTTCTTCTCTGGAAAGACATCACCATTCAATTCAATTTTTTCATCTTCATAAGGAGCAATGCGACGACGATAAAGCTCAAGTTTCGCACATTCCAAAATACCAACCTTCTCATTAAAGTATGTATAATTATCGTTCCACTGGGAATAAGTTTTATCAAGTAAAGTTGTAATTATATAATTTAAATTGCCAGCAGGTGAGCCTAGCTCTCTATCAGATTCAGTAAATATAACCTTAGCTAAACCATCAACCATTTCATCAAATAAATATCTTGTTTCTTGTTTAATATAAGGCATAATTAATTTCCTATAACTTCATAAATGATAAATCTTTATAAATTGTAAAACTTTCTTTGCTGATTCCGGGCTAATTAATCCTTTTATCCACGGAGATAAATCTTCGGGAGCAGTTTTATTATACTCCTCGAAAATCATTAGTTCTAAATCTGGATTATTCAATACTTTTAAAGCAGGTTTAATATCTATTAGGTGATTAGTTTCTGTGATAGAGTCTTCTTTAGGTGTTGATTCGGATGTACCATCCCAACATCCTGAATCTATTTTCATAGAGTTGGATATTCGACAATCTAGACATATCAAAGCACTACCACAAATCTGAGCATTACGTTCTACTATAGCATTATCCCGAACCCAAGCATCATTAAAAACCTTAGCACAGTGGCAAATCAGAGCATTACCCCGAACCCCAGCATCATCAAAAACCTTAGCATTTTGAAAAATCCAACAATTTCCAAGTTGAGATAGATTGTATTCTTTTTCTATGTAGCCTCCTAAATCTCCAGAACGCCTCAATAGACTTATTCCACCCAGAACATAATAAAAACTTTTTATGCAGCGAATCCTATATAAAGTTTTACCAGACTCTCGGATTGTATCATTTGACAAAAGTTCATATTTCATCACATTTTCCCATTATTTACTTTAATATTCTTAAAAGAATTATATCTTTATTGATCCTTCCTGTCAAATTAATTTCTTTCGTTTGTAATTGCGATAAAATATTTCGTAAAGAAACCTTCCCCATATTTTTAATCTGGGGAACAATATCATTCGGTTTTCGAAGTCTTTTTCCTTTAGACTTTTCTTCATCGAAATTCTGAAGTGTTGTCCCCTTTACAGAAAATCCATCTTCATCGGCTGAATAATAGACACCCAAAATTTTATATTTTGTATTGTAAACCCACATCTGGTTGGCACCAATAATCTTCCGAGGACTCTCACTAGTCAAACCACCAACTTCCTCACTCCTATCCAAATACTGAAGTTTTGTAATAAGCTGTGAAGGAATTTTAGTTTTATGAACTCGAACTCGGCGCTTTTTAGATAACTTATCTTGATGATATTCAGAACTAACTTTTACGATATTATCCATAAAAGCTTTCAATCTTTTTAATTCAACTTTTTTGAAATGAGAATATCCTTCTGTCAACTGTTCATCTTTGCCAGATAAAGCAAGTTCCAATTCTTCTTGTAAAGGTTTAAAGTATTCTCCGATCTTTTTTGCATGAATTGGTTTAATATCATGACTCTTTAACCATTCATCTAAAGAGAAATTCGAACGGCACTCATTTTCTACAAACTTATCAATATTCTCATCAACATGCCCAAGATATTTAATAAGCTTCTCCTGCATCATATCTTGAACAGATTTTTTAGGAATCTTCGCTTTCTGTTTCTTTTCGAGATAAACAACTTTGCCTTTTTCAGCAAGTTTTTTTATCGTCTTATCAAGATAAACTTCACAAGCTTTGGGTAAATTTTCAGATTCATTTAATATAAGACGAGAAACAGCACCTAAAGTGCCGGGAATATAGGTATCAGGAACACATCTAACATGTTTAATTGTTTCTTTGGGAATGGCTCTCTTTTCCATACAATCCAGAAACCACTTCATACTTTTCTTTCTATCATAATTTGTATTATACCAATTTAAAATATTAGTTAATTGAATTTGTTTTTTCTCTTCATCAACAGAAGAGTCCCAGGCGGGTTCAATAGATTCAAATGAAAAACGTTTCCTACGTTTTCTTTTCATAATATTCCCAATAATTCGAATAAAGAAAGGCTAGACAATCAATGTGGTGCTGTGTCTTGATATTTTAATGCGGTTCCACACCACGGCCACAATCTAGTCCATGATTATTATCATACCATAAACAATACATTATGTCAAGTTATCTAAATGACTATATTTATTAGTGATATTAGGGTGTTCCAGGTGCAAATGGGGGAGGTTGGGATACATCACGTTCCACTAGAACATTCCCAAAGAAAGGAGTTGTTATTTTGCCATCTGCATTTTGAAATTGAAAATCATACCAGGAAACTCTAGGAAGTAACAAAGTATCGTCAGCATCCATTGTGAGGATTATAATCCCATTGTCTAGATCTGAATTCGCTGCATCAAATGTGAACTCAGCAATAACAACCGTTTGGTTTTTGTCTTTTTTGATATGAGCAGCAAAAGCTGTATATTGAGATAAATCTAATGGGGCACCAATATCATTTTTCATACGAAAAGTAAAACATTGATCATCACCACGATAAATTTTTAAGTCAATTTTCTTTCGAGCCATTTTATGCCTTTATATAATTTACGAATAAGCTGTCTCCTGAACTTGGAGGAACGACAAAAGTTATTGTATCGTTGAAAATTGTATAGTCATTGACATCTTTCATCACTAATCCATTCAAAACTATAATTTCGGTATTTGTTTGAGGAATATTTGCTAAAGTAAATACAGTATTAACATCATTAATAATACCAGAAGGGATTTCTCGAAAAATAAAACTTGCAGGTTGTGCCACCTTAAATATTACCCTACCATCTATGGTTACAAAAAATTCCTCTGTGTCTAATATAACATCTTTTTTATCTGTATCTACTGTGGCTGTAAACTCTTCTGACTCAACAGTTACATCAATTTCTTCAGTTTGGGTGCCACTAGCTACAAAATCTTCTTGCTCAATTTCTACAATAATATTCCCAACAACTTGAATCTCTTTAACTATTTCATGTCTAGGTTTAAGCAAAAACCACGAACAAGACATTTATTACTCCTTGGAGGTTTTGATTTTTTTCTTTCTAACAACCTTTTTCATGCCAAAATCTTCTTGCTCTCGATTCCAACAAGATACTGTTAAACCTTCTTCGTTCCCAACCCAATTATCTACATAGTCAATATTATAATATTCATCATAATCTCGAAAACGCATATCAAAAGTTGTTCCACTGCTCTCAGAACCTAGATGAGAAACTTCAAACTCAGCACATAAAGCAGCAAGTTTTTCAAAAAAAATCTTATGTTTATTTTGCATTACTAATCCTCTTTAAGGAATATCTGGAAATCCATCTGGTTTTCTTTCCATTATGGTTGCATCACCAGTTTCTAAAATATTTCCATCATCATCAAATACAGTATATCTTCCTCCATCGCAAACAACTCTGTTCCGAGAGTATTTTCTAGTAATTATGATGTCTCCAATCCAATCGACAAATTGTGCAGAACCTCGAAATGGGGCATTTGCTATTCCAACTCCATCAGCTTTATATAAAATCTCTCTATCTGAAGTTACCAAATCATAATGATATTCTCCAGGGCAATTGGTTACATTTGTTTCTACCATTGTAACACTTGCAAAGCCAGGAACAAAGTCAACGCCATCCCAGAACTCTCCAGTTTTAATATCTCTTAAAGCTAGAGTAACTGTAGCCCCAATGACTGGATCTTTCCGAACATCAAGAGCTAAAAGTGTTATGCGATCACAACCTCCATTACGAATAATATTACTTGCAGACATATTCCTATTTATTAATAAAGAATATCAAGTTTTGCAAAGAAATCTTTAACATCTGTTAGATGTTTATTCTTATATCTAATACGAACTATTGTTCCAGCAGGAATATGACTACCCCCAATTTTATTTCCGCCTATTGTATTTCTTCCAGAATGACCTATTATAAATTTTCTAGCCATCATAATAGACATCCTAACGTAGGTTGGAGTAGCAGTAAAAGCTTGACTAGCACCTCCTGTTACTACAATTTGATTATTAGTATAATCTACAGCAGTTATATAACCAATCATATCTTTATTTGTTAAATCATCTAATTGAATTTTATAACCAATAGCAATATTATCAATAACAGATTGATCAACATTAATTACTGTATCCATATCAGAAACATCAGAAGTAATTGCACCAACTATAGCATCTGGAGAAATAACAACTTCTAATTTATCTTCTTTCATATTTGAAACTGATTTAAATTCAGCATCAAGAATAGATACTGGATATTCCCAAGTAACATCTAGTTCTGTCCAACTATTTGCTGCACAACTCATATGTAATTGTCGAGTTTGGAAATGACCACCAGTTTTAATCTCTTCCTCTTGAATAATAACAACATTGTCTTCTTTAGTTTCGATAACACTTATACTAGAAGTATCGATACTATGAGCAGGATCATTTTTACATTGGTTCGGCGCACCTTCAGACTCATCACGCCATTCATGAATATTCTTAGATTCTGTTGTGCATTTATATCTATATTTTTTTACTGTTAGTGACATTTTTAAAATTCCATTGTTAAACTGGATACTCTTATATAATGACCATTACTAATTGTCTTAGCTTGAATTTCCAATACTGAATTTCCTTGTGGTAAACTTGAAAGTAATCCCATATCTAAAATTGTAAAATCTTCATCATCTATACCTGTTTTTTCAGCTATAATATTTCCATTAGTTAAATCATATAATCTAATACTTCCAGTTTGTAGAGAATCTTCCACCAAGTATAAAATTGTTAATTTTGCAGGTTTACCTACTAAATCTGTTCCTGCAAATATAAATCTTGAAGCTACTACATAGTCATTAGATTTCACTTGAATATAAGGTTGGGATTGTCCACCAGCAACATTTCCAGTTAAAGCCATGACAATTCCTCTACCCTCACTTCCTGGATCCAAAACAATTTCTGGGTTATTATCTATCTCAATCCAAGAAGATCCATTCCAACGATGAAATTTATCAAAATCAAGATTGTCTTTTAGTTTTGCTGGAATTGGGACATCTGTACGTAAACTTTCTCCAACTCCAGGAACAAAACTTACATAACCAGCTCGTAATAAATCTCCAGTTGCATCTTCAATTATACCGTTATGAGTTGCCATTATAAATCATCCAAATAAGCAGCAACGGCAATCGTAGCTTGGTTTTGAGCAGAATCAACTCTATATTCAAATAATTGATTTCCATTAATACGAATTACCAAATGATCATTCATAAAATCTGTTATTTTAGACCCAACGTTCAGAAGAGTTAATGAATCTGTAATAGTAGATAATTTTCCTCTAATATGTAATTTATTATCCATTTGAGAGCCACCACCAGAGCCGGTTAAAAAGGAACAAAGACCTATAATTTCATTTGATGTTGGAGGAGCATAATTACTCGCATCGATCTCGGTAAATGTCAAATCAGAACCATTTGTTAAAATTCTAGTAAGTGTATTTTCTTGGTTCCACCAAACTGTTCGATCCTTATCAGTGCCAATTTCTTCAAAGGAAAGAATATCTGAACTAGGATCATTCCTAACCCAACCAATTCTTCGGAACGAATCATATCCAACAGGCAAAGTTGGATTATCTTCACTCAAAGAAAAAAGAAAATCTACAGGATTAACTCCATCACTATCACCAATCACATGAATAGCATACCAAGTATCAGCAGCCTCACTTCCTGTGTCCAAATCTACAGATAATTGAACTTGTGCAGTAGATAATTCATCAATTATATTAGCAACATCCAAAAAATCTCTAGCAAGACCCGATGATATTTCAATAGTATCAGCATCTATCCATGTTAATTGAAAACCAGAAATAAAACCTGTTGGAAGATCATTTAAAGCGGCTGCTGCTATAACTTCGGCAGAAAGACCAGCTCCGAAAATAAGTGTGCCATCTAAATAAAGATCAGCCATTATCCTTTTTCTCCTATAACGGTCACAAAAACAGTTGAACTTGGAAGAGTTGTATTACTACAAGTAACTATTATTTCATCCCCTTCTTCTAAAAGAAAATTTCCAAAAAAATCTAAAAAGACATCTGATTTACCATTAACATTAACAAAACGTAAAAGAGTATCAAAGTTTGATCCATCTTTAGAACCAAAACTAACTTCTACATCATTATTTTTTGGATCTGCGGAAAAATGCATCAAAACTGAATTGATTTTGACATTCTCAATAAAAGATGTTGTGAAATTTAAGGGTCCGATACTCAAATCCTGTGAGGTTGTTTGTCTTAATATTTTTGATCGATCAATTAAAATTCTTTCATTTGCAGATGATTGATGGTTATCTTCAAAATCCTGTTGATCTACTGATTTCGGAGTTTCTTTTCTGATTCTAGTTGTATAAAATGCAGAACCTTCTTGAGTAAAAATAGTATATAAATTTCCTTTGTCGACAAATTGAATTGGCAAATTCTTATCAGAAATTAATTGTTTTAATTCATCCCATGATATTGAAAATTCCATTATAAAAGTTCCTTAAAAGTAAGAGTTCCTTGGAAATCAGCATTTGATGAAAGAGGACGTATCGCAAGTCCTAAAATATCTCTAGTTCCATCAAGGGCAATGCCTGGATTAATTTGAGTTGTTAAATTAATCTGACCAGAACCAGCCGATTGAAAAAATCCTCTGGCTTCAACAATACCTGTACTTGGTACAATTGTATTAGTCGTATCACCCAGAGCAAACTCAAACCCACTACCTGGAATAGGATTGTAAGTAAGAATTCCATTAATAGTTGGATTCAGTATTAACATCACTTCAAAATTGTCATTTGTTTCTGCTATAAAAGAACCGCCAGAAACTAATATCTCTGCTAGTGGAGCTGCTAATTGTGTACGAATAACAAATAATGTATATATGGTATTTGCTGAATTAGCATTTAAATGTACACCTTCGGTTGAAATAGTTCTCTGTATACCAAAACTTAATGGCACCCCTTCATTTGATACAGAGACAGCTCCGCATTCTATTTCACTAGCGACACCTGTGCCATCATTTTCTATTTCGAAACGAATTGGTAAATTTGGTGTTCTTATAAAAACTCTATTATCTAAATTTGCAAATTGCTCTTCGTGACAAAGAAATTTCTGACCATCAATAATAAATCCAAAACGAGCTATTCCAGCGCCAAGCCAACGAAACTCTATAAAAAAATCCTGAATTTTACTAAAATCTAAATTCAATCCAGAAGGTCCATTTCCATCAAATGTATCAATATTCCAATCGATTTGATTAATTATTGTGTCAACAGGAGTACCAGTTACAGAACTTCTAATTACTACTGATATATTTAAATCCTGTTGACTAAAAAATAAACCATCATTATCTTCAAATAATCCTAAACTTCTAGTAATTCCTGCTTGCCCATTACCCAATACAGCAGAAATTTGTGATGATAATTTTCTTGAACCAGATTGATAATTCATCCTTCTAAATGTTTGTCTTACTCTTGTTCCTGCAACACTACCTGATACAGAAAGTATCGTTGATGATTCATTTTGATTATAAACAGAATTAGTTCCTGATCCACTTAATTCTTGATTATCCCAATATAATAAATTATTATCATAAATTTGTTTATGTTCGAAAATTGTTGCAATTGTTAAAACATCATCTGTCTTAAATGAAATAACTTCTTTTCCATTTATTCTAGTTGTCATTATGCTTGCCTCGCTATTGATGTTATATATGCAGTTGCACCAGTTAATTGGGGAACAACAACTCTAAGTTCATCACCGGCTTTCAAAAATAACTCTTGATCTGGATACCAAAGAAAATCACTTGCATTTTTCATATCTTCTAATATTAAAAGAAAATCATAATTTGGTCCAGTAATAGAATCAAAAAAAACTTTCAAATCTCTTTTAACTGAATAAGTGGTATCAACATGAACCGCAAGAAAACTTATTTTAACCTCACGACCAAAAGAAGTTATAAAAGTTAAATCCGAAGCATCAAGACTATCAGTAAATTCTTGCCTATATAAAGTTTCTTCAACACCAAGATCTGCCATACTAATTACTCTTTTTTAGATTCTTCCTTTTTGGGTAATCTAGAATCAAGCATTTCCAAGAGAGTCATTAATTTCCTATTCATAGATTCAAGAAGTTTCGCAGTTATTATATCAATATTACCTTGTTCAAGTGTTAAATGACCAGGCGGTGGTTGAACTTCTTGAGATGGTGTTTTGGATTTTTCTGCAACCGGCTCTGGTTGATGGACTTTTTTTTCAGTGGCTCGGCGTTCAGGTGTTTTAAGGTCAGACATAGTATTACTCCAATCATTTCAAAATTCATATTGGGGTCGATCCGACCCCGAAAATCATCATTATTATTTAGTTACTTAATATTATGGAATATCATTCCCAATAATCGTAGTATAAATATCTTGAGAAGAACCTTCACGATTTGTTCTTATAACACGAACTGTTCCAGTTAAAGTATCGGGAACTTCACGAGGCACCTTTGTAATATCTAAACATTCTGTACCACCACGCTTTGGAATAAAAACAACAGCTACAGTTACTAATGATGCAATAGGTCCAGTTTGAACTTCAAACTTAGCAGCTCCAGATGAAGACATAACAATTTTTTGTAGCAAAAAGGTTGTACCCACTACTGTATAATCATGATCACTAGAACCATCGCCAACAACAGAAACGGCAGTATCGTAATCATGAACTTCAATTGTTGAAAGAGAAGATTCAACAATCTCAACGAAAATTGGATTAAGCTCAGTATTGGTAAGTTGATTTTTACTGACAGCAACAGCTTCGAGAGTTTGAACTGAAATATCAATTGCTAGATTGCCGGCAGGATCAATTTGAGCAATCTCAACTCCATCGGAAATCTGAACAAAAATTGGATTTCCTATTAAGTTAGCACTTATATCCTTAGAAATTAAAGTAGGAAAATGTCCATCTGCCATGTATTAACTCTCCTTAAAAATGATGAATTATCAATTATATTTATAAAACTTGAAACCTATTTCTTAGATTCTACTACAATAGCATCTCTTTTTCCTTCCCATTCATCTAATGAAATTTCAAGCATACGTTTATTAGCTTTGAGTTCTGTGATCTTTCCCCTTTCAAGATCTTCAATATCTTGGGAGATTCGAGAAATTCTACTTCTTATTTCCTGGATCTTAACATCGATATACATCTTAGAGACATCTTCAGGCATATCCATGCCTTCCCATCCTCTATGTGCTGGTAGATCTGCCATATGTTTCCTTTATTTAAAATCCAAAAATCGTCGCTTCATAATTTTGCGTATCGCCATCTGTAAAATGATGGGCTTTGATATCAATAATATCCCCATCATTAATATCAATATTTAGGAAAAAGTCAACATTTCTAGATGGTCCTGTTCGTAGGCTTGCTATAATAACTGTATTTAAAACTACAGTATAAAGAGCATACCCAGTTCCCGAAGCAATGATGTTATGAATTCTTTTTTTGCCACCAGAAGAGTTTGTAAAAGTAGCAATAGTACCTACTGTATCAAACCCTAAACTGTTAAGAACACTTGTCACCAATACTTCATTTGGTACATTAACTGGTACTGTGCCTCGTAATACGGTCACGAATTCTTGATCCTTCAGTTGGAATAAAACGATTATTTACGTTTATATTTAGGATATGAATGGAAAGGTAAAAAGGAAAGAATACAAAGAGTTAGCCAAGGGATCCAAAGAATATGAAAACTTTTAACAGCCTATAATCTAATAAAACCTTAAAACGGGACACCCTTATTATAATGATTTTTAAAAGATATGTCAAGAACTATTTTCAGATTTATGAAATGCCTAATGATCCTATCCTCTTAACTACTCAATTTAATGAAACATATAGTATCATATAGACTGATACACATAAAGTCAGAAATAGCTATTTTCGTTAAATTAGTGGGTTATAAGTGGTTGAAAAAACTAGGAAATAAAAATGGAATTTTAGCTCTGTGATGCTCCAAGCTTGCAAATGAAGTAAGAATCGGCAATGTCAGAAGCAGGGGATTTATTCTTTCTCTTCGCAACATCGAAATATTGCTCTAAATCAAATCCTGTGTCTTTAAGGAAAGCTTCAAGCATTTCTGGTTTCTTAGCATTTCCTTTATCTGTAGCAAATTTCTTTACTGAACCCGGAGCTAATACCTCATATCTAAGATTCGCTTGATATAATCTACTTTTTAGAACTCCCGTATTCTCTCCAATATTGAATACTCGACCTTTAGCAGCATAAGCATATCCCTCAATAAACACTTTAGGTATTGATGGAGGTACAATACAGGTCGTAGCCCAACATGCTATTCTAAGGAATCTTTCTTCATTAGAAGAAAAATCATCATTCAACAAATCAGGAGAAAAAAACTGTACTTCATTCTTTAATTTGGATTTTTCTTTTGTTAAGAAAAAGAATTTACATTGATCAAAATTAAATATTTCTGAGTAACAAACACAAATGGCAGGAGAAGTCATCGAGTAATCGATGCCAACATAAAATGGTCTAGTTGTTTTCTTTATCATAATCATCAAATGTAGTTAATAGAGGAACTTCTTCAAGAATAAAAGTTTCTTCTCCGCAAAACGGACAAAAAGATATTGCTTCTTTACTTAGGTTCTCTATATTACATTCGTTGGTGCATGCATCACATTGTAATTTTTTCGGATCATTCATATGTTATACTAGGTCTACTATTTCACAATTGGTACCCGTACAAGAATAAGTTTGTGCGCCAACTGTGTGATCTTTTTCTTCATAATCTTTCAATACGGACCAGTCAACTTCTTTGGGCATTTTTTTGATCCATTTCTCATATTCTTCTCTTGTTAGATCTTGGTATGGGGCTTGCTTATATATGTGATCACTATGTGGGAGAAACGAAACACCTGATACTGAATTAAAATTTTTCCAAACCCAGGCAGCAACTTCAAGCCATTCATCTTCTTTAATATAAACTGTTATACTTGGTTTATGTTCGCACCAGTAATCCTGATATATTTTCCAAAGTTCTAATTGTTCGATAGCACTTCTTTCATTTCTGAATACTGATTTTTTGGGCGCTTTAATAGGAAAAGAAAATACCATAGTTGTTTCTGGTTTAGTAACATCAGGTTCATAAGGAAATCCCATATCCATCATCATTTGACAAAGTGGATCTTTTATATCGGCTCGAACTGTTCTCAAATAGTAATGGGCAAAACGATCATGAATTCCAGATGCACAATCTACTAATTGAGAAACCGTTCCCGATGGTTTCACACAAGTAATAGAAACAGAAGGATTAATTTTTAGTTTCTTAGACCAAACCTTATTTGTTTCTATTGCAACAATTCTCAGTTCTTTTAAAACTTCTTTTAGGGTTTGGTTATTAATACTCATGATTTTATTGTCCATGATACCACTCAAGGAAACACCAAGAAGTCTTTCTTCGTCACAGTTCTCTCTCCACTTCTTTGTAAGATATTTGAAATTGGTTAATGTGGATTGAAAAGTTCCTAGTATAGTCGCGATTCTAACTTTTTCTTTGAGGATTTCTATAGTATCATCAGAACGAATAATACTTTCGGTGAGATTACAAAATTGTCTTGAGCGTAAAATAATCTCCGAGCAAGGATTAGTCCCAAAGTCCGAAGGTTCTCTTCTTCCTATCTCTTCTGCTTTTGTCATAGCAGCTATTCTACTGAAAAATCCTCGTTCCCCCGATTTAGAATCATAGAGAGATTTCCATTCATCCATAAACACCCCAACGTCCGGTCTTTCTGTATAGCAAGCAGAGTTATTAGCAAGATATCTTTGGGGATCAGTTACACCAAATTGTCCAGTTTTAGCGGAACGCATTCTATCATCAGATACATTTGATAAAGAAAGAAGCGCTGATCGTCGAACACCGCCAACAACGACAATTTCAGCTACCTTACATACAATATCGTGACATTCAATAGATTGTAGTTTTCTTCCAGAGGACGAACGGAAAGTTGAAATACAAAATTCAAAAAGTTCTTTAAGGGGTTCTGGTCCACTCGCTCTTCCCCCAAAAGTTTTTAATGGTGTCCCAGCAGGTCTAACTTTGCTAAAATCGAATTGAGGTATTTGACCTGTGTACAATAAACTGATAAGTTCCTTAAATGCTTTTGCCCAACCAAGTTTACTATCTGCGATAACTATTGTGGTTTCGGTATCATACATTTCATCAGCAACCATAGGAAGGTTTGAAACATACTGTCTCTCTACAGAAAAGCCAACACCCGTTCCATTCATCAAAATGTAAAGAATCTCATCAAATGCTCTTTGGGAATCAATGGCGATATATGCACAATTATAACCAGAAATATTTTCTTTTTTCAGAGCTTCACCAGCAGTCATTAAAGCTCTCATTGAAGGCATCACATCTAATTGAAGAATTGCTCTTTCTAATTCTTCTCTTTCTCTTGGTTTGAGAATATAATCAGTTTCTTCTAATAGATGTTTTTCGAAGAAATCAAAGTATCTTTTCACGGTTTCTTTCCAAGTTTCTCTCCTTTTTTTATCATTTAGCCAACGTGAATATCTGCTAAGATGGATAAATTGCTGATATTGACTTGGAAGAAATTCACACATCGATAATGGGCTCCTGTAAACATACTATTCAAAAGAAAAAGAAACAAAGAAATTGTTCCCTACTATAATTTATAATTTTTTAAGTCTAAAGTCAAGAAAAAATGTAGTAGTCCGAAATTATTTTTGTGATGCAATCCACTTTTTTGCAAATGGATTATCTACCGGGCGTTTTACAAATTTACGAGCTTGTTTAAATGTCTTATTTAAGACATCCTCATCTACATTGTTATTATCAACAATAATGAAATTTCTTTGACCAAACAAATTTTGAAACTGACCAAGATTTTTCTGAACATCTTGCCAAGATTTCCTCACAACCTTTTCATCAACCTTTCTTGCTCTTTGTCTGTTTCTTTCTAAAGCCACATCAAGAGAAGTGTTTACGAAAACCATAAACGTATCATATCCCCAACCTTTTAAGTCATCTCTTTCAGCCTGGATTCTTTTAAAATCTCTACCAGTACCATCAAGGATTAAACCAATTCTCCCTCGAATAAGATTTGATCTTTGTTTCGCAACTAATATCTTTGCTTTTCTTCTTGTTTCTGAAAATTTTTCTAATTCATTAGGCGTCATCTTGAGCATATCGCTAGATAAGCCGGTTTTCTTTAAAAGGAATTCTAAAGCTTGGTCAGAGTTAATGATTCTCAAACCTAAAGCAGCATTTGGCAACGCCTTAGATGTTACAAAGGATTTACCAGATCCAGGTCCACCAGCAAGAAATATTGCTTTGAATATACCTGGATCATTAACACCTTCATCTAAGGAAATGAATTCTTGGAACTTTTTCATGCATATATTTATCGGTTAGCATGCTGCCAATCGACAATATAATCAGCTTGCAAGTCATAAATCATTCGTTTATCCGAACAATCTCTATCTTTCGGGTTTATGGAGATTCCTCCTTGAGGTGGTTGACAATTACTTTCTACAGTCCAAAGTAATGAAAATTCGCAATTTCTTGTTCTTTCGAAATAACCATTAATATCACTTATACTATTTTGATTTAAAGATGGTCGTTCAATAAAATCTATATCTTGACCGTCAAGATTTTTAATACATGGTGAAGGAATTGGTCCGGCTTCTCCATGAGATTCCCTATAGTCTGCATTTTCTATATCTATACTCCCTAAAGCATTCCAAACAATCTTACAATTGGGAAATACCATACGAGTTGCTTCAATTAGATTTCGAATAGCAGTTGAATCATCAAGATTACTTTCTAACCCAGGGCTGATAAAACACTCAGCTCCATTTCTTAAATGTTCGTCAAGATAACCGGCTACTTCAAAAGCATAATCTTGAAACTCATTGATTATATTGGGATCGTTTTGCTTCAATCTCCACTCCCAATCACCAGGCGAAATATTACCAAGGAACTCATGTGAGTTACAAGCTCCAGGTGTTCCAGGTGGTCTACGGTGACAAGCTTCGTTAACTAGATGAATTTCTATGGATTTGAGTTTAGGTGATGCAAGAACTTGATCGAGACAAGAGTTATTTGTTCCGAAAGTTCTCCAAAGCATAGCTATGTGCCATTCCTCGATTCTATCGATTGCAGCAAGAAAACCTTCACAATCCCAAGTTGCACTTTGAATAGCAAAGGCAGAAAATCCCACCTTTGGATGAATTGCTGCCGGTTCAATTGTTTCTACTTCTGGATTAGGTGGTTCTGGTGATAAACCCATATCAAAACCATCAGTTCCTTCGCCGCCTCCACCACAAGAAATAGCAATAGTAATTATGGCAAATGTGATTGCCGTAAAGAGAAGAAACTTTTTCTTCATCGTATACATCTCTTTTCTCCTAAACCTCTAATCATTGCCAAGAAGTTTTTGAAATCATTGTATTCTCTTTTACTCATTTCGTAAACTTTATGGTCTTTTGATAACATTCCATCACGAATAAAGTCAGCTAATGCTCTTTGTTCCATTCGGGAAAGTGTATATGCACAGCGAGAATAGTCATCCCAAGCTTCGAATAAATGAGGAAAATAATATCTAGTTAAATCAACCATTGCATTTGAAAGATCTTGGATTTCCTCTTGGGCATGTGAATCTGTTCGTAATTTTGCAAAATGAAAGAAATTATGGAGATTAATTTTCCAAACGACCTCTGTATATACAGTTACCGGCAAAACAATTCTTGCTAATTCATTAGAAACACCCTGTTCAAGAAGTTCCTGATATACACTCCATGCGTAATTGTTCATGGCTTCTACACGGAGAGAAATTTGTTTTTGCTCATATTCTGTAAAGGATTCACCACTGCCTTGTTTATTCAAACCACATTGTTTCTTAACACGTTCTGGAGTAGGAACATAAAACGATTCAATCATTTTTGAGTAACGACCAGAATATTCATTTAAAGAAGCAGTCCTATGACGAACAAATTGACGCATAACAAAAATAGGAATGCGAGCATAAAACTTAACCGTTCCCATTTCGATGGGAGAAGTATGTTCATGTCGAGACAAATATCTGAGTAGGTTACGTCTTTGATTGTCCGTTCTTTGATCTTGTAATTCCTTATTGTATGCTTTTCCAGTAGAAATTGTAGCATCATTATCTATAATTTGATCCGAACCGGAGACTTCAAGTAGTTCAACAAAACCATCATTCCAGAGTTCTATTTTATTCTCTTCTACGAACTCGTTTAAAACTTCTTTTGTTTTCCCTTCTTCCAATCTAATATCGATATCCTTTGACATAATTATAATTAATCCACTGTAGTATCATCTTCATCTGTTTCTTTAGATTCTGTCAATAATGAAGCATTATCTAATATCTTCATCAACTGGTTTAAAGATAAACGGGTGTTATTTTCTGGTAGTAAAACAATTTCATGATCAAATTCATTTGATTTCGAATTTTCTCTTGCTATGAAAACATTTTCTCCAACTTCAGAAAACCCAATTCTTAAACTTCCACAATATATCTCAATAAAGACACTTTTACTATCTGTAGTTTCTCCTTCCCATTGGCTTTGACAACTCATAGGATTGAGACTTTCTCTGACTATCAATTCTTTATCGTTTTTTCCAACTGTTGAATTTAACATGAGCTTCTAATCCAGAAAACGTATTAGTATTTATTATTTGAAGTAATTCCTCTTGATTCATTTTCCCAATAAGAATCATATCATTTAAGTCTTTTTGTTTTATACTTTGAGGCCATATAACTACATTCATTCCACTTTTTATAGATTTTTCAATCAGGTGTAAAATTTCTTTATTTCTGGGTTCGTTATCAAAAACTAATGTAACATCTTTTGTTGTTATTATAGAGTTTATATAGTCTAGTAAGGATTTAAGATCTGGATTAGCAGCAGCAAGAGAATTAGGAAGGAATAGAGAATCGATAGGACCTTCCATAATGAATGTCTTTTGATTTTTATTCCATCTTTCCATGCCGTATACTAATTTCTCTACATTATCGCATTTAAATGTAACGTAGCGAATATCTCGATCATTACTTGACATTGAACGACCTTGACCCCCTATCAGTCTACCTTCAATATCGAAAAAAGGAAATACTAATCGAGTGTCATCTTTTTTCAAATCTTTGTATTGATCACCACCAACAACTTTATTGACCCATTCGGAAAAATCATCAGTGAAGAATAAACGGTCCCAATATTTTTCCGGGATTTGTCTCTTCTGAACATATTGTTTTACAAAATGATCATTTGATAAACTTTTGATAGATGGTAAGTTAATTGTTTGAAGCCTTTTTATTGTCTTTAATTTTAGTTTTTCTTCCTTTGGTATTTTATGAGAATCACGACCAGATGCACCATTTTTATAACGTTCATAAACATATTCATCGTAAAGTCTTGGATTTAGAATTTTTAAAAGATTCCCAAATTGATAACTCTGACTACAGTTATGGCATTTAAAAAAAAGTTGTTCTCTATACTTTATAAAGTAGCCTCTACATTTATGAGGATTTTTTTTCGAATCTCCACATAAAGGACATCTACAATTCCACGTATCATCTTTTGTTTTTTTAAATTTATCAAGTTGAGATGATATCAAACTCAAATATTTTACATCTATATGATAATGCATGATGTTATTTCAAGTTTAAAATGGGTTCTATTAGTATGGAGATCTTTATAAATACCAACAAGATATCCTTTCATATCAAAACCTTTTTCTTGTGGATGTTCAAGACAAATATTCAAACTTTTGTTTTTTTTTAGAATATCCCAATCAATTCCATCATGAATCATGATGAATCCAGAAACAGAAAAACTAAAGTTTGAATAACTAAAATCATCTCCTAATACTGGTAGTTGAACATCAAGTAAAGGCGTATTTTTAAGGATTTTTAGACCACCAAAATCAGATACACAGTTCATTGTGATTGTAAAACCATCTATTTTTTCTACTGATGATATTGATTCTGATGCAATTGAAGAAACTGATTCTTTTTCAAGTTCAGGTAGATAACCTTTGCTCCTAGCTTTTTCTAATAAAATGTCAAATATATCATTCATAATTTAATGCAGTGGACGCATAAAGTCATCTGTTTCACAAATACGATGTCCGCAGCGATTACATTACGGTTGGCGTCTTGCAACTTCTCTCCGTCTACGTTCAGACTGGAGAATACGTCCAATTGCATGTTGGGCTTCCCAAGCTCCTCTCTGTTGAACTCTTGACCATTCAAATTCACCAGTTCCATATCCACCAATTGCTTGTCCAGCTTGTCGAATAATTTCATCAGCAGTATTTGTGATAATCCAATCACTTCCAGCGGCGCCAGTTCCATATCCTTGAGCAGCACAACCACTAAGGAAGAATGTCACAATACTTATAAGTAGTAATTTTCTCATAATTTATAATTCCCATTTTCCGAATATAGTTCTTTCAATTCATCAAATTCGCTGTCATCTAATTCGATATGTGCATATACTTTTAAATCTCTTTTAATCCTATCATCTTTTTCTTCCCAAGAAATTCCACCTTCATTGATATGACGATCAACTATGTAAAACATAAAACTAGCCTTTATTTTCATAGCTTCGCTAATTGTCAAATTTACATCTTGAAAGAATTTCACTCTATCCTCCATTTATCATAATCATCAACTATATCAATCAACTTTTCGGCACTAGCTTCTAAATCCGTTCTTGACTGATGATATTCTCGAATAGCTTTTTCAAACATTACATGATCCTGATAATGATGACCATTTATGATTTGATTTCGAATATACTCTATAACTTGTTGCGAAGAGTTTATTGGATTATCACAAACTTCATAAAGATATTTTGCAACTGAATCAATTAATGCATTTCTTTTATCTGTAGTTTTCTCAGAATCACCATTTAAATTTTTTATTAATTCGTCAATATTCATTAATGTAACTCACCAGTTTTTTCATAAAGGATGTTACTTAAGTAATGACATCTTTCTTCTAATTCTCCTATTCGTTTTTTGAGCTGGATAATTTTCCTATCGTCTTCTTGAGTAAGTTTAATCAACTTTTTGACCTTATGATAAACTTCAGCATTTAATTCTTTATTCTTACTCATTTTTCTTTAATGGGTATTCTGCATTAACATCAAATCTAGGAATTGGTCCTTTTCCATCATAAGGTAAAGCATAACCTTCATTAATCAGTTGTGAGTTTATGGAGATTCCTCCTTGCAAATAACCAACAGTTCCGACTATTCTCCCATACTTGCCACGAGGATCGTATTTTTCGCTGAGCACAGCTATTTCTCTTCCTATTGGAAGTTTATCAATGACAAAATTCTTTGCTATTTTACCCAGTACCTTTTCTCTTCCTCTTGTTTCTGGAGTATTCAAACCAGCTAAACGAATATACTGATCTTTGAGAATAATATCTAAACCGAGATCTAAATCAACAACAATAGTATCACCATCGATCACACGCTTAACAAAACCACGAAATATCCAAATGAAATCAGTCATTATTCTCTCTCATAGTAACTTCTATATGCATCAATAATTTGCTTCTGTAATAACATAAACCTTTTAATTTCTTGCATGTTAACAGCTAGAGCTTTATAATCTTTTCCCGATAGAGCAAATACAACAGGATATAAACCACGCTCTTCTAACTCATTTAAAACTTCTTGAAAATTATCTTTAGTGATAACTACCCATACAACTTTCTCAAGTTCAACTTTTTGTGGATCATATACTGTAAGTGGTACTCGATCTACAGGTTTAGAAATAACATTTAAAGGTTTCACCGCTGAACATGAACCGAGAAATAATAAACTAATCAGTAGTATTAATGGGAGGATTCTTTTCATTGTTTTCTTTCGCACTCGATTTTCCAGATTTAGCAGCTTTTGCAAGTTTTGCATTAGCTTTCTTTATAATTCTTTTTTTCTTTTTCTCCTTCATTTGGGAAATAAGAAACCAAATTACTTCATCACCTTGTTCTTTAAAAGGAGAAAGAAGAAACTTTAAAGAAGTTACTAACAAAAGAACTGGCAAAGAAAATATTCCAATCACACATGCTAAGAAATAATAACCTAATTTTTTAAACATTCTTCTTCTTTACCTTTGCTGATTTTTTCAAAACATTCTAAAACTTTTTGTGTGCCTCTATTAACTGCTTTTTCGACTAGACCAGGTTTTGTGATTGCCAGTTCTTCAAGAGATTTCTTACCTTGCTGTTCCCGATAGAGTTTTTTTCTCAATTCTCGATTATCATCTTTTAAATCCAGAACAAGTTTTTCTCTTTCCTCATATAATACTTGTTTTTTATCATAGTCTTCCATAATAGAGTCGACAAGATCTGTTTGGTCTTCCACAATACCACGAAGTTTTTTATTATTTGCTTCAGAAATTTGAACATCTTCCTGAAGAGATTTGATTTCCCAAGATTGATATTGGATATAACCATAAATCGCTGCAATCAGTAAAGCACCAATAACCCATTTATTAGTTAATGCTGATAATACAAAAGGTGGTACCATTAGTTTAAATCTTCCTTTTTAATTCCATCCAATTTTTGATTTTCTCGTTCCCGTTCTGCAACCTTTTGTGCATGTTCCTTTAGTGTATCTCTTATTTGTTCATCAGTAGAATCAACATCAATAACAGTAGCAATAGAACCCAAGCTTTCGAAAAGACGAGCCAAATGTTTTGCTTCTTCATTTTTCAGATTTCCCAATTCTTCATCGGATAAAGTATCTTCGAAATTTTCTTCTTCTGGTGTCTTATTTTTCTTTAGAAATCTAAACATTTTTTCTCCAATGTAATATATAGTTCCCCACTTAATAACTTTGATAGTTGATTAGATGTAAGTTCTATATGCTCTCCAACTGTGAACCAAGATACCCCATTAATAAGTTCCTGAACAGTGATGAGAATGCCTCTATCATTCATGAAAAAGATAATCTTTCTTTTATCATTCTGAGGATCTGGAATTTCTATAGTAGCATCCACTATTTATCCCCGAAAATTTTCATATCAAAACTCCAATAAATAAAAATACAACAATCATCCCAGTCACAAAACCAATAAACCAACCCAACCAAACCCACCAAGCTTTCAATAATGCTTTAGCTTCAGCTTTTGGATGTTCATGCACCAGACGAATAATTTTATCTCCTTCACCTAACATCTCAATTCAATCTCCTAATATCCGTTTGAAGTTGAGAAACTAAAGACAGCAAAACATTTACCAATCTTTTACATTCTCTATTCATTGCTTGTGCCTCATCTTTATACTCATGTTGGATAGCATCTTCTTGAGATTTTAATAGAGAACCAAGATTACGAATTTTATTTGATGCTATAACTAAACGACCTATTAATTGATTTTTATTCATCTCAAATTCCCCTCAAAAAGTTTTTTCAAAATTTTTTGAAGAGAATTTTTTCTTCAATTACTCTCATATCTAATACCTTACTGATAGTTTATTAAGTAAAGAATCAACCTCTTGTTCCATATTTCGAATATCATTTTCCAAATCATCAGCTTCAGATTGAGTATTGACATTAGGGATATGACCTTCACATATTGCAATAAAGTCTTTCACATCAGAAATTCGATTTATAATTTCTCGAACTTGCTGAAATTCTATAAGTGATTGTCTTGTTTTTCGACGGTTTTCGTGTGCTTTTGAACTTGCCATTATCTTTTCTATCCTCTATATAATTTCTTAGCATAATCGCAATTACTAACCATACCTTTATCTTTCAAAAATCCTTTTAAATCCAATCTAATACATTCAGTCGTATCAAAAGCATCGAACAAAACTCCAACATTAACACCTTTTTCTTCTTGTTTCTGATAAATGGATTTACTCACTAATTCTTGTAGTTCAAGAATCTGTTCTAAGATTTCTACGAGATATCGACCTTCATCATTGTGGAACAATTGACTTCCTATACATCTACCACAACCCATTATAATCTCACCAATCTATAATCTTTATATTCCCCATCAAGAAAAAACTCCCAACCATTCAGTAAGAGCAAAGATTGTTTACATTTGATTTGTGGTTTTTCCTGATAGTGTTCCTGAGTTAACCATTGACCGTATCTATTACGGAATTGTAACTTCCAAGGAAAGCTCCAAATTGGATTTCTCATTATAATGTAATTCCTTTATAAGCTTCTAAAGCTTTAGAGAAAGGAAGACTATTCAGGATTTTTGCTTCAGGATTTCTCTGTTCTACCAAAGCAATAAAAAAAGAAAGCGGATTTTGTGATTTTCTTGGGAGCTTTACTTCATACAATTGATTTTTATTTTTGATAAAAAGAATTCTCGTTTTCAAAAGTCTTTTCAGATCTTTTGAAATTAAGAAATCTGTAACTTGTTTAGAACACCAATATTCCAGTTCACTCCGATCCCCAAAATGTTTTAAAACTCGATTGAAGTCTTTTTCATTATCCTTAACTGTATATTGGAAATCACAACCACCACAACCACTATTCCCAACTTCAGCAATCTTTTTCTTATCAAGATAAAGATTAGCTTGATAACAATAAGTTTCTTGTGAAGCTAAAGCTGAGTGTTTAATTGACTTTAATTCTAAACCTCTCATTGTCATTTCTCCTTTTGTCGTTTCCCTACTATATGTTCATTATCTCATGTATTAGAATATCTGTCAAGAGCAAGAATTCCAAAAAATGTCAAATATATCAATATGTTAGGTAAAAGTTGAAATAATTGTTAGAGTCGTTTTAACCTTTATTACTCACCCCTAAATGTTTTGCTAAAGGTTCAACATCCGAAGAATCTATGATATCAGTTAAGTTCCTGATATCACAAGACATATACTTCGCTCTAGTGACCACAGATTGACTACTTTCGGAAACCTGAGATTCACCCCACATATTTTGATCAACGTCAACCCAACCATCATAGATTACAAAGCTTTTCCGACTGTAAAGGATCACCCCACGATCCTTCTTCTGTCGTGGTTTCCGAAATTTCAGGTGGAGAGCATCATTATACTGAGCATAGCTCCTAGCTTCGACACCAGTCAACTTGACCTGAACACATGAGCAATACCCGAAATCGTTCATGAAAGCAATTGTATACTTCTTCCCGACTTCCATCTTGCTTGCAATTTCTTCAAAATATGTCATTTTAGAATAACCTCAAATATAATCCAGTGGTTTTCTCAAACAGCTCAACCAGAGAATCAAAATACACATCATCAAGTTTTTCAACAACCTTGTATTTGTGACCCCAAATTTTCCCAAATTCTATATCATACAGATCGTTACCGTTTAGGTGAATCTTGATGTAATTCGCTACCTTAGAACCTTTGAACTTGAAACTGACCCAAGCTTCTTCTTTGGATTGCACAAAATTGTTAGCTCCAACCATTGCTTGAAGTTTTCCAAATCCACCAAGTTGTTGTATTGTGATTTCTGCATTCATAATTTTTTCTCCTTCTATATAATATATCGTCATAAAATAGAGAAAACTTTAGATTAGGATCTCAAATCTACAACAAATTCTATCGGAATATTATTACGATTATCAGCTACTCTCAGGTCTTCCATTAGTTCCTCTAAGGTAGCGCAATCATTCAATCTATTTCGGGTTCTCGCGTCAAGTAATACCCATCTTTGCTCTTTCCGATAATCGTCATAATAACTGTTTAAAATATATTTCATTTCATCACCTAGTTCTGGGAAACTCTAACGTCATAATCAAAGTAACCTTTACTGGGTTTTTTGCTCGCTATAACATTAGCAAAATACTCAGCAAATGGTAGTGTTGCAAATCTGGTAATCATTGGAACAGTTAATCCCTTTAGATTACCTCTTATAAACCTTCGGTTATATTCAACTTTATAGTTGTACATTATTTGCTTCTCCTTTTCAACTCAGCTAAACAGTAGTGAATTTCATCAAGGTAATATCCACCATTTGGATGATCTCTCCAGACCGCAAGAGTCTTCTCACAATCTGTGACACAGATTGCATAGGTAGATTTTTTCTTTAGTGTTTTGGGGTAGTTAGTATGGTCAATATTTTTCACGGTGTTTATCCTAAAAGTTGACTACTTCGACTTCACCATTCTTGTCTGTGAAATTATAGTTCCCTTTGAGAGAGCAAATGTTACCATTACGATTGATAACAAACAAGCTGCTTTCATTACCGACCCTTCTGACAAGACTATAAATCGCACCACGTTTGCCGATTGCATGATAAGGGATTCTTTCATTTCCTGTTTCCTCTAATTCGTATCCAAAGATTGTTTTCATAGTATTTCATCCCTCTATATAAAGTATCGTCTCAATATTGGATTTACTTTAGCTTTTAGTCCATCCATTCAGAGTTTCTTTTCCTAGCTTTATCAGCATCGAAATCGTAATTTCTCCGAGCAAATTGTTCGTGTTTGAATCTGGTCACGTCACCATGTTTCAGAACAAATATACATTTCTTTGTTATCTTCTGTATAGTTCCGATGTAGACTAAATTGTATGAACCTTGCTCACACTCATCACCAACATTAAAGTGATTTTCGAAAGGAACATCTTCAACATATGTTCTTGTCTCAGGATTCCACTTAGTTCTATGACCTTTGATGTTGACTGATTTTCCGACTTGTACAGTTACGGTATATTTGGCATTTCCACAACCATCCGTATTTTCAAATTTTACTGTCATGATGTTTCTCCTTAATTTCTCGTTACATATATAATATCGTCTCAATCCCCGATTTACTTTAGTTCCTGGTCTTTAAAATACTAGAAAAGCAGGAGCTTTCCAGTGTGCTTTAGTATTCCAGCTATTCTGATTCTTGATGACTGCTTCTGTAGGAATCGGTACATATCCCAAGCTCTCGGAAATGTGCTCATTCACACCACCAGGTTTCAGAGATTCGATATATTTGATTACATAAGCTTCCAGACGCTTCTGAGTAGCAGCACCTTCCCAAGCTAACATGGTTTCTTTGGTTGTACCATGTGGTGTCTTTTCGACTAATACCACTACATTTGTGACTCGAACTGTTTTACCCATTTTTAACCTCTCCATATTTGACTTGATAATAATCAGCAACATCCACATCATAGCTCTTACATTTGGGACACTTGATCTCATACGTACCAGCTTTGATAGTCTTTGAAAACTTGTTTCCACATTCTTGACATTTGAGTTTTGTTTTCATATTATTTCCTCCCTCTATATAAAGTATCGTCATAAAATAGAGAAAACTTTAGTCTTCTGTCTCCCCTTTGCGTAATTTAAGGATTTTTTCTTGAATGATCACAAGGGTTTATATACCTTTGTAACGTGTCGGAATCTGTAGGAATTATACTAAATTAGGAATTTTAATAGTTTACTTGGATTAACCATTGTGATATTCTTTCACTTCTCGAATTGATTCGTTTGAAAATTTGCCAATACTTTCGTAATCTGTCAATTTCGCTCTCCAGAACATTATTCCAGATCGAGAATGCTCACAACCGAGTAAATGACCTATCTCATGTTTGATAGTATTTATGCTAATTGTCTTTAATTGTGTTTTGTTGTAGAATTCCCCAAAAAGGTTTTTTTCCCAAGTGTGGGCAACCATCGAACCAAGAGCGGGTACAGCAACTCCGCCTGTGCCATTACTAATCATATTCCCATCTAAGCAAATCGTCAAATCGGCAAATATTTTACTTTCGTTCTGAGCATGGATGTCCCCTTGACCTTTGCACTCAAGTACAGTCCACATCAAACCTAAAGTTTCCTTCGGAGCTTCATAAACAAAGGAATCAACAATTTTAATTTTCACATTAAGTTCTTCTTCAATATCCGAGAGAGCTTTTCGAACCATTTCATAATTTTTTGGAATTGGTGTATAGGTGCCATGTCCCAATCGAAGGGTGTAATGTACAGTTTCAGGTAATGGAGATTCTGTATAGAAACGATCAAAAACAGTGACAGAACAAAGGGTGAAAGTCAATAAGAAAGGAATTAGAATTGTGCTCAGAAATTGTTTCACCTAGAAACCTCAAAACTTCTTGTTAAAAGAATATTTAGGGGCTCTATATAATAACATGGAAATACTATCAAACAAAGAAGTAACGATGTTGTGGTTTGATAATTGTTATGATGGCCCGCTCAGTGGCGTCTGCAAGTACCTCTCACATCTCTACTATTTCGATACAGTGGAATTCGGAGGCTGGATGGATCCCAATGAGGTGCCGGAAGGACATACAATCTATCCAGATTCCCTTTCATTCGAAGACCATGAGCATTACCCAAACGGCATAGTATCTGTCAACAGGAGATATGCATTATACAAATTAACCTACAGCGAGTACAAGCTAGAACAAGCATGGCAAATCGCGTTCCAAACAATGGTAGGAAAAAGAGGTTTAGGAAACAAAATACATTCCGCTTATTATCGAATAAGAGAAAGTATGAAGGTTAGAAATTACAATGAAAGGGAAGTTACTGCTTATTGGGAGTAGGCAGACTTAGTTGTGTAATGAGAAATTTTTGCAGTTCAGCTAAAATAATGAGAGCACTTTCAAGAGTGCCTTCTTGCTCTTCGGTCAGATTAATATCCACTTTACTACCGTTGTTGATTTAAGAGTTTTGCAGCCTGATTGCGAATTGCTGTAGATCTGCCAGTTTGGCGAATGGCTTTTAATCGAGCGGAAGCATCACCTTTAAAAGAACCTTTTTCTATTGACTTAAGAGTTTCCCTTTCTCTTTTAGCATCATCTTGTGCTCTTGATTCTTCAAAAGATTTTCCTTCTTTTACAAAAACCTTAATAGCTTGAACAGATCTTCTTACAATCTTTCGTGGTTCTTTTGGATCGATAAATTCGACAGATAAATTACCGCTAGTATTAGCACTTAGAATCTTAGCATCTGGTACTGTTATCAATTTACCTGGGCCGCCTTTAGGAACGCCACGATAAACTACTCTTACTACATCACCTTTCTTTAATTTTCTTGGATCCAGTTTTTTGAGAGCTTCTTTTAATTCATTCTGTAGTTCTTGAAGAGTTTTTAAATCTTCTCGAATTTTCTGAACCGGAATTTTTTCAGATCTTAACTTACCTATATCAACAACATAGAACGGAGATCCGTGTTTGTCTCCCTTATCAAATCTTACAATCTTGCCAGTAACTAGCTTACCCTGATGAGGCACCCGAACTTTCGTGCCTCTTGCTAATATCTTTGTAGCTTCTTGGAAAGTTTTCATTATTTGAGCTTTTGAATTTCCTTAGATAATTCAGACAATTTACTTGCTATTGGTTTTGCTTCTGCATGTTGTCTAGCAACAAGTTTGTCAATTTCTGCTTGAGCAGTTTTTAAAAGACTGAGAGCTTTACTTATAAAAATTTTCTCTCTAGGGGAGAATTGTTCTTTCAATGTTTCAGATTTATTAGATCTCATGAAATCTGTCATTAAAAATTGTTCTAATGTTTTACTCATTTCATTTTCCTCTTAATTCATTTGTAGTTGTTGAAAAGTTTTCACATTACCCTAATATCTTATCTGCAAGAGTGGCAGCTTTATCTGCAAGTAATTGGAACTCTCTTGCTTTGGAACTATTAATCTTTTTCAAACGTGCTGTAAGTTTACTTGCTTGCTCTTTATAAGCATCTCTTGCAACAGCAGCAGCACCTTCAGCACCAGGTGTCGCTTCATCTATAGCTCTTTCTTTGATTGTGTCAATTAGTGATTGATACATATTTTCTGCTTTATTTAATTCCTAATTTCTTAGCAGTACTTGAAAGTTTTCGAGCGTCTAAGGCTTTGACTGCTTGCTCTATTGATTTCATTATATCTTTTGCTGCTCTATCATGTGTTGTATCTCCACCAGTAAGAGAATCTTTAAGTTCTTTACTTAATTTAACAAGAGTCAACTGAGCATCTGATACATCTACCTCAACTTTCTTTCTTAATGATTTCGAAGTTTGTTTAGAAGTTCTCCTATTTTCGAAACTTTTAGCAGAAGCTTCTGAGAGTTCCCTAATCGTTTGTTCTAATGATTTACTCATTTCCTCATTTCCTTTTCCCATTAAACGACTTATATCAAATTTTATATTGGGCAAAAAATTTTCGAAATCGATTTCACTTGCTCAATTGCATATATCTATACATTGACTTATCGTGTCAAACTATTTAGATCTTGTTTTGTTTTTGTTTCTCTTTTTCTTCTTAGGCATATTCAAACGTCCCAATACACGTTTTGTAATTCTGATCGAAAAGGCTCCCAATAATGCTATAACTAAACCAATCGCAATTTGTTGACTAGCTGTTTTTGGCTTTGGAAGATTGTCTAGTGCCGATTGCACTTCTTGCATCGTTTCCTGAATTTGACTTTTCCCTTTCATCTTCCTTATCCTTAAAATATTCGTCAACAACCCGTTGAATATGATCGCTCGCAAGAGTCGTATCTGGTGGTTTTCCTTGATTATTCATTGTGCCTATAGCTTAGCTATCTCCCTAAAGTGGCATATAATATTTAGTAAATTATGTATCGGTATACCTTTTGAGAAACTTTAGGGATCAATGAAAAACCCTGCTTACTAACCCAACCCGAGGACCTTCAGGCTATCAACCCAAAGCGGGAGTCTTTCAGCAGGGGGTAAATCAATCATTGTCTGTTTCTCCCGAAGGCGATACAGTGTCTAATTGACCCGGTGAGATATCTTATTTAGTAAACATTGAATAATAAAACCAAGAATAAAACCAAAAATACCGAGAAGAAGATAAAGAATAAAAAGTTCTAAGTGTGTCATAATACTCCTTTAATCCATTACTTTCTTTTCGGATTCAACTCCTTTCGGATTATTTCAATTCCTTCATCATCACCAGCATTATACGTTTTCGAGGCTTCGGATTTCAATTCTTTAACTCTTTTTCTTGCCGCTTTTAGAGTAGAATATACCTCGCAATTGGCAGCATCCTCATCAATATAGTAATCTCTTGTCCATGTATATACAACGTATACATTCATAATATTCCTTTTTCGTATTCATCCGTATGCCAAAATATGATGATATAAATTTTTAGAATTCTCATCTAATTTACTCATCCATTCCATTCTGGAACAATGGAAAATATCATCAGCAAGATGTAACAATTCACCAAATCTTACTTTGATCATTCTTTTTGCATATTGTGTTCTATCTGTTTCATAGTACTGATAAGCAAGACGATTCATTTTTTCGGAAATGGTTTCTAAGATAGCTGTCATATTACCTCTTTAACAAATTTATATCCTTTCTTTTCCCAACGCTGAATATCTTTAGTTTTCTTTGGTTCTTCGGCACGAACAAGTATAACAGAAGGCTCGCCCTTATCAGATATCATTAATATCGTTATAAAACCTTTTTCTCTTAGTCTTTTCCTTGGGTTACTACTCATCAAATGTATTCTTAATCCATTCTATTAAATCTTCTAAAGCACTAGCACGACATATACACTCTCTTGTAACGAGACTTGAGCATCGTGTAGATTCAGTAATTTGATAATAATCATTTATCACAATATCTAAATGATCAAGAATCTTTTCAACGGCATTATTCATCAAATGTAATTCTCCACTTCATAGTCTTCTATCTCTTCGATGGCACATGTCCAAAAATCAACACTGGTTAGAAGAACGGCATAATGTTTTTCTTCTAATCGGAATATCCTATAAAAGGCATCTTTGATAACAGGGCCGTCCCCTACTACTTCAGCATTATCTAAGAGATTGCTAATTTGGTTCTCCTCTTCTGCTTTTAAGTATCTTGGCATATTAACTCATTCTCCTGGCACATCGGCCCAGCCACTTTGCCTGAACCATTTTAATGCTCCAGCTCTGTTTTTAATATTATTAACTTCTTCTTGTATAATTCTTATATCTTCTGTATCAGCTGCTATTTTCAACATCTCCGTACACATGTCAATATACATAAAGGCTGTAGATTTATCATCTGTGCCTATTCTCGACATAACAGTTTCTATTATATCATTAACATTATCAAATGCAATGTGTGTTCTCTTTGTGTTATCATACAATTTTCTTATTTGGTCGAATCCTATATGTGGATATATTGCGAATTTATAATCTTTAAATGTTTTATGTGTGAATATATAAGCTGTAGGATCATCCTTACAATCTCTGTATTCCTTATATTCATATGTCAATTCTTCTATGTGCCATCTCACCGTGGCTTCGTACGGCATTTCAATATTTCCCTGAATATATCCTTTCTTAATTGCTGTTGCTTTTAGTGCTTCAATCATTTCAATCTTCAACAATTATAGTGAAGTAGACTATCCATGCTATATTCGTCAATAGCACACCAATAATAAAGCCAATAATGCCTGCTGCGATTTCCATATTACTCCAAAAAAGCTGAGACAACAACCAGAAGGACTATCAGAAGAAGTATTACAGTTAACATAGGTGATCCTTATATGATTCCTTTATTCTATAGCTACTTTACCGCGGCCGGCACATGTGAAACAAGTCTCTTCATATTCGATCCCACAACCACCACAAGAATAACATATCTCCGTGCAATCATCGCAACAGTCTTTAGAACCGAGATCATTAAGCTGCCATACACAATATAGCTTTTGACAAACTTCACACTCGATTGCTTCGCAATCTTCTCCTTTGCAGATTTTACATCTCATCTAATATATCTTGTCTTGCTTGATACCATCCATCATCCCATGAACTAAGTTCATCACCACTGTTATAAGGATTATCATGAATATCTAAGCCTGCAACATAGGCAGTATATCCTTCCAAATATATGTCATCGATTATTGATATCTGGGTCATAACTTTTGTATTACCTCAAATAATTAGCACCATGCGGGCCCATAGCAGACTGACCGTTATCTGGATCTCCTATATTGCCTCTAGCATGTTTCGCTGGAGCTTTCCAACTGGCAGCTTTAAGGATATTTCCATTAGTCTTATCCACGAAACAATGAACCGAACCTTCTCGAAATACCTTGACATACCGCTTCCCTTCAGACCAATCAAGATCCGGTTTCCTCTCAGGATCGAATTTTGACATAATCCAATACTCATCGATCACTTCTTGAGCAGCAACAAGAAACTGATTAAAGTCATTCCAAAAATTTGGTGTCATATTATCTCCTTATCTTTAATCTATATAATACATCACTGTGCTTTTCGAGCTTTTGCTTCTCATTCATTAAGCTAATTCCTCTGTTAGAAATAGTATCGTGCTGACACCTCATAACCTTGCTCGATTAAGTGAGCTTCAATATCTTCTATCTGAGCTTCAGCGGCAGCTAGATTGCTGTATCTATATCCATGAGGATAAAGATCCTCACCGCCGGGCAGATAATGTGCTACTAAGTATCTGTTACCATTCTGGATTAATCGGATCGTGTGTCCACTAAAAGAAGCAGGATGTTGATATTTGAATTCTTTAATTTCTTTTTTCATCGTTATTTACCCTCATATGATAAGAGATTACAAGCAACCTCAGTATCGTACCCTTTACAACGTGGGCATCGAACTTCATACGTGCGATCCGTGATAACCTTATTAAACTTCTTATTACACTCTAGACACTGCATTGGGGTTTTTGGATTTTTCGTTTTCATGTCATATATCTCCTACTCTTATATTATCTCATGCAGGCGACACCTTGTCAAGGAGAATTCGACAATTCTAAATTCCCCAGAAAAGAGCCAACTTCGCCAAAAATCTCTAAAAATTTCACAGATCGAATGATCGTTCTAGTGCTTTCATTAATGACTGAATATTCGACGAATATTCAGTCATTAAATTAATGACTGAATATTCGTTCTGATGACACCTATGGTACCAAAGTTGCATAACGTAACAAAAAATCGCTATAGTTGAGAAAAGAGTTGACAGATGGAACAAATATTGATAGAATGAGTCTAAAGACTTGAACGCCGCACGGTTTGGCAAACCGTGTGCGGTAAGACGATCCGTTAAGCAAGTCTCTTAGGAAGCCTCGTTGTGTGTACAGTCACGACGAGGCTTTTTTTCTTAAAATCTTTAATGATTATGGAGGCATAGAAACGAAAAATGTCTTGACAAAGAGTATGAAGACTGATAGAATATAAAGTATAAGAAGGAAATATATAGAATCCTTCATTATGATTTATCCTATGTTTGTCGTGAACCTCCTTCTAGGCTGCTCCGTTCTGGAGCAGTCTTTTTTTGTGCCTAGAATTCTAAAGTTATATAGGGTTTCTGACGATATAGTAATTGTATGTATTAAGATATTAAAGGAGAATCAATATGTTATTTGGAATACTCTCTTCACTAGCAGTTATTTGTGGCATACTGGGTATGTTGTTTTTTGGTTTTTATCCATTCGATGAATTCGGAAGAAAAACAAAGATTGAAGAACATGGACGTTTTCGGTATATGGAAGGTTTTCTTGATTCAAAAAAGTTTTTTGATTCTGATTCATCGCTTGAGGATTATTTGAAAGGCTCTGGAGATCGTTAAAATGAATGACACGGAACAAAAAGAAATGGATAATATTAAGAAGCTATATGGTGAAGCGTTCTGTATAACTGGGCTTGCCCTTGATGAATGGTTACAATATATAGACAAACTTAACAAAGAAGATATCCAGGGCATCATCTCTGATATGAAACGCTATAAAGCTCGTTCGCAATCAATGCGTAATAGTGGATATAGAGGCAGGTATAAGTTTCGTGATATATACGACTTTTCGAAGTTTGAGGAAATCATAAAAGAATTTGAAAATCTTATCTAATCTAAAATTTCTCCAATCATTTTATGACACCTGGCAACAAAGTTTTCATTGACTTCTTGGCACATTCGCGTGCCAGTTTTTTGTACTTCTTTGGATATGTAGTAGAAAAGGCTAGAAAGTAAGCAGCTAAGAGTAATTCTATTTCATCATCTGTGAGTTCCGAATCTCTAAGGATCCGAAGAATTTTGTCATTCGGATCATAATGTCCTTTCAACATTTTTGGATCAAACTTGACATTCATAATATTTTGTGCCTTTAGGTGGAATGAATATTCGTTCTGAACAGTTCTTGCAATTGCAAGATTCATTCCAAATATATAGTTGGTACGAAAATTGCTAATGCAAAGGGCATGCTAAGTTTTTCTCATGTATTTTGGAATCATAGTTTGGGAGTTTTGTCAAGTAATTTCTGGAGCCTATAGAACGAATATTCGATGTTGCAACCTGGACAGTCCAAGTAATGAAACGAATACTCGTTCGAATCCTGCGGGAAAAAATTGGAGCCGCCTTCCGTCGCACGCTTAGCTGGCACAGTGTAGGCATCAAAGAGTAAAGTGTAGGCATCAAAGAGCAAAGTGTAGGCATCAAAGAGTACGATCAATCCTCCAGATACCAAGTATACACAACGAACAACACCGCGATAAACGTCGAAAAACGCATTTATTAGAAATAGGAGACTTTACCAATTATTGCCTTTATCTTCAATATTTCTACCGATTACAGCCTATAAAGGGTCGGCACATTTTCCAAGATTATAAATACAAGTAGATATTCAATTGGATTATAAATTATATGGCTGAAACTAAAGTTCGTTCATCTCAAATTAGTGGCGTTACTGACCCACTTCAAGATCAATTAGATGAAAAAATTACTCTTTCTGGATTTATACGTGGGGAGCTTCCTTCTGGAACTATCAATGGGGTCAATGTAACCTTTACTCTTACTAATACACCTAATACTGATACAGAAGAAGTCACGTTAGATGGGGTTGAACAAGAACGAACTACAGATTATAGCGTTTCTGGGGATACTATAACTTTTATTGTTGCTCCTACAGGAGGCTCAGTTATTGTAGTCGATTATGTCTTTGGTGTTACTACCTCTAGCAGCACTGCTTTCCAATGGTCTACATCAGAACAAATATGGCCCTATGAAGTAACTGATGCTGGAGAAACCATATTCTGTAAACAATTTAATATTGCATCCTTTCCAAACAATGGTAATGTGGACACAGCTCATGGCGTTGCTGGACTTATAGAAACTGATGCATATGAGATGAAAGTTATAGCAGCCGACACAGCAGCAGCAGCACAGTGGAACTTTTCAACAAATAGATTTTATTTTCTTACAGGTACCGTTATTCGTCTTACAACTACTTTTGATGATTCAGCATCATCAGGTAAAATTCAATTCTTTTACATTAAACCATAGGAGATATATTATGGCAAATTTATATACAAGCGGCTTGGTTGAACCCGTTGCGGATTTAGTTGATTTCGATACAGCAGAATTAGCTATTGATCATCTAATAAAAGTCACCGTTTCTAGATATTCATCTTCAGATGTCTATATTGAAGATATTGTTCCACAAACTGTCCGTGTCGAAAATTCTATCGTTGATAAAACTCGTATCCGAGTCTATTTGAATCCAGGGCAAATTGCTGCTGGAGAGAAAATCAAGGTAGTTATTGACGATTCTTAAATATCTCTATATTCAAGTATTAAATGGATAAATGCATCAATATTTTTGATTTCTTCTCCATCGAAACAAACAGCTCCATAATTTTCTTGAAATTTCCTTAGTTCATTTATCATTCCAAGAATCATTTTAACAGATGAATTAATAATCACGTCTTCTATTTTACCTGGTCGTTTCGTGTCTACTATTTTTAATATACGTTTCTGTAAATCAGATGTGGCGAGCGTTGGATCTTGAGGGATGGGCATTTCGAGTATGGGAAGTTCCGTTTTTGCCTGTGGTGATTTTGCTTCAGGAATGTATCCCTTTTCTTGAGCTCTCTTTATCAGTTCATCTATCATTTATTTGTTACCGAAAATATTTCTTCCCAAAAATCCTTTGGAGTTAAATTATGTTCCGAAAAGAGACTGGATGAATCTTTCTTCGGAGTATTATATGTATTTTTTACATATGAAAGTATCCTTTTACACATTTTTATGTAACTTTCAGCTATAGAATCATCATCTGTTTCTAATCGAGCTTTAATAGTTTCAATCGTATCAATAGAAGAATCATACGCTTCTATGTCTTTATATTTAAAACCGGCATTACATAATTTGTAAAGTCTTTTGCACCCTAGAGCTGGATGGATTAGAAATTTATAATTTTTAAATCCTCGATGAGTGAAGACGAGACGAAGTACCCCTAAAGGCGCAGTAGTCCGTTCACATGTTAATTCTCGAACATCCCACTTCACCGTGTCTTTCGGCACTGATGACATCAATTTCGACGGCACTGATGCAATATATCCTTTCTCTCTTGCTTTCTTTATTAATTCGTCTATCATTTATCACTGTCACATTTAGGATATCTATATTTGCATATTAAATCTATAAATGCACCGACATCTTGAATTTTGTCTCCAAATAAAGAAGGGGTTTTTTGTCGTTGCTTACATTTTTCTAATTCATTTAATAATTCACGTATATACTCAATGTTCGAATTCCAGATCAGAGCTTCTATTTTATCAAGATGACAAGGACTGATTATTTCTAATATTTCATTTCGTAAATGAGATATAGTATTACTTGCCTCTAAAACGTCAACAGGCCAATAATTTGTATTAAGAGGTACTACTTCTGTTGGTAGAATCTTTTCTTCAGTAATATATCCTTTCTCTCTTGCTTTCTTTATTAATTCGTCTATCATGATCTTATTTTGTCACTATAACAAGGAGCACAATAACTATCTATAAAATTTCCCTGGTGTTTCCGATTTGTGCATTCGGATACTTTGCACTTTTTTGTTCTGTCTTTTTCTTCTTTCTCAGCTATTGCTAACATTTCTTGACACAAACTTATGTATTCCAATATTTTGTCATTATTTACTGTTTGATGCAGAAATATTCCGAGTCTTTGTTTGGTTTCCATGTAATCTTCACCACGTTGGTATGCAATATTTCGGTATGCAATATAAGCGTCAGCTCTAACATATTTTTTATATATTGTATTAAATCCTTCTCCTGGATATACTGCAAAATTGAAATTCGGATAATTTTTATGGGAGATCGACCAATAAGGTTTGCCTGGATTATTATAGTTATAGATGTAACTATAATGATAATTTTGACTCTTTTTGAGTGTTCTACCTCTCTTTCCTTGTTCATCTACTATTTCGACCATTTCAGAAAATCTTTTGATTAATTTTTCCTGGTTAATGTTTTTATATTTTTCCTCCGCCTGAGGAGATAAATGATCTTTTATTTCTAGAAAAGTAGAATTATTTTTTATAGTATGGTCATATAGCAAAGAATTGTTTTCGTCTCGAACAACGGTAGATGAAAAGGTAGCGTGTATTTGAAACATATGAGAAATATTATCAAAGCTAAAAACATATGTTCCTGGATCTGAAAAATCATAGTCTTGTTTATGGATATCTCTGGCTCTATAAGACCATTTCATACGTCCAGGCACTATTTTTTTTCGTTCTGAAATATAACCTTTTGCTTGAGCATGTTTTAATAATTCTTCAATCATTTTTTCGACCAAATTTGAACCATTTTTTTCTTTGAAAAGTATTAGATTTTAACGCTTTTTCAATTCTATTTCTATTTTTGTTTATTTTCTCCAATTCATTTATTTTCAATGATAAAATATAATGTTTTGCTAGTTTTTTGTAAAAATTTGTATGTGTCTGTATATAATATACCTGACAATCATCTTTTATAACCAAATGAGCTTCTGTGTTTTCTAGAAAAGATTCACATTGGATTTCAATATTTTCATTAATTTGATAAAAAACATATCTTTTTTCAAATAGAGGTTTCTTGACTTTCCATTTTATTTCAGATAAACTAGAAATATATTCATCAAATATTTCAAAGATTTCAGACATTCCTATTTTAATCAAACAGTCGACATTTGTTTCAGCTTTTTTTAGATTTTCAATACTACCAATTAATTCACGTTTTCTTTGTTCTTCATTTTCTATAGTTTGGATGACCGTTAATTCTTTTTTAGTCGGTTTCGTTTCTTTTTTAATATAACCTTTTTTATAAGCATTTTTCTTTAATGACTCGATGCTCATTTTGATACCTTTATGATACGAAATGGCAACGTCAAGCCTTGATAAAATAAAGGCATATCATCGAATGCAAAATCTACACCAAGGTTCCGCGCTACAACTTGCTTATCATAGGTGAAATACACACCATCATATTCTATTCCTTGATCACTTAAAAATTGTTCAGTTTGGGTTGTTAATATTTCATCTCTTGCAGTGATAATATAGATTTTATGTCCATCAGCTCTTAAAGCCTTTGCTAGCACTGCAAAAAACTCTGGCATTGCTGTAACAGTATCATCCATATCAAATGCAAATATCATAATATTGGGACCCAATACCCAGCTCGATATGCGAGTTCTTTTGCTCTTGTTGGTGTTATAGACATTATTCCACTAAATGTAATATTCTCATTTTTTAAAAGTGTTTTCCCCTTGGTCCAAGGGGCAGCCATTATTTTATTAAATTCTTCTTTTGCTTTTTCTAATAGTCTCTGAAATATTTCGCTCATTTTACTAATATCCAAGTTTTTTCATAGTGATTAATATCTGTCCACCATTCAATTGGTTTTTCTTTTGTTCCCAAATTTATAATTATCGTTTTTGAGACATTATCAATAACAGAAATATTATTTTTGTTAATTTGTGAAATGTATCCATATTTCGGTTTATCTAATACAACTGTAATATCCTCTACTTTATCACCAATTTCCAAATCACTAAGTTTCATGATTTTTTTAGTTTGGGTAATGCATATTTTTTATAAAGCTCTTGATATTTTGGATGTTGTTTTATACAGTTTTCAAGTCCTAGCCACTGGTCAACATCTCCAATTTCCTCACTTATGGTGTATGTGTGCCATGCCCTTAAACAACTATGTTCTGTGCTTAAAGTTGCCCATGAGCCGCTTCCTAGCCACCAAATGAATCCCACGAATGCTGCTAATACTGCTATACCTGGTAAAATGGTCAAAAACAATGTTTCTTTACTGATCATATTCCATAGCCTTTATTTCAAGTTGAGTCATAAACAAATGTCGGAGTTTTTCCTCTTCTTTAGGAAAAGTATAATGGCCATCTTTAATGTAAACAATTTTCTCGATACCAGCACATAACAAAGTTCTTAAACATTCTAAACAAGACTCACCAGTCACATAAGCAGTCGCACCCCTTGTATTATGACCTCGAATCGCTGCTTGACATATTGCATTTACTTCAGCATGATTACATCTTTCACAATGGTCATTAATTACAAAACAGCCACCCTCATCACAATGACTAATTTTTGGTGGAGCGCCATTATAACCAGTAGATATTACACCATTATCTTTTACTAATACACAACCATGTTTTGCTCGATTACACGTAGCTCTTTTGGCAGTCTGCTTTGCTATGCCAAGAAAGAATTGATCCCAATTAGGCCTACTCATTTTGCAAGTATCGCTCTGAGTTCTTCTCCAATACTATCAATTTTTACAACTCTATCCAATCTTGTAATATATCCAGCTTTATCGTTTGCTTCCCATTGTTGAGTTCTCCAGTTCTGATTAGCAGAAAGAACTTTAACAGTAGCAGTAAAGTGGTTGTCTCTCCAACGATGAGCTTGATTCTTCATTCTCAAAACTCGACCTATATTTTGCCAACAAGAAGAGCCTCGACGACCTGGATATACGATATAATCACCAATTCGAACTTTCTGACCAAGCATATCAGTAAAAAACGTATCACCAAAAATTTTTTCAATCATTTTCTTTTTCTCTATACTTAAATGATTCTATTATAGCATTTTCTTCAATTGTTTTAATAATTTTCTAAAAGGTAATTCTTTCGTTTCCTTTTCTATACCATTTTTAGCATTACTCAAAACCGCTTTCCAAGGTAAAGAAGAATCCTTTCCGTTTCTTGGGGTAGAAATTCTTATTGTTTTCTTACCCTTTTCCAGAACAATTGTATTAAATGAACCTTTAATATCACGACCTTGAGTTGAATTTCCAGCTATCACACCAAAATCCCATTTTGACATTTTATTCCAAAAAGAAGGATCTAAAATGTCTATAGCCTGAGTGAATCTCTGACCTATTCCAGTTCCTTTACGAAAACCCGGAAGTTTCGATTGTTCCAAATCGTATAAATTCTTTAATGACTTGAGCGATTCCATTTCATTTTCAAGCCAGCGCAAAGTAGCTTGAGCCACAGCAATGGAATCTATTTCATATGTTCCATTTCGAATTTGCTTTTTAATCCGGCTAATATGTGCTTCATGAATATGAACGATTTTAGTCATTAATTTAACCCCCATCCTAATAATTTTCTCATATGTTCAAACTGTTCATTCAATAGATTTAAAGCTTCTAATATTTCTTCTGGGTGTTCTTGACTGTTTATGAAGTTTCTCTTTTCGTCAACTTCATCAAGAATTCTATATACTTCTTTCATACTTTGTGTACGTAAAACTGAAGTAAGAGACATCATACATTCGGCGATTTCATCCATAGTTTTATTTAAAATTTTTTCTTGCATTATATTAATCAGAATTTTTTTTGGATTTGACTTGTTCATAAAGTTCAAATCGTAATTTGTGTATAGTCACAAATCTGCCTTCAATTCCAATTGCTTTAGATATCGTTATTCCAGTAGGAACATGAACAAGTTTTACGATTCCATTATTGACACAAACCGTAACTGTTTTGTTATTAATTAGATCAGTAAAATTTTGCATTTTAACTACATAAAAACTTTACTACTAGTATAGTCGTCATAATGTTGAATAAACTTAACAATATGGTTCGTAATAACCAATTATTCTTTTTAGCTTTATACTGGCCCTCACTGATACGCTCTAATGTAAACTGATCTGGTAAGATAACTACAGGTATATCTGTACGACCCAATTTGTTTAAAGCTTTATGGAGTTGGTTCTTTAATTGTTTATGCATCATCTCATATTTCGCATTAAAATACATCGTCGGAATATAAACGACCAGCCCACCATCTTCAGGTATTTCTATAGAAAATACCTTATCGATGTTAATATCAAAATTTTTCTCCTCCATGTATCACCTTTTCTTTGTAAATAAAATGAATAAATTCTCCATTCGGATCTAATTGGACACATACACTTGGTTCTGGTTTATCACAAATTAAAGTTCCTAAATCATTTTTGTTAATTTGTACTTGGTTCCCATAAAGTTCAGCATTTGTTAATTTTGTGTTTGGAATAGAGACTAATAAAACAATATTAGTTAAAGCAAAGAAAGCCATAAACACCGAGAAACCAACAAAAGCAGACCATAGTTGTAATTTAATTTTCTTTTTCATAATATATCAATTCTTCCTTTTCAAGCATAATAAATAGTTCCTCATCAGTAATAAATCCATCTAAACAAAACTCATCTTTCGGTTCTTTTAATAAAAGTTTTATTCCTTCTATTTTTGATTCACTAGACACATTAACAAATAATTGATATGCCAACTCTCCTCGAATTTTTTCATTGTCACAAATGTATACACTTAAATCACCATATCTAAAATGCAGTAAAATAATTTCTCCATTTGTTCCACTTGCCTCCCAAAGGCCCGGAAAAGCAAAATTTGTTCTTTGTAGACTATTAAGCTCTATCTTGATATTTTCAGACATTTCTTACCCCATATTTAATTTACTCTGGTTCTCCACAAGTTAAAGTTTGGGTTTTCGAATTTGCTATCATCTTTTCTCCCATTTGAGAACATAGTACGACAAAGTTTAATAATTCTTTATACTCTCGAAAACACTTCTCCAAATCTCCTGCCAGTTGATTAACTGTTGTCTCGCACTCTTGAACTCTGGCTTTAAGCTTTTGGTTTTCGGTATCAAGACTGGGTTCTATAGTCCTTTTTACCATTGTAGAGCAACCTGTATAAAATATTAAAATTAATATCATCAATTTAATCTTCATTATCATCACCTTTATTCCCCAGTTAAAATACTAAAATCCTGTGTATCTCTTATAGTTACTAAATCTTCTCTTGCTGTTTCTAAATCTGTTCTAGCTATGGAAGTCCTGATTAAAAATTCTTCTAATGTTGGAGAAGTAGGTGGTCCACCAGAATTCCCATCATCTATAGTTCCATCAACATAAGCAGCTTCCTGAGCATCCAATTCTGCCAGCTGAACATCTATTTCTGCAATATCAGATTCAATTTGTTCTAACGTTAGTGCCATTTTGTTTTATTCTGTAGTGCTTCGATTTGTGCCATTCTCAAATCACTTTCTTCTTCGGTGATTTCCTCACCATCCCAATACTGTTGGAGGAATTCAGCTTCTTGTTTACGTTCCTTGGCTATTCGGGTCGAAGTCTCAGAGGCAACTTTAGAAGCTAACTTATGTGCCTCCTGAATAGATATTCTCTTACCTTGTTTTTTATTGAGCCAAGATTTCATATATTTTAGTATCATTTATTGTTGTTTTGTTCCTTAAGATAATTGTATATTTTATCCCATCTCTCTAAACTTTCTTCAAATGAATTTTTGAATCCAGAAGAATAACAACCACTTGAGCAAGCAATCTCAAACATTATTTTGTTATCTTGATGATATACATTGAGCTTTGCGATAGCACCACATTCACCACATTTATTTTCTATTTGCCCATGTTCGCTCATTTTTTGTTTAAGCCTTTAAACAAATCATTTATAAACATTTGGTCCGAAATGCCGAATCCACTTTTCCTTAGTTTATCAGCACATTGCATTGCTGATATTTTCTTATTCAAATCTTCTATTGTTATTTTATCCGAACTGATTTTAGTAGTTAATCTCTTAATACATCCTAATAAAAAATGGGTGTCCCTAGGACTAATGTCATAACCATTTACGACTGAATTACGAATACGTTTGCAAGAATCTGCATCATTTTTACTAAAAATCCTCATCTTAGAATATCCAATATTGTAGCAACTGTTATGAAAGTTCCTGGAACCTTTTCCTCTATTAATATTGGTATTTCTTTAGGTTGAGCACCATTGAAATGTAATGTTCTTACCCAATACCAAATTTCTTCTGTTATTTCACTTTCTTCAACTATACCATCTCCAGAAACTCTAATAGGTTTTTTACCTACCATATTGGATTTTTCATCACTCATAATTAAATCTCGAATAAAGGGGCTGGCAAGAGCATGGGGAAATCCCTTGCCAGCCTGTAATTATTTGCCTATAAAAGGCAAAGTATATTGGTTATCATTAACCACATAGTTTCGAATGAATACACCTGGCGCATCCACGATTATTACCCCATAACTATCAACAGGTATATTCAACTTGTATCTAGTAGTTGTATTTGGAGCTGCTGAAATAAAAGCATCAAATACTACATTCCCCAAATAGTCAATCACTTTAATAGTTCCATTACTCGTTCTCTCAAGTGTGTTAGTCACTTCAACAGTATTGGATTGGTTTAAGAAACTATTATATTCAGTCATTTGTTTACTATTTGGAGTTAGCCTAGTAAATGCTGTTGAATAACCAAACTCCACAATAGAACTTTCCAGCTTATAGGAAGATCGACCTGCAATATAATAATTCTCTGAATTTAACTTAGCATGACCTACACCATCCAATACATTGTATATTGCTAGATGTCTTACTTGATATGGTGTGAGTTGAATTGTTTCATTATGCACTTTAATTCCATCTTCCGAAAATACAGACAATCGAATTGATGTTGTTTTTTCAACTGGATTATGAAGTTCGAGATAGGTCAACTCACCTACGCTCGAAACCTGATTATAAGTAATTCCTTTAATAGGCGTTCTATTTGGTGTCACAAACGCTGTTAAGAAATCGTTGCAAGCAAATCCATTTGGATTATCAACACAATTATATGTATATCTCGCAGATGAGAAATAATAATTTGGTGATTTCCCATTAACTAGGTGTGGAGCAAATATAGCTGTTCCTAGTTTATTATGACCTAGAGCATCATGAGCACTAAAATCAAACCTACCACCATCAGGGATATGAACATCGTGTAACTGTTCTAATGTACCATCTCCACCGTAAATAAACAATGAGCCACCAAGAGGATGATTATCAATTTCACCATCAGTTATCCTAATCCAATTAGCAGTAGCGCTACCACCTAAATCATGAGTGTTTAGTGCGGTTGCCTGAAATCCAATTTTGAAGTTTTCAAATGGATAGTATAATGCAAACTCATAAGGTCCGCCCCAAGCATTATCATCTATGCCTTTATAAAGTGTAACACCACCAATCCACTTTCCTGCTTCTTCAGCATCAGTTTGAACACAAACTGTTCCATAAGTATCTGGCAATAAACCGATGTCATTCACAATAACATCCCATTTGGTTTCAACTGTATTAGCAATTTGGCCTTGGACAACACCAAACAAATCTCTATATTGAACTTGAACTCTGAGAGGTTTTTGTGAAGTATTAACTACAGTCGCAATATTGACCTGACCAAGAAAACCATTAGCGTTTGCACAAGTTTCTGGCTCAAGATCGGTAAATATACAATCTTTTGGTTTATCACAATAAATGCCACAATTTTCAACACAAAATGCCACACATTGCGGAACCCAAAGAGGATCGTATGATTCAGAACACTCAGTTACACATTCATTATGTGTTGGACATTCACCATTACATTCACCTTGATTTGCACCATCATTTACAATTATAGGGATTGCAACAAATTTTGGTAACGTTAAAGTTTGACCATCTAAACAGATTGTCATTGGTTCACAATCTTCAACGAATCTATCCGTTTCTAATTTTTCACTTAGATCAATCTCTATTACAGTTGCATCAGCTTCATTTTCAATTCCAGGTCTACATACCTTAATCGGACATTCACCTTCTTTAAATCCATTACTCAAATACCAATCTAAGACAAATTTTGGAATTAATTTTGTTGTAGGCGGAGTAGTATTGGGATTAATACAGACTTTTACATTATCACACTCAGACAAATCTCCCGTAGCACGTCCTTCTTCGATAAGAACAGCAAATTCTGATTCAAGAACAAACCCAGCAATAGCAAATCGACCATCTTCAGATTTCACACAAACTGTGAATCGACATTCACCAAGCCCGGATCCTTCATTCAGATATTTATTGTAGAAAGCAATCCAAGGAACTGTGACAGTTGGTCCCCATCCAGATCTAATACAAATAACAGTTGGTTTACATTCAGCAACATCAAAGTGTTTTGTTTCATCAAGTTCGCTTTCAAGGATAACAACAACTTTCGCATTATCATAGTCATTATCAAGAACTTGACAAACTTCAATTTGACAAGATGTGTTGTCACCACCACATACATCACACCGATCTTTTACAACTGAACTATTACACCCACATTCACCCGAACCTTCTCCACCACAAACACCACATTCATCATAACCTTGCGGGCAAACTGGTTCACAAGCATTGCTATCATCGTCGTCATCATCTTCACAACAATCATCGTCATCGTCATCATCGTCATTATTACAGTTATGATTACCACAAACATCATCATCGAGATTAACATGAAATTCACCAAAACCCAGTCCTTCATCACTTTGGTTACAACCTGATTTGATGTAAATACCTACAAGTTTCTTTCCAGAATTATCGCCTGTACCAGAAAAAGTTCCAAATAAACCACTTAAATCATCAAACTTCTGGATAGTATCATCACAGAACTTTAAAACAACATTTGATAAATCTTTATCTGAAATTGCTACAACTTCTGTAGCAGAAATGAAGTTTGCTGAAGTCTCCGGCTCACACATTGCGGAAACATCATGAGAAAAACAACAACAATATAGTAAAAAACAGCATAATATATGTTTCATTTCAATTCCCCATTATTGGAGTTAATACATTAACAAATACTTGTTGTGAGTATATCAAATATGAATCCTTTTGTCAACCTTTAAATATTCAATGATTACAGGGTGTTACTCAATAGTCGGATCGTGAATAAAGCAGTAATGGTTAATACTACGATCCAGCATTGCTGTATCGTCGATCCAGCACCTTTTTCTTTGTCATATCCTCTTTTTTGTAATTCTTTTACAATTTCATCGGTCAAACTTTTGATTATTTTTTCATTCCATTTGTAACTACCATCAAGTTGAGTGGTGAAGAGAGTTTCGATGGCCGATAGATCCTCGAAGGAATTGGGGTAAAGCTTTGGTTCATTTGGCATAATTAATTCATCATCGATCTTTTTTGGTGGGAAATCGAATGGGTCACCGATAGGGTTCTTAGTCATTACTTGTCTCCAAAAAATTTGTTAATTTTACTAATTATTTTTTTACTCTTTGTATCTTTACGAATCTGCAATAAAAGATCACGAGCTGAATTTCTCTGTTGAACTATTTTCATTATTTGTTTTCTTTCATCTTCTCTTGTATCTTTAAGATTTTGAACAGCCCTTTCATATATTAGTTTAGCTTTTAAAGACGTTTCATACATCTTTTCAGGATCAAGAGTTATTTCATCATTATTCATTTTGTTTCTTATCAATATTTATTTGATTTATTAAAACCAAAGAAAGGCGGTCTAACAACTCTTGAGCAGTATAGTATACTTCATGAAATTGACCCAAAGAAAGTTCATTTTGAACATTTCTAACATGATGAAGAACCCAACCATTTTCAGCTTTATTAATTATTATTTCTGTTGGAATATATTCAACACTAGCCCGCTTGTGAGCTTCTTCTTCTTCCCGAGCACATTTTTCTTGATGCTCAAGATAATTTTTCTGTTGTTGCTCCTGATGTTCAATATTTAATCTAATTTGTTCTTTGTTATATTTTTTCAAATCCTCAACATATTTTTTCATATTGTCTTCTGGATCACCAATTTGTTCTGTTGAAGGTGGCTTAACTACATTATCATTATTCATACCATTTTCCTTTATATCAAACTATTTTTTCTCAGAAAATTCACTAATGAAGAACTTTTCGGAGATTTTCATACTCTTCCATCATAATTTCCAAATCTTTAACAATAAGTGGAGTGTAAGCTATTGTGGGAATATCATAATCAATTGCCCATTCAATTTGTAATGTCATTTCTTCTGTTATAATTTGTCCAGCGACCCACATCTCATCAAATGATTTTCTTCTGAAAAATTCTCTAGTATTTTTTACTACTATAGACATTTGAGCAGGATCACTTATATCTAGGTAATTCATAAACATAAGATATGGAGCTATAGGAATAGTATTGGGACAATGCGTTTGAATATCTAAACACAAATTTAAAATAGTATTGATATTTTCGTTTATATTTCCAGTTGTGGTCGGATAGCAAATATAAACTATTGTAGGATCTTTAACTAATGACATAACAAAATTCTCATATTACATACGACGAAGTATTTTATCCTTTTCTTTCTTTTTCTTCTTTTTTCTTTTTCGAGTTTGTTGAAGTCCAGGTTCATCTGTGACACCCTTAATCTTTCCAGAACCAATGGTGTTTGCTGGTTCTTCGTGCATCATTTCAGATAACTGCATTCCAAAAACTTCATTATCGATATCTTCATATAATTTACGAACTTGTTGTTCATACTCTGGCAAAAATTCAATATCATCAATAAAGTCTAAAAAACTTTCAACAAAAAATTCAGAATCGCTAATTCTTGGATTCTGATGTTCTTTAATAAGGAATAAAGCGGCAGCAAAAGAACCTAATCGAGTTTTACCAAGAGGTAATTTCTCCATTATTTTTTTAAGATTTAATACCAAAATGTCAAACAAACCAAAAGAATCTTTTTCGTTTTTTGTTTTAAGTGTTTTTCTTTTGCGAAGGACTTTACCGCGCTCATCAATTATGCCCAATTTAAAAGCTTTCCAATTATCAAAGGGTGTTGCAAGCCGTTTCAAAAATTGATATAAAAGAAAAGTATCAATTACAATTCCTTCATTCAGGATTATTATCTCATATCCATTTTTATTCATATTTTTCGTAATTTATTAGCTACTTCCAAATCTATTGAAATGTTAATTGATTCAATTGCATCTTCTCTCGCACCACGTACAATCGAAGGCATACGATTAAGATACACCAAAAACGTTTTTAGTAGTGGATGAAATTCATCTTCCAGTTTAAAAAAAAGCATTTTGGTTGCATCATTACCAAACATATTATAAAGCTCTACTAAATGATTGACAATCAATCTTTCTTTCAATTCTTGTTCTTTTAGATAACGATTAAAAAGTCTTTTGAGATATTTGATCTTTTTAATATCATCATAAAATTCTTTTGCATCTAAACAATTACTACAATCATAACATTTCATTGCAAACAAAACAAAATTAGATTCATTTAACTGAATATCATCGAAATCCATGATAAATGTTAGATTATTCGCTATCTTCAGTTAGAGCATCTTCAACTTTGGGTTCCTCTACCTTTTTTGCTTTTTTCTTTTTAGGCTTTGGAGCTTCTTTTGGCGGAAAATATTCTAGTAAACCTTTCACACACTTGAGAAGTTCGCCAGTTTTTTTACATTCCCAACCTCTTTTAGTTGCCATGACACCATATTTGTGTCTAGGCAGAGTCGGTTTCTTTGCCATTTATTTTTCCTCCATTGTTTGTAAAGAAAATGATAATTTTCTTGTTGTTTCTTTTTTTTCCTGTTCCATTTTTTCAGGATTATTAACCAAATCAACAAATTCTTCGATAGTATAAGATTTATCCTTTGGTAAATTAACCACACATTTCCATTTTACTTTTTTATGTTTCATAATAATTTCCTCTATTTTTTCTTTTTCTTTGGTGCCGTATAAGCTTCATCCTGGCACTTAGAACAATTTTCTTCTGCATGATGGACACATGCTTCTGCAACAGCTTCCGTTGCTGTAACTTTAGACATATCTCTATCTTCTAATGGATGATGAGTGACATTCATGTCTCTCTTCTTTCTTTTAGCTTCATCCTGTTCTTGTTCACTACCAGATTGATAGTCAACAGGATTATGCTCATGAGCACCATCAGTATCTTTTTGTGGAGCAGTTTTTAGGTCTTTCGAAAAACCAAGTGCTTTTGTAGCTTCCTTGACTTCATCATCAGCTTTGACCAATCTATCGACTTTAGCAAATAATGCCTTTTTCTCTTCTGGTGTAAGCTGTTCAAGACTTTTACCCATCTTTCCCAACTCTTGTTTTACAACTTCGGCAGCTTTATTCTCCATAAGACGATTTCTATCTAAAGTCTTTTGGGCAGTGTCAAGCAAACCTTTTGGTAAGTCACGAATCATTTTCTTTCTCCTATTTCAATAGCTCGTCTGCGTTTTTAATCCCAGCCTTTCTCAAGGCCCTATTTATTTCACCATCTGATACTTTGAGAGATTTCAGAGTATCTATAGCCCCCAATTTAGCAAGAGCATCGCTCTTTTTATCTTGAAGTGTTTTCAAAGCTTGTGATTTGTTTTTTGCTTCTCGCAAAAAATATTTAAGAGTTTGCACTTTCTTCTCCGAAACTTATTAATTTTCTAGTCGACACAATTTCAAAAAATGTTTTCTCAATCGGGGAATTTAATTTGTCTAAGCTGAAACGAACATCACCCCACATAGCTCTATAATGCATAGTCATCTCTGAAGGCAGAATCATAACTTGACCCGTAGTTTTCATTGCTTTTCTTTTATCGGTAACAATTAATGGATTATCTTGTGGATTCTCATCATCTGTAGATGACATACCATCAAATAATTCCATTGCACTTCTAGCCAATTGTGTTTCTTTCATTGCAGTGCGCCATCTTTTGTGCTCTTGAAAAGCATCATCAACTGAAATAAAAACATGATGTTCTTGTCTACTCATTTCTACATCTGCAATCATAAAATCTTTACCATTACCTTTTTCTATTCCAACTTGCCATGCTATATCTTTTGAGAAAACAAATGTTCTTCCTCTTACTTTTAAATCTACAATTTTCTGAACAGCACCTTCTACGGTCTGTTCAAATAATGCTGTTCTTATAGCAAGCCCATCAATTGTATCTCTTTCTGAATCCATACCAGCAGACAAAATAGCAACACCAAATTCATTAATACCTTCAGTGTATTTTGTCTTATCATCCCACATATATAGTCGTTCCATACCACGTCGAAAGCTTTTGCGAATTCGTATTACCGGCTTTGCAACTCTATCTCTGTTCTTGACACCAACCCATGATTGTTGCTCAGGAATATATTTAACAGCAATTAAACACATTTATTTGCCTTTCTTTTTATAATCGCAAGAATAAAAGCCACCACATCCCTTGTTAAATATAGGAGCACCGGTTTTTGAAATAACCTTTCTACATTTCTGACCTGTCTCTGGGCACACAGTTAATTTGTCATCTGTTATCTTCTGTTCTATCTCAAAAATTGTTCCATCTTTGCGTCTATATTCATAAAAAGGCATTATTTATATCCTCAAAACTCAAATGTCCAAAAAAACTTTAAGACTATCAAAAAATTCACTTTTTCAAGCAAATTTTGACTCTTGCCTAAATACTGGCTCCAAAATTACTATTTAAGAGCTTTTTCTCTATCACTTTCTCTTTTCTTTTGTTCTCTTTCTCTTTGTTTTTTCGCTTGATCAACATCAAAGTCATCCTGTGATGCTTTATCTTTTTCATCATCTTGACGACGTTGTAAAGCTCCTTTTTCTTTATCTTGTTTGATTTTTACTCGATCTGTGTTTTCGCCTTCAGCGAAAGTCTTAAATGTTTTCATTAATAACCTCTTCAAATTGACAGTTTAATTTACTTGATACCTCGTTTGAATAATTATTAGCACTTTGAAAAATCTCTTGAATAGTTCCTTTGATTCTTCTAACTCTGATGATTGCTTTAGGATCTCTGCTTAATAAAGCAACAAATCTTTCCAAATCTCCATAAAGAAAATTATCTTCGCTAATATGAAATATATTACCAAGCCATGCTCTATTAGCTGTTTGAGCTATTTTTGATGCTTTCTCATAATCTATATTTGGATCACATAATTTCACTTCAGAAATTTTCATGTTTGAAACAGTAAAACCCAAAGAGTCAGTAAATTTAAAAGTCGTTTCTTTATTAAAGTAACAAAAATCAACTTCATTCAGTTTTACTATATTTGGTCTTTGAATTTCTTCATTAATCTTTTTTAAACCTAAACTTTTTCTCACCTTTTGAAATATTTGCTTCTTAAACTTCACATTAATCTTTTTAGAGATACCTTTTTCGAATAAAGTGAAATTACCATCAGATGCAGCAGCTCTCATCTTTGAAGAACTCATACCTGTAGCTCCTTCGACATCTAAATCTCTTATCCCAGCACTAATAACTTGAAAGTTTTTAATACCTAACTTTTCTGAAAATGGACCTAAAGATCTATTTAGATCTTTTACTCTATCCCCACCAACTACTATAACAACAGTTTCAAACCCCTCTTGTGCAAGAGCTTCTAAAGCAGCTCCAGGTGTTTTCAATACTTTATTATTGACTATCATCTTAGGAAATTTAGTCATCATTTTTAGGAACTTAACCCTATCTTTAACAGATAATGGATTTTTTTTGTTATCTTGAGATAAACTAGGATAAATTCTAGCTTCAGCTCTATTTCGCTGAGCAAGCTGAACTACCTTATCCAACAATTTTTCATGACCTATTGTTGGTGGATTAAATCTACCAAATGCAAATACAACAGTTTTACCTTGCTGCTCTACCAATAAATCTTGAAAAGTTTTTCTAGCCATTTCTTCTTCTTACTGCTTTAACTGCGGCTACTGCCATTTGTATGCGTTTCTCTTTACTCTTACCTTTGAACTGTGGAGCATCACTATCTTTGAAATCATCAATAGCTCTCTTAATTGCATCCTGTTCAGAACCTTTCTTTAAATCGATGACTTCATCAACACCAACAAATTTTGCTCCAGAAAAGTCATTTGCAAATTTTAAAACAACAGGCATTTTTGCATTTACCTTCTGAACACATATTACCCTATTTTCATCTTTTCTCTTTTGAGCTGCTAATCTATGATGCCCATCCAATATATGATTATCTGAAGAAACAAGAAAATCAGAACAATTAATTTCTCCTTTCTGTTTTAAGATATCATCTATTTTTTCTGTCTTTAAGTGTTTTTGGGTAAATTTAATATCACTTGCCTTTATATGATCTTCAGAAACCTTTAAACCATTTCTTTTTAAGAAGGAAACAAATTTTTCAGGATCTTTTATTTGGGGCATATCATCCCGCTCAACACCTAATGATTTACTTCCAGTTCCTATTACTTTTTCCACAAAATACTTAAAAGATTTCATTATTTTCCATCCCTTAAAGCATCTAAATCAGGCTTATTTTTCTTAATCCATGCAAGCAGTTTGGCATTAGCATCATCCATTGACTTGGTTGATCGAAGGGCACGGAATTTAATACCATTCTGTTTTTGTTTGAAGTGGGCAGTAGCCATCTCCCACTTCCAGACTTTGTTATTTTTATCAGTGTGCATAATCAAAATAGTATGGGCTGTTGAATTTTGTTTAATATTTCCTTTAGCATCATTAATATTCCAATAACTAACACTAAAAGAAGGTCTATCAGCACCGCCCAAAGTAGAGATAGAAGTTGTTACTTTATACCCTTCCTTTTCCGAAAGAATCTTTTGAATATCTTTTTTCAGCTTGGGATCACCAGCTTTCCAAGCTTTAGCAGCAAAACTATCAAGCGTTTCTTCTGTTGCGACAAATTTCTTAAATGATTCCAACTTTTTCTTCTTTGGCACATCATGATTTTTCAGTCTTTTATCGAGTATATCTAGGTCTCCAATTTCGTAGACTATTTCATCCCCAGTGCCTTTACCAAATGTAATCTTATCATCTTCGATCACAGCAAACCAAGGCACAGATTTACCTTTATCATCTGGATAAGAATAATCAAATCTATCACCTTTCCAAGTTACTGTATAACTACTCTTAACGTGAGCTTTTAAGTCTTCCTTTCGCATCTGGCGGCACCTTTACGTTCTTCAATTTCTTCGCTTCCGGCTTCGATAATTTCTTATCATCTCCAATTATTTCTTTTAGCTTGGATGCTAAATTCCAATATAAAAATCTCTCTAATAGTTTAAAGATTACATTCTCTGGTAATGCGTTCTTACTGCCATAATCTTTTATTTCTTTTGGTGAAAGGGGTTTAGAGAAAATATCTCTTCTAACTTGTTTTGCTAATTGATGAGTGTCGATGATGTCTTTCATATCTTTTTCGAGTTCTTGAACTTTTCCGTTAACTTTTTGGGAAAGCTTGGATAATTCAATTGGTTTTAAAGACTGTAATTGCTTAAAGTCTGCAATGTCTCTGACTAGTTCATCTTTCATAATATCAAGCTTAGACGCAGCTTTATCAAACTCCTCAATATACTTATCTGGATCAAATGGTTGAGCTTTCGCTTTCTTGAGCCATTTATCTGTATTTAAATCATAAGCAGCATCGGTTAATTCACTAGCTCTATCAAAAACCTCTTGGCTCACTACACTAAAATAATTCACTGAATGTTTGGTTCCTGTAACTTTCGCACCATTAATCTTAGCAGCTCTTTTTCTAAGTCTTTTGAGCACAGTTTGTGCATCACCAAATGGTTTAAATAAAATATTGACATCTATATCGGCATTGAGTGCAAACTGTCGAGTGAGAATACTTCCTACTATCTGAATATCAAGTATTCTTGCGATATCTTCTAAATCTCCAATACCACGCATAATGAAACCCTTAACGCGCTTTTTCATTATGGGATTCGGAGTATCTGTCTTGTCGAATATCTGTTTCGAAAGGGTGTCCTGGACAGGATCAATAAGAGATTCTTTCATAAAAAATTTAAAACTCTTCATTAGAATGGCTCCAATTCATTAGGAATAGGCACATTCAACTTTAGTAAAACTTTTTTGGTTTCGGAAAAAATAACATTTCGTTTTGATTTCTTCGGAAAACCATTCGATTGTACAGCCGCAAACATTTGTTCGAATGTTAACAAATTGTCTGGTTTGGCTTTTGGACCAAATAACAGTTTTACAATTTTATTTGGATTCGTTGATATTAATTCTCTGTTTATGCTTTTAAAATTCTTCAAAAGCTTCTTTTTGCCTCTACGACTTTGAATCGCTTTCATTAATCCTTGAGAAAATATAAACAAAAATCTTTCTTGTTCTATATTTTCCCCATTTTCTTTTTTTCTAATCTTAAGAGAAACATGTTTAGCGACTTGACCAAGAAGAATATTCCTATAAAATCCCTTTATCTTACTCTCTTCTTCTCTTGGTCCAAAGTATATCCAATTAGCCCAAGATAAATTACTAACAAGAAACAAATCTATTTGTACCAACTTACCAGCTTGTTTTCCATCTGTATTTGTGATTGGAAAAGAAAAAGAAATAGTTCCTAAACTTCTTGTATCTTTTACTTCTTTACTAACAGATTTTGAAGCGGAAACCATTACATCATACAAATCATCTATATTACTTATTTTACTTCCTTTCATCAAAGCTTGAGTATCTACAGCTATATCAATATCTCCAGAAGTTTTCCTTTTGCCAGTGGTTCCTAAAATACTAATAGCTTTCTTTGTCAAATTCATTTTTGGCAAAAGAATTCGATACAAAGATTCCAAAGTAGGGTTGACATTTATTTTATTAATTCGAGAAGTATTAGAAACAGCATTTCCACCTTCTTTTATTAGCTGTTTGAATTTCATTATATTATCCTTCAGCCTTTGAAAAATTTCTGAAACTGAATTCCAATCGATTAACTAATTTAACGACTTTACCCAACTTAGATGAAATAGAAACAAAACCTTCTGGTGGAGTAACTTGTAAATCTCCTGATGATATTTCATTAAATGAATTAATGTTTGCTAGACCATTTAACTTATTTAATATTTCTAATTTTGCTTGAATTATGCTTGTTTGATATTCAATCAATGCTGCAAAACCTTCTTGTTCATTTTTAAGAAAAGTCGTAGCCTTAATTTTTCCAAGTTCAGAACGAAACTGATTTTCAATAAAATCAATTATTTCTGGAATATCTTTTGTTTCTGTTAACTTCCCCGATCTAATTCTTTCATTTATAAATCTTTTAATGTGATTCAGAATTCCACCATTAATAGATAACTCATTAGCAAACTTAGAAGCAGATGCTAATTGATTTTCCGCTTTTCTCAATATTGATTGAATATTTTTTCTTTCTTCTAGAGAAAACAAAGACTTATCAATATTTGTTATTGATGCATCATCGAACCAAACATTTGGAACTTTTTTGAGGGAAGAAACTTTTGGTTCAAAATTCGCTTTTAAATCACAAAGAGTACCAGAACCACTATATGCTGTATGGAAAATTATTCCTATTTGTGCTTCTTTCATTTGAACTGCTAATGGGAGATTTGTTGCCACACCATAAGTTATCGTATTTGGTTTAAAAGTAAGGAGTTCTTCTCCATGTACTTTTGTTGTTCTTAACATATCTTTTGTGAACATCAAATCCCCTTGTAACACACCTTTGATATTTAAGTCTTTTAAATTCTCTAAAGATAATATTAAAATTTCTTGTAGATTTTCATTGGAATAGTTCCTTCTCACATCTTCCGAAGTGAAATTGAGTTTTGGTTTTTTCTTCGAAAAAACAGATTTCGTTCCAACAAAAAAGTTTTTTGTTTCGGGATCTGTTCCACAAATTATAGCTGGACTACCATCCCATTTTACCGTAATTTGAGTAGATTTCTCTCCAGAAGCTATATCATCAACAATATCTTGGAGAATCAAAATAGCATCACGTCCACCAACGGCACCGTCATTCAATATCCAATCTTCGATATGCTCTAAATGTGTATTCTTTTTTACTTCCGTAAAAAATATTTTAAAACTTTTCATTTTATATCTCAGTCAAATCAGATCTTCCTTTCGCGAGAGCCAATGGAGCAATCATTATTCTTGCTCCAGTATATGTTTTCCCATCTATATGAAATTTTCTGCCTGCTCTAAAAGTAGCAAGAAAAACAATCTCTAAATCTCCCTTAAATGATTTTATTTCCCCGGCAGGTGCAAAATGTTCCGACCATTCTAAGGTAAAAGAAGACTTTTTCTTACCTGAAGTCAAAATCGGATTCCCCTGACCAATGATCTGAACATATTCTTCACTAAAATCCTTGGAACCTTTTTTATATTCCGATCCAAATACAGCTAAATTTTTCAGCTTCGGATCTTTAATTATTGAAAATACAGGTTTTATTAACCTCTTTTTTTCAATATCCATAAAACTTACTAACTTCCTCAAAAAACTCTTTACTTCTTTATGCTCTGAAATTCTTAATCCAGCTTTCAAGCTTACACCTGAAAATTGTTGAAATGCTTTAGGACCACCAGCTTTTTTATGGGAAATGAATAAAGGCATTTTATTACTTTTAGATACAATAGCAAAATCAGCTTTCGGATTTCCCTTGAATGTCTGGACATCTATAGCATCATGAATGGTAAACATTACTTTTCCTTCTTTCTTAACACCAAGACTTATAGGTACCATAGGAGTCTTAAATTTCTTAATAAGCTTTTTTAAATCTTTGAAAGCCACTTTTTCATCAAATGTAGTTCCTCTTTCTCCAGCTTTAGAGGGTTTACGAATTGTAGCAATGGAGATAAAACCTTTTTCATCCCCAATTTGAACGTTAGCCATTGAAATTCTTCCAACTTTTTTGATTTTATTATCCAAGAGCTGAAGTTTTGTTTTTGCTTTATAGAGCTTTTTACCTGGAATTAACCCTTTATTTTTAATTTGGAAAATATAAGTAGATTTCTTATTTTCTATCCGTAGTTCCAATTTTTTCCAATCAGGATTATTTTTTATGTAATAATCCCAGGCTGGTAAGCCTGATGTCCTTGTACCTGAAATATCTGCCATTTCTTTTAAACAATAACAATCGACAACATACAATGTCATCTTCTTATTTATAAAGCTGAAGGATTTCCTCAGTTTGGGTTAGATTTCTATGTCGTCAAAAACACCACGTTTGTCTTTTCTTTTGGTAGTTGTCTCTGGTTCTTGACCTGATTCACTTAAAGTCTCCTGAGCTTGCTCCTCTAAGTCATATAATCTCATTTTTGCTAAATCTATTCCAATTAAGAATCTTTTATTCTTGGTAAGAGCATTATACCTGTTTTTTACCTGTTGTATCTGAAGTTTATTCATTTTCTCAAGATTTTCGTTAGTAATAAGAGCAAACATCAAATCTGCTGTCATTGGCACACCAAAACTTTCACTAGTATCTGTTGCATCTAAGTCGCTGGATGAGAAACCAGCTCGATTAGTTTGTGTAGCTGTCACTATAGGTAAATTTTGTTCTACAGCCAAACCTCTCAACTCTTCAGCAATAGCTTTAACATATTCATAACTGCTTGCTCTACCAGGTTTCAAACGAGCACTAGAAGCAATATTCAAATAATCAATATAAATGATATCGGGAACAAAATTTTTCTTTAAATGCAGTTCACTCAATAAATGACGGAAATGTGTCGTTGATGCCATAGCAGTAGGATACTCTTTAATGATCAGTTCACCATTTGTTTTATTAACTAGCTTATTTATTTTACTTTCGAAAATTATTTTAGAAACCTCATCCAAATTCTCTATCGGTAAATTTAAAAGATTAGCGTCTATTCTTTCTCCTGTCCTTTCTTCAGACATTTCAAGTGTTATATACAATACGTTATACCCAGCCATTAAATTTGATGCTGCAAAATGACACATCGCTAATGATTTACCAACAGCAGTTCCAGCAAGAATAACAGTTAAAGTCTTTAATGGGAGTCCACCACCAGTAATCTTATTGAGAAATTTTATATCAAATGGGATTTTTCTTTCTTCTGAATGATACCAATCAAATCTTTTTTCAAAGTCGGCTAGATAAGAATGACCAATATTTGGATCAAAAGATACCGAAAGAGCTTCTTTCATTAATTCTGGTATTGCACCTTTGGATATGTTTTTACTCTTACCACCAGCAATCTTGATAGTTTGCATTACAGCATTATGCAATGCTTGATCTTGACAAAACTGTTCTGTTTGATCAAGCATCCAATCCATTGTAACTTCTTTATTCTTTTTGAGAGAAGAAATTAAATCAATAGCAGCTTGGTATTCTTTATCGCTGATTTCATCTTCACCTGAAGTCATTTGAATGATAATAGCTTCTTTAGTGGGAAGAGAATTATATTTTGTAATGAAATTAAAACACTTTTCAAAAATTAGAGATTCTATTCTTTCAGAAAAATATTCCGGTTTGATGAAAGGTAAAACTTTTCTGATATAGTCTTCATTAAAAAATAATGAGCTGAGAATAAGGATTTCGATACGATCAACCATACCACTATAATACCAAATTTAAGAATAATTAAAACGATTATTCTTTTTCTTCTGTTTCAGACTGTTGGCAGGCTACATTAAACCCTTTCATCGATTCCTCATAAAGAAACCAATCTTCTAACAACTCTAAAGCAATATTCGCTAATAAAACTTCAAAATCTTTTGAGTCTGCATCTGATAATTCTATATCTTTTAATTGTTCAGGTATAGGTTTAACAAATGTCCATTCGAAAACAAAAGGGGCGCCGCCTTGTTTTTCCTCTTCAGGAGTCAATTTTAATCTCCCATAACGAACAATAGTATCCTTACAAGGACCAATCAAAATTTTAATGACCCATTTTTTTACATCTTCTGGATCTGGAATAAGCTCATAGAACTTACTATGTAGTTTTTCGTCCTGTGCCATCTTCTACATACCTTTTATTAAATTTTCCTTCACTGAGTGATGTTGTACATCCATCAGCATGAGTAATGTAATATATGCCTTTTCTTTTAACTGCTGTGATTTTAGCTCCATCACTAGGTTGACCAGTTTTGATTTTAGTGTAAGATTTACTCTTCATCATTTTCCTCTATCATATTCCCATAAGAAAACTCTCGCTGGGCAGCTTTTTCTAATTCATTCATTACTTCATTTGTAAAATACTTCTGTGGATCCTTTAATATGGCTTTACCGAATACCTTTGAGCCATCAGGAAGTTCAAAACGAGTTGATGTCTTTTTGAAGATACCATATTTCTCAGCTAATTCTAACAAGCCGTAATATCTATCAAGTCCTTTATCATAGCTTAATCTAACATCAACTACAGTATTTTCTTTTGAAAGTCTACCTTTCCCCAATTTACAATGAATAATATTTCCAATGACTTCGGTTCCGTCTTTCTCTTTTCTTTTTGAAAGAAATAGAATAGCACTTGCAAGATATTTTAATCCAGTTCCACCAGACATCGTAGGAGTTGGATACATAACTCCAGGCGGCAAATAAATATGGTTAGTAACAACAAGGGGGACTCCAGCTTGACCCAATTTCAAACCAAGAACACGAAAAGTTCCTTTGATTAGTTTCGCTCGCCGACCCATATCATTATAGGTATCACCACTTCCAGCTTTCTCCATTTCAGGAATAGTTGATAAATTCCCAAGAGAATCAAGTGCCCAAAACATAGGTGTTCTATTTTTCTCAGGTTGTGCTGTATAGTTGTCTATCATTTTCACAGCTTGGAATTGAAACTCTTCTACGGTAACACAAGGTAAAACCATTACTCTTAATACATCAATACTATGAGCTTTCATCATGTCTTTAGTGATAGCTGATTCAGATTCAAATATAACACCAACAGCTTTTGGATCATTCTCTAGAAAGTTTTTAAGCATACCAAACATAAAAAATGTTTTACCTGTACCTTCAGGGCCTGCGAGAGCTGTTATTTTATTATTTGGTAATCCTTTATGGAGACTTCCACTTAACTGAGCATTTAGAATATATGAACCCGTATCAATCCAACCTCTAACTTCAGCACCTTTGATACCATCTTCCACAATTGAACCATAATCATTCCCAGCAACTTTCAGCATATCTTTCAAAAAACTATTTGCCATCATATTTCATCCCTTCTAATTTCATTCCCTCTTCTATAAAAGATTCTACATTTTCTCTATCAGAAAAACTCGCCAATTCTTTTTTAGTTTCGTCGGCAGCCAACACCATTAACATTTGATAAGGAAGCGCGCCATGTAAAAGAGCAAGTGGTGATGCTTCCCATACTTTGAATCCACCAACCTCAAAAATTTTGCCAAAGTCTTCTACTGTTTCAATTAATTTCCATTCCATAATTTTTTCCTATTTCATGACTGATAGCAATCCTTGACTCTCATCAATTCTTGCTCTTGCCATTTCGCAATATTCTTTTGAAATATCCATCCCAATATAGTTTCGATTATTCAACATAGCTACTTTAGCAGTTGTCCCACTCCCAATAAAGGGATCCAAAACTAAATCACCTTTATTTGACCACGAGATAATATGATCCTTTACAAGTTTTTCGGGAAACATAGCTGGATGCGGCAACTTTTTACACATGTATTCCTGACCTACTGTATTCATGAACCAAATATTTGTTCTCATACCATATTCATTAATAATATTCTTTTTTGACTCAACCATTTCTCCATTAGCTAATCTTCTAGTATTCTTTCCCACTGTAGCTTGACCAACATACTTATTCTTCTTGTCTTTAATAGGATTAAATGTTTTTAGTTTACCTTTTGAAAACACAAACATATATTCGAAAATTTGATGATATCTATTTTTACTAGGATTTGAAAAATTACTTTTCTGCCAAATCATTGTATCATGTAACCGAAAACCAATATCTTTAAAATATAATGCTTGCTGAAATGAAGTGCCAGTTTCACTTCCTTTTATAACAGCATCACCCACAACCCAAACAACAATACCTCCAGGTTTGGTAATCCGAAACAACTCAGTTGCGATTTCATCAAATCGAAATTCATATCCGTTATAATCTCTTAAGTTATCATAAGGTGGAGAAGTTACAGTTAAATCAATACAACCATCATCCAGTTCATTCATCAACTCAAGACAATTGCCATGATATATTTTATTCAACTTTAGCATCTTTCGTTTCGACTAAATTAACCCTTTCAGAATAATAACCATTAGATGAGCCAAACCATCGAATATCAACATGACCCTTAATCGTTGCTAATTTGTAAAAAGTCCAAGTAAAACTTTCTCCAGTAGATAATTCCTCATCTGAAATTCCTTTTGGTGTCTCATTTTGGCTCACTACTTCTGCAAGTAAAATAGGATTTCCTATTAAATCTATTATATCACCAACAACGCTTTCAACATAAACATTTTCGCAACAATCCTGATTGTGCCACATGACATACTCAGAACCATCATTTGCTTTAAATGTAATACTATCATCTCCTACATCTATAGAAGTGAAAACCTTACCTACTAATTTACTCATTTCTACATTAGGCATATCCCAAAGCTCCATATAAGTATAGTTTCCCATTATAAAAATTCCAACAAATTATTTTCACCATCAATCCTATCTTTAGCTATGTCAAAATATCCTTTATCCAATTCTATACCAATAAAATTGCGATTATTTCTTTTACAAGCAACGCCAGTTGTACCTGAACCCATACAATTATCTAGAACCAAATCATTAGGATTACTATAAGTTTTAATTAAATATTCAAATAAACCGATTGGTTTCTGTGTTGGATGATTAACCTTTTCATCACTATTTCCAAGAACACCCACTTTTTCAATTATACTTCTTGGATAAGAAATATTATCTTCGATATTTTTTATATGAGATTTTTGTTTTCCATAAACTTTTGTCTTATCGATTTTTTTCACTTCTTTAAATTCTCTTTTTAGTTTATTATCATGCATTATTGGATTATAAGTTCCAAATTTTTTATAAAATACTAAAATATTTTCATGTTGAACTAAAGGGCGCTTTTTAGCATTTAAGAAACCAGTAACTTTTCGTTTATTCCAAATTAATTCATATTTGAATAAATTAAGATTACTTAAAATCAATTTACTTGTAAATGGTTGAGCTGAAGTTAGTATAATATTAGCTGTTTCTTTTGTAATTCTTTCATATTCTTTCCATAGAAATTTAAAAGGAATAGGAATATCCCATTTACATCTTGTTGTACCATAAGGTAAATCACATAGAATCATATCTATAGAATTATCATCTATATTTCTCATAATTTCTAAACAGTCACCAAGAAATAATTCTATCATTATAAAAAATCCAACAAAGAAGATTTTTTCTCGGTTTCCCAACCAACATGTTTTAATAATCCAACTAAAGGATGGAGAAAAGATTTTTCAAATTGCTTATCATAATCAATCTGATCATGTAAATTAAACTCTTTTGGTAATTCATCTGAAAATCCTATTATAGCATTTTGTGCAGAATTAGGCAAGATTAAAGGTAAAAATTTCATCTTATCCCCGCTCTTGATCAGATGATATTTTCTGGTTAATTTATGCTTTTTTAACAAGTGGTTATAAACCAGAGAAGCTTTCACATTTTGTGGTGTTCCTGAACTATAGATAAATTCTTTATTTGCATACTTTTCTAGATTATTCACACCTCTCGGGAAAGCCATTTCTTCTGGTGGAAGTGCATCAAATTCTTCTTTTACTTTAGCAATAAATTCTTGTATTGCAACTTCATCCTTTACCATTAAAATTTCTAGTGCTTCTTTTAGCTTTTTTCGACAAAATTCAGGTGTACTAGATTTGACAGTTTCCAAACCCATGTCTTTGATTTTTGGCTTTTTATATCGAATACCTTCAGAATCATATACTTGTAAAGCATATCGTTTCTTTGCCGTCCAAATACCCTTTCTAGCAATCACTTCACGATCCATTTGCATTTTTTGTGCGTATCCATTAAGATAATCTGCTAGTTTCTGATAAGACTTATCAATTAATGGCTTAAAAGTTTGTTCGGCTACTTTATCTAAAAAGTCAACGACTTTGTTTGGTTCTGGTACATTACCTTTAAAAACTGTATCAACTAATTTATCCAATTTCACATAAACTGAATCAGTATCCATTGCAATGATATAATCTATATCTTCAGTATGAAGCATTTTGTTTAGAAAATCATTCAAAGTTTTTTCAATCCACTGAATCACAAGTTGACCAGAAAGTGTAATAGCTTCAGCTTGTCTAATATCATAAAAACGAAAATATTGGTTCCCCAAGGCACCATAAGCTGAGTTAAGCTGAACCTTCTTAGCTTCCTGCAAGTTCTTAAATTCAAAAACTTCATCAGATGTTTTGGAATGTAGAGCTTTTAATTCTTGATTTGTTAAGTTTTGTAAATTCATCTTATCCTTTTAATAAAATGCCACTTACTGTGATATTTAAGATGTTGATTTTTCTTTCCCTCTGCCTTTTGAAGCATATGCCAAAAATTTAAATAATTTTTATTACAATACTCTTTTAATTTTTCTTTGTCAAGGATTTTTATTTTATCCTTATAAGAAATTGCATATTTACCAATATTATCTTTACATCGTGTAGCATCTTCAACATACTCCAAAAGATTATTCCATTCTAATCTTTTTGTTCTGGGTTGCTTAGGTAAAGCAACAGATGGTGGATTTAATTCAAATTTTTCACTTTCAGGAAAGTAAATCTTTCCTGGAACTTCAAATTGATTATGACCATAAAGCTTACTATCCCTATTTTTCGTACCTCCTTTCCTTATAATATAACTCTCTAATTTTAATTGACCATGTTCCCCACCAAAACTTTGATTATAGCCACCAAAGGCTACATGAGATTGATGTAATCCAATAAAATAAGGCTCCATAGATAGTAAAGTGTGATATTCATCTGGTGATTCGTATAAAATTGTTGTTTCAAAAGCATCCCAACCATATTTTTTTATATCTCTATGAAGTAATCCATTTTCTTTACAATTTTTATGACAAGAAATTCTGGCATTTAAATTTAATGTAAAACCTATATATCTTCTATAGAGAGTTTTATGCTCTATCATATAAATTTTTGCTTCTCTCATTTCAAATTTTGGCTCCGAGGGCAGGATTCGAACCTGCAACCGGACGGTTAACAGCCGTCTGCTCAACCGTTGAGCTACCCCGGATTATTGCTTTTCAAAAAGTTCTTTCCTATTAACATCAACAATTTCTGTTTCACCTTTAGTAACACAGAAAGCATATTTTTCTTTAACATTCAAACAGCTCAACCTTCCATTCTTAACTCTTTTACCATGATAAACGCATCCAGTATCAAGATTAACCTGATCTGCACCATTTTTTGTAGTAATCCAATGTAGCCTTTCTGTTGGAGTGTGACCATGTACAACAGTCTTTCCAAATTTACACTGAGCATGTAGAAATGGGAAACGCATCCATGTAACACATCCAAGAACTTGTTCTTCAAGAGGAACCTTCTTAAAATTCTCGAAACCAGCATGAACAAAATATGCATTTGGTGTATCAATTATTAGTTTGCAATTTAATATAAATTTTTTATGGTCGTGCGGTATTGCTTCACTGAAATGAATATCTGGATCATATTGCGTTGCAGTTTCATTACCACCATTATAGAAAAACATATTACCAAATAGACCGCCGAAGCGCCGATTTGGGCTACAACTAGACATTCCCGTTTCGCCATAAAGATAACCTATCAACATATCCTCATGATTTCCACGAAGAAATTCCGTCCTTGGAAACTTTTTCTTGAATTCTATTAAGGTCTGGATAACTCCAGGTGAATCGGGTCCACGGTCAATATAATCACCAATGAAAACCAATTGATCATTCTGAGTGAGCTTTTCTTTTTCCACAAGATGATTTAGAATAATATCTAATTCAGCTTTGCAACCATGAACGTCACCAACAGCAAATAGTCTATCATATCCATCAATTTTTGTTATCGGAACAGTAGGCCCATATTTTGTTTCGCCGATCATTTTATTTTCCTATCAGATAAACAAATCTCAGGATCAGAAACAAAATTTTTACAGTTGGTGCAAATATGATGCGTTCCAGCTAACCACCTAATTTGCCAGCTTTCTCTCTGAATTGGCGCTTTACAGCAAACACTCTTATATTTTTTAAAAATTTGTATATGATTACTCATTTACTTCTAATTTTCTTTTGCGCATTTCAGTATTGATATTTTCCAACTTTTTTTCAGCATTAAGCATCTTGTTCTTATAAACAGTTCTTAGGGAATACATTTCCATTAAAATCTTTGGTAAAAATCCTTCTTTAGTAGTATCAAAATGGTGACCATTTGCTGCCATTGTAACTTTCTTATTCTTTAAATCTGATAAATCAAAACTCCCCTTCAGCAAACCTTCTACATTTACCACTTTAAACATTTCCGGGCGAATTGTTTCGGGTGATACATTAAATTGAGCAATTAAATGAGGATACAATGAATTCAAATCAAAAGACATAACCCAATCATGCATACCACACTGGGGTTCTTTGACATACCCTCCAGCATATTGTTGTTTCTTAACATGTCTTTCTTTTTGTGGAATAACAATATTTCTATCTTTTAAGTGATTATATATAATTGTATCCCAAGTTCTCACTTGATATAAAACATCATCAAAATTTACTTTCGCATCATATGCGACCCCCACAACTAACTCAATAAATTTCAATTTATTTTCCAATCTATCAACAAGCTCAACATCCTTGATATTGTAATCAATAAACTTCTGATAATTGTTCTTATATAAGTTATACAGATTTCCGTATTCCTCATAGGAAAGCTTCTTTTCACCAAGTTCAAGATGAGCAATCGTATTCAACTTATAATTTTCTTTATTTGCACCTTTAGGATTCAAACTTTTATTCTTATAAAGTGTCAAATAATCCAGACAAGAAATTCCTACCAAATTATACAAAATCTTTTCTTTTCCTTGATAAAAATACCGTTTCTCCTTAACCCATTTCCAAGGAGAAAGTCTTGATACTTCTTGATTACCAAGCAATTTAGTAATTCTATTAACAAGATATGGTATATCAAAATCTTCTATATACCATCCAGTAATGATATCTGGAGAAATTTTTTCCCAAATATCAAGAAATCTTGAAAGTAATTCAACTTCATCTTCACATTGAAAGTAAGTCACTTTCGGATTATAATTTTTGTAATTACCGCAGCCAAACACAAAAAATAAATCTTTTACTTTCATTGTGATTGCTATAACTTCTTCTTGTGCAAGATCGGCAGTAGGAAAACCATTCTCACTTGCCACCTCAATATCTAAATTACAAACAATCAAATCATCAAAATTATATTCTATCTTTCCAGGATATTCATCACCCATAAAACAATAATGATAATTCGTATTCCCATATATTTCAAAATTTTCTACATCTTTATACTGAGATATGAATTCCCTAGAATCTTTAATAGATGAGAATTGCATCGGTTTGACATCTTTACCATCAAGAGTTTTCCACTTGGATTCTTCGTTAGCTGGCAAAAATAGAGTAGGTTGATAATTGAGCTTGCGCTTGTTGCGGTTGCCATCCACGATTTCACGTAAATATATCTTATTCTGAATACATAAACAATTCGTAAAAAAACGCATAATGTAACTATATCACAATGTTGTAAACTAGTAAAGTACTATTTTACTTTCAATTCAGGAACTACTACTTTGTTATCGCCAGATAGTTGAATAATCTGGCTAGGATTGAAAATTCTTTGCCATTCATCACGAAGTTGTTGAACTGGTTCTTTAATATACATGATGAAAGATCGATCCAGATCTACAAAAGTTTCAGTAGAAAATAACAACCAAGGTGAAGCCGCTACTTGTGGTGGACCAGCTCTGCCAACCATACCAATAACAATTGGATTTGTTAAAAGCACAGAATCCTTCTTTTCTTCAACATCAGCAACAATATCTTCCCCAAGATGAGTATGAACCAATTTGATATTATATTTCTTCTTTTCGGTTTTCTTTTCTGACATAATCTATCCTCTAATAGAAATTCCACTTTCGAATAATGTAGCTTCAGCATGTCTTCTCCTGACCAATCCTCTTATTACTTTACCATTATCCTTATTCCACCTTCTCATTTGATTTGGAACTTGGTCATACAAACCCTTATTCAAAACCTTGAGCATAGTTGACTTTCGTAAATTTGTCTCGCCAAGATTATAAGTCCAGCATACTAAAGCATCAAATTGATGTTGCTCTAAAGGAACAGTTACACGTTTATTGACGGCTTTAACAAATCTAGCAACATCTTCTTTGAGATATGCTTCTGCCTGAGTTTTTGTAACAACATCGCCTTTTTTTACTCTTTTGAATTTACTATAACGAGTTGTTCCGTAACCAATAGTCCAGACACCACCTGTATCTGGATAAGCTTCTTTTTTAAAACCCTCAAAATACTTAATTAGATCGATGCATTCTTGACTACATTCATGATCTACATCTTTATCGATAGTAAATCGTTTTTTCTTTATCTTTTCTATTTTCCAATAATTTATCATTTATATAGCTCTATTACAATTGGGGCATTTACCGGTTCATATCTTTCGTCAACAAGACTTGCATTAACATAGTATGTATTAATGTTTTCATCGAAGTGAACACCATAACCACCATGAATATGCCCAAACAAATGAATTTTAGGCTTTAATCTCTTAACCCTTTCCATAAGAAGTTTACAACCAACACTATGACAAACTCCAGGTGAATTATCAAGAATTTTAAAAGGTGGACCATGAGTAATAAGAATATCTGTATCATCAGGAATTACTGCCCACTTTTCATCTAATATTTCCCCATCACGAGGCAGATTGAACGCCCAATCACAAAACCAAGGCTGCCAAGGGGAACCATAAATTTTCCAGCCTTCAATAGTAACAGATTCATCTTGTAAATAAATTGGAGATATAAAACCTTGTTTCTCCAAAAGTATACTATTTTCATCTCGTAATTCTTTTACACTTTCAGGATTATATTCAAATTTCCTATCATGATTTCCAGCAATCCAAATTTTGTGTTTATGGGGAAGTGCCGAAAACCAATTGAGAAATTCAACAATTTCATATTCCCTATAACCACAAGTCATAACATCGCCAGCAAACAATAAAACATCTCCATCGGGAATAGGATAATGCAGTCGATTTTCTGTAGCATGTGTATCTGAAATACAAACAAACTTAGTCATTAGAAATTTCCTTCAGCTACTTGCAGGCAAGTCAAACCTAGTTCATTCCTCCACATATCAACAACTTGATTCCTATCATCCAAAACAAATAAAACGTTGTATACTCCCAACACATGAGCATCATATAATTCCCGCTTTACTATGTTGTCCTTACGACTATCACCAGAAGCTCTTTGATATAAAGCATCAAAAGGGATTTCGTTCGCAATTAACCATTCTCTAGATAAATCTATACATGAACCATCTCGACCAGAAAAAACAATAATGCGTGTTGTTAAATCATCACAATATCGAACTAAGTTAACAACCGGTTTATTCGGTTTGTCAAGACCAACTTTATCCCATTCATAAAATTGACGATGACCATCATTGATAGCAAGTGTTCCATCAATGTCTACAATAATGCAATTTGGTAAAGTGTGATTATATTCTGGAGTCCGCCTACCTGATTTGTCTTTCAAAAATTCTCGATGCATTTTTAAGATAACATCTTTGCCAACCGAAACCTGTCGAAGTAAATCCCTTTCTATACAAGTCTGCAATGGAACATCAGTAAAATCTTTTATTTTGAATTCTGCTCCATTAGATTTTGCTTCCGCCCTGAGATTTTCTTCATGTTTTGGATGGAGATTGGTATCATCTACAATAATATTATGTCTAGCTAGCAAAGCATGTTGAACAATCCTATCTCTGATATTTAATATAAACTTCTCATTAGCTTTTGACCATTTTCCACCATCAATCATTGCACGTAAGTCATCTTTATTCACCCTTTTGAACCCAGATTCTTCTACCATTTGTTTTGCCCAAGTGCTTTTCCCAGAACCAGGCAAGCCTTTTGTCATAATTAATTTAGAAGGCATTACATTTCCTCGAATCTAAAAACTTATTAATAAAATATACATCTGCATCAAAAACTTCTTGATTTTTTGCTACATGATAAGAATGGAAAGTTACTCCATCAACACGAATATCAAAAGAAATATCATCAACAGAAAAACAAGAAATTTTCTCTAAATCAATTTTAAGGCCAGGTATAGATTTCATTTCATAGATTCTCATAATTTATTTACTCCAGTTGATCCAAAACCACCAATTCTACTAGTTTTTTGAGTAGGTTTAATCACAGTTTCTTTTAAAGGTTTTCTCAAAATCTTTACAAACTGAGCTTGAGCAATCCTATCACCATGATTGATAATAAAAGTCTTACTACCATGATTCTGTAACATCACAAAAAGCTCATTAATATAATCACTATCAATAACACCAACACCATTATGAACAGTAATATTGTGTTTCCAAGGAATGCCGGAACGAGAATAAAGTTTTAATTCGTATCCTGAATGAATATTAAAATGTAAACCTGTTGGAATAAGAGCTCTTTCTCCTGGAGATATAACTGTATGACTATTCATTACCATGCGAAAAAAATTTATATTGCTGGACATTTTGAATTGAACATGTTTTTCTGCTGGCAAATAAGCACAAATATCAAAACAAGAAGAACCATCTGTAGCATATTTTGGAGGAATAACTTGATCACTAACACGAAAAAATTCGTTCATAATAAATCACCTGTAAATAATCAATCAAAATATTTTTTAATAATTTCCTCTACATTTATTTTTCGTTTCTTTCTTGTTTTGTTTAAATTGACTGTGAAGATAATTTGATATATCAACAAAGAAATTAAAACGGTATAACCAATTATTAAAATCATTATTTTTTATTACCGATATTATATTTTGCTGCTAGAGTCCAGTTTTCTTTTTCTTTAAAAGGAAGTATTTTAATCTGACTGATTGGTGCTACTGGATTTTCACTTTTCTCCGAATCAACTAATTCAACTAAGCCCCACTCTTCCAAAATATTAGCTATTGTATTTCTCCGAGCAATATCACTTTCATCCATATTAGTAGGTTTTCCATCCAATTTAAAAAGTTCCTTGAAATGAACTATATAATATCTGCTCAAGCCTAAACCTGTAGTTTCATCTTTAACTTTTTTGTCTCGTTTATGAAGAATATGACAACTCTGATAGAGAGTTTTTTCGTGCCGGGAAGCAACACCGATTCTTGTTAGAGTCTCTCGAACTTTCAAAAAATCATCTGGAGCTTTTAACTTCACCTCAATTAAATCATCTACAACATTGCTCATTTTCAATCCTATCATCAGTAATGTAAAATAATACTGTAATTATTTAGGATAATAGGATTTTTACTTTTTGACGCCTCCTTTTTCCAGGCGTTTGAGCATATGTTCTAATTCCTCATCCGAGACTAAATCTGCAACGGACTTAGCTTTATTGTTACTGTAACCATAATATTCTTTGATAGCATCTATCTTATCAAACTTATCTGGTTTCAACCACTTAGTAAATCTTTTCCTTTTACGAACAATCCTTTTCAAAAAATCATATTGCATTCGTTTATCTAGATGATGTCTAATATTCATCTCATTGGCAGCAAGAATGGTATCCATCGTCCCAGATAAAAAATGATTAATGACATAAGGTGTATACTCTTTCTGATTTTCTTCAGTCAAAATATCTTCTTTCGTGAAGTTAATGGAATTGAGAAAATCAAATAGCTTTATTTCTGCCATATTATAATCTTACAAAACTTTTACTTATTTCCATCTTGCCCACAACTTCCACTTCTGATATCTTATTTGAGAAAGCACCACTTTGGTAAAATTTGATAACCTCACCATCTGGATTATAACTTCCATCTTTTGATAATTTTCTTGCAGTAACATGCCATCCATTTGGATAAATGTCATGTGGACCATGTCCGATTCCCCCTCCCTTAGATTTTGTCTCCTCGACAACAAACTCTGCATCAGCTAAAGTTTCATCGATAAATTCAACCACTTGCATCACGCCATGTTTACCTTTTTTGATAGGAACCTGTCGACCCAGCACAGAAACACAACCAAACATTTCGGATTTAATAACGTCTCCAATTTGAACTAATGTTTCTTTCATTTTAATCACCAATTAATTTCTTGTTTGTTCTGTTCACATAAAATACGATTTACTTCTGAAAAATGACCACATCCCAAAAATCCATGATGGGCAGATAAAGGAGAAGGGTGAGAAGTTTTCAATACATAATGTTTTTTCTTATCAATAAGATTTTCTTTTGATTGTGCATATGCACCCCCAAAGAAGAAAAATAATTCCTTTATGTTCTTTATTAATTGATTCGATAACAAAATCACTAAAACGCTGCCAACAAATATTAGAATGTGACCCTGGGTGACCGGCTTCTACACTAAAAACTGAATTTAACAATAACACACCTTGTTTTGCCCAATTAATAAGACATCCACCTTCACAAATAGTCACATTACCAACATCACGCATCAATTCTTTGAAAATATTTTGCAAAGATGGTGGAATTTGAATCTTATCATGTACTGAAAAAGCCAAACCATGAGCTTGATTCATACCATGATAAGGATCTTGACCTAAAATTACAACTTTAATCTTTTCAAATGGTGTAAGAGAAAAAGCAGCAAATAAATCTTCTTTCTTTGGGTAAACAGTAATGCCTTCTTTTCTCTTTTCCCGAAGAAAAGATTGAATTTTAATAAAGTAATCCCTTTTACATTCTTCGGAAAGTATTTCTTGCCAATTATTCACTTAATCCACCTCCAGGCGTTGTCATCTGCTTTCACCTTTCAACAACTCCAACATTTCTTTGGCGGCACCTAGTGCTTCATGTATATTTCGAACATAGATACTTTCGATAGTCGAAAGAAGTGGAGACGTTTCCATTATTACTACCTGATTGAGAAATGCTTCCCACCGCTCTAATTGTTCTTTAGTTGGTTCTTTTGTCATCTTTTAAAAAATCCAGCATTTCACGGGCGGCATCATAAAGTGGTGCTTCTACATGAGAAAACCACTCAAAATTCTGTATCGCGTTCTTCCACCGCTTCAATTGCTCGGCTGATGGTTTCTTCGCCCATTTTCGGCATTGTTCTTCAAATACTTTCGTATTCACAAAGAGCGGTGGATGGACCACAGTCCGGACCGGTTCTCCATCTCCGGCGCTCGCACGACGGGCTATTTCGATTACTTCGTCCTTTTGTTTGCAAACAAAATCAAGCTCTTCTATTAATTCAAGCGGAGTAGTTGCTTTGCCTGTAAGCGAGTCCTCCAGCTCCTCCAACCGCTTCAGGTCGGCAGCGCGTCTACCTTCTTGCGCTTGCCATTCCACTTCTTCGCCAACTAATTGTTTGAGCAACATACTTAATCTCTTTAGCTCAGCTTCATATCGTGCGGACATTACTTAAACTCACAATCTTTCCAAATTTCAGTTAAACAAGCTAGTAAATTGATTTCGTGATCTGCCGCAAATGCAGCTTTATATTGATAATCTCCAAGAATCATAACTGCCATTGGCACGCTACCAGGCTCCAAATAATCCGCAAGTGCATCATAGATTTGTCGATAAATCTTTGTCGAATCATTATCAAGAGATTCAACAACCCACTCACGTAAATCACCATATTTTTTATTTGTGATCGCTTTAAACAAACTATCAATATTGATGTTTGACGTTTGAGCTAAAATACCTTCATCAATCTTTCCGTTTGCTGTAGCAAATCTTTGTAGCTCATTGATAGTTCTTCGGAAATCTGGAAAATTATCAACAATTACTTTACCTAGAACTTCCTTATTAAACTCCACATTTTCTTTCTCTAAAATATGAGAAGTTCTTTTGTAGAAATCCTGTATAAGAGATAGTTTATCTTTATCTCTCACGACAAACTGAACAACAGCACATCTAGAGTGTATAGCGTCAATGATTTTATTCTCAAAATTACAAGTAAAGATAAAAGTACAATTAGATGAAAATTCTTCAATCATTCCACGCAAAGCAGCTTGAGCATTAGCAGTAATATAATCCGCTTCATCAATAATGACAACCTTTTTATCACTGATAAGACTTACAGAAGAAGCGAAATCCTTCACCATAGTTCTTAGAACATCAATGCCGTTTTGTTCTGAACCATTGATAAACTGATAATCAAGTTTCAATTCAGAACAAAGAGCTTTTGCTACAGTGGTCTTTCCCATGCCCGGTTTACCACAAAGTAGAAAGTTAGTAATCTCACCACTTTTCAGTGATCCACGAAATACATCTTTAATATGTTTGGGTAAAATACAATCGGATATTGTGGCAGGTCGATATTTCTCGGTCCACAAAAAGGATTCACGCTTAGACATAATAAATTTTTCCGTTCAAGTTGCCAAATGATTATTTTACGTCGTCTTTCAATCTCATTGCTTCCATAACTCTTTGAGTAGCCTCAACAGCTTCTTCAGTAGTAGATGTTTTAGCTAAAAGACCAGCAAATACAATTGCTTTAGCATTAAGATGTAGATTATATTTAAGAAGATGCAAAACAGTTAAAAATTCATTCTCATAAGAATTATAAGTTCCTACTGGTGGTCTGGGACGCACCATATTTTCTTGAACAGTTTCTTTTGGTGTAACTTCTGGTTTTTTGTCAGTCATTTGATTTGTTCCGTAAGCTTGTCCAACAACTCTACTGTTTGTTTTTCCGACCATCCTTCACCGTTGGAACCGATGTATTGATATGCTTCTGCTGCTACCTCGTTTAGTTTTGTGCCCGTCTTCCGCAGTCGGGAGATTTCTGTGAGGAGCTCCCTGATCGCGCCGTGCGCGTATCTAATATCAACACTAACATTGTCGATAGGCCCTTCAGGCACATAAGACTTGAATTCCGCCAGTTGTTCGTCGCTTAGTTGTTTTGTGTCAGTCATTCTATTCTCCAAATTCGGTTAGTTCTTTCTGAGCTGTAATCCAATATTCAACTTGTACATCCTTGTTCTGAAAATGACCAATACCTTTTGATGAAATATTGACATCATAATTTCCAGGCAGAAGTTTTAAATGCTCAATATTAAAAACAATCTTAAATGTATGAATTGTTGTATCTTGAAGAGAAATAACAAAATTTCCTTGTGTCTTTTTCTTAGGGCCAGATGATTCAGCAACAAGACTAATAACTTCACCATTTCCAACAACTACAAGATGTTCAAAACCCATTACCGAAGAAGCTTTTAGAACTCCAGAAAAATCATCTTCAGAAAACTTAAAAGAAATCTCAGCTTTTGAAAGGTAACTTGCAAGTTTTTCTTTCAAACCTTCAGGCAAAGTATGAATGTTAGAAGGATCTGCATAAATATAATTTACTGAACGATTTCCGCTAACAATATGTAAATTAGTTTTCTTAAATGAGAAATCAGGTTCTTCAAGCAAACTTTCAACATTAATCAATTTATTTAAATCATAGATTGCAAAATCTTGTGGAAAGGAGTCATCAACAATAGCTTCAGAAACAATAATATTTTGTGGGGAAATAGTTTGTAGAACGTCTCCTTTTCTCACCAGCAAAGCTTGATTAATAGAAGCAAAATTCTTTAGGACGGTAAGAGTATCAGAAGAAATTTTCATAATATAATTGCCTTAAATAGTTGAATAAAGCGGGAGTAGTCTACTCCCGCTTGTCAAGCGCCGCTTGGCGGAATCATTTCAAATCACTTTCTGGAATTATCCTCTACCAGAAAGAACAAACTCTTGATCTGCATTATCAAGACGATAAGTAGTAACCATTCGACCTCGATGAAGACCACGACTAAATGTTTTTTGGTTTGTGTAGATAGTAAAACCATCTCGGTTTCGCAGCCGATCAATTATCGATCGAAGATTCTGCACACCAAAACGACTACGAGCTTCACTTACTGTGAGCTGCTTTCCCGAAGCTAGGAAATTCAGCACCTTTTCAATTTGTGTTTTAGCCATCATAATTTTCCTTTTCATTAAGTTAATAATTTCACTTTTTCTTTTCAATTATTATAATACTATAATCCTTAGTAGAAGTCAAGAGATATTTTTTCGAAGAATTCCAATAACTTACGAATTTCGTAAGTATAGCAGGGAGTTAATAATTATTAAAAAGGAATAGTTGTTGCTTTTTCCGTTTCTTCTAGCCATTCTTCATCTCTTTCACTTTGTTGATTTCTTTCTAATTCTTCCGGGGACAGATTAAACATTGACCAAAGTTGCATGAAAGCTTCTTTCGTCTTAGCATCAAAACGATTGATACAAAGTCTGATTGCTTCTTCTTTATCTTTAACAATCGCATAAGCATTAACGATATGTACCAGGCGACGAGTTGAAACTAATTCATCAATCACACCATCAAAAAATGTATCACGAATTGCATCTGCCCATTCTGCAAGTCTCTTTGCAAAATCGAGATTATTAATATTGTGACTTTTTAAAACACGTCTCAAAATCTTGACTTCTACGGATCGACCAGGATATTCTTGCTCAATTGTTACAGGAAAGCGTTCAAGAAAAGCTTCATTTAAAATATTAGTTCCAATAAAACGACCATCTTCAGAACCTTTACCTTTAGTATTAGCTGTTGCGAGAACAGTAAAACCAGGAGCAGGTTTCACAAATTGATTAATCTTTTTGAGAAAAACACCTTTACCTTCAAGAACTGGTTGCAAACAAAGAATTTTAGAACTTGCAAGATCAATTTCATCTAAAAGTAAAACTGATCCAGTAAGCATAGCTTTAATAACAGGACCATTAAACCAAACTGTTTCACCATCAATCAACCGAAAACCACCTAGTAAATCATCCTCATCAGTTTCAATTGTAATATTAACTCGGAAAAGATTCCTTTTCGTTTGGGCACAAACCTGTTCAATCATAAAAGTTTTCCCGTTACCAGAAAGACCAGTGACAAATAAGGGATAGTAAATTCCTGAAGCAACTATTTTTTCAACTAACTCAAATTGACCAAAAGGAACATAAAGAGGATCTTTATCCGGGATTATCTTTTCTTCTAAATTGGTATAATTTTCAATTGAAGTTGTAATACTCTCTACTTTTTGTTTTTTTGAAACTGATTTTTCAGGTAAAGCGCTTTCAAAATCTCCTACAGGTAAATAATATAAACCGTAACCAGCTCGATATTCATGACCTTTCACTAACCAAGAAGGCCAACTGTAACCATGTTTAGCACAAAAATATTCAAGTTGATTTCTGTTAATTGGGGAACCATATTCTTCATAAGCAAGCTCAGCAAAATTTTTTCTCTCTTCATGAACTTTATTTCTTTTAGCTAAACGCATTATACCTCCAAATTATTCAATATTTTCAAGATACCAATCTTTCCCATAAGATTTCACATCAAAAATCACATTACTAAAACTCAAATTTCTTAAACTATTCCGAAGGGCAAAAAGATAAATCCTATTAGTAATTTTTTCAACTGAAGCCATTTGTCGTTTAATACGATTTGAATAAGCATCAGATTGAGCAACCAGTTGGACCAAATCACCTACTTTAACATATTTTAAATTGAGTGACATTTTTATCTCCTTCTTACTCTTATATTATGTCATATTCATAAACATCTGTCAAACATTTAACCATTTAAAATTTATTCAATAATTTCAAACATTTATACTATCCTGTCGATAAATTTGGAAAGCATAACTCTACTAGTTATCATAATAGCTTGACTCTTTTTGAATGCTTTCGTTATCTTGAGTCGTGAAGCTCCTGGCTTGACTGGGATATAACCTTGATGAGTTCTTAACTGATCACCACCCGGAACAACAAAATAATCATCATAGCCAGCAGTTTGAACATTAAAGAAACCATCATTTTGATATTGATCATATAACTTATTAATGATATCTTTCTTTTCTGTTTTACTTTTATTTTGGAGATTATTATCTTTTTGGGAAATCACAGATTCAAATCCACTTTTACCAGATTGGAGGATAAAGAAGCCAATATTATTTGTTTGACAAGATTTTTTTAATATTTCAAAATAGATTTTTGTAAAATTATCTTCCCGCGAATTCGATTCATATTGTTTATTATCTTTTTTGATGAAGATTTTCTGATATTGACATAAAGATTTCGAAAAACCATCATAATCTATAAATCTCAAATCTTGACCACCTGTATAATGACATCCATCAGTAATGAAGATACAATTCATTATCTCAATATTATATTTCCTTTGAATGAGTGGAACAAGATGAGTAGCAATAATTATTGTTTGATTCAATGGAGTATAGTGTAATTGTTCAGAAGTAGGTAAACTATATTTTTTTGTGGGATACTCCTTTGCGATTTCATAATAATGTAAAATTGCCATCATGTTGACTAAAGCATTTTGAAATTGTCCAGAATTCATTCGATGAGAAAAATAATTCCTTAATGTAAAATGGTTTCCTAAAATAATTTCCTTCTTTGGTACGTTTGGGGCTGAATCAATTCGAGAATTATTATCGCAAGTCGTAAAACCATAAACTTCAAAAGGGATTTGAACTTTCTTACAGAACAAAACGAGATTTATCATTTGTTCTATAGTTCCTGCCATATGAGAAGACATCGAATTTGACATATCAAAAAAAATTAAAATACCATGATTTTTTCCTGTGGAAACAACTGAACTTCTTTTAAAAATATCGTCATTATATTTGTAAGAAAAAAGTTTATTCATATCAATAACGCCAGTTTTAGAAATCCTCGTTTTGTCATGGATATGTGCTGCTTTTTTCATTTCAAATTCTTTGACAAGATAATTAACAACTTTAATACTCTCCGATTTAAATTGAGAAAGTCTATTTTCTGCCTCTTTAAGTTCATTTAAGCAACAACAATTTTCTCCACGATGAGATTCAGTATAAGAAAGATTTCTTTCATATTCTTTAATGTAATGCTCTCGAATTTGTCTATGAACTGTCTGGAAAGGAATTATATAATTACTAATTTCTTCCTTTGAGAGATTTGGAAAATCAACATAGGCATATTCATCAGCAAATTCATCTCGTAGATTTTTTAAATTTTCCTGAAGATTTTGATCTGTTTCGGAAAAGGGATCTTGCAAATTCTTATCTTTTTCATCAGAATCCTGATCAGCTTTGGATTGATTGGTTTCAGAATCTTGAAATTCTTCAGAACTATCAGAAGTGGAACTATTTTCTTCAGAATTATCCTTTTCCATAGTTCCTGAATCAATTTTTCCATCACCATCTTCTGAAATTTTGGCTTTTTGTTGTTGTTGGTTTTGTTCTTTTTGGTATTTAAAAAGTTCTTTTGCTACTCTAACAACATCAGAAAAAGTTTTACACGAATCCACTTTTTCAACCCAAAACTTTTCTTCATCAGTAAAAGCAATCTCTTCAGAGATGTAAGAATTCAATTTGAAATGGAGATTGATTCGATCAATTAAATCATATTTCTTAAGATTACCTGTTTTTTGTCTACCAAAGAAATCTCTCTTATTTAATTGTTGGTAAGCTTCTCTAAAAGATCGTCGAATTCCTGGAAAATCATTTTTGATGATTTTTTCGATTCTAGCATCCTCAACAACATTGAGATACGAACTAAGTGAAGCATTTTTCTTCACTTCTTCAATGTAATCTTGAGGAGTATAAAGAGCATGACCAACTTCATGACCTATCAACATATTATAAAGATGGTCATCCATTTCTTTCCAAATTGGCAAAATGAGAATTCTGTTTTTTAAATCAAAAGCAGCAGTATGAGCACCAGAACGATGTTCAATCGAAAGTTTTTCTGTTGCCATAAGCTGAGCAAGAATATCTTTTACTGATATATCAACTTTAGACATTATCAATAAACCGTTATTGCTAGTGCAACAACATTAAAAAGAATTATTGTCACATCAAAAATCACCAAAAAAATCGGGAATATTTTGTCGTTTTTCATTCGTTTCCTCCCTATTACATTATCATTATCTCATACCCCATAAAGCTTGTCAAGACATTAAATATCCGTAATTATTGAAAAATTTAAATAATTTACTTTTTCGACCCTTGCGGAAAAATTTTGGGAAAAATAATTTGTCGGAATCTGTAGGAATTAGATTTTTCAGCTTTTTTGGGGTAGAATGGTAGCAGGGGAGGGATTCGGACCCACAATCATTAGTTTCTAAAACTAACCGCTATACCGTTTGCGTACCCTGCCATTTGATCGTAACTATATTATCTCGCTTACGCGAGTAACAATAGTAACCAAAATTGACAAGATACATTTTTCATTATTTACTCGTAAAATCCAACCAAAACAGTTGCAGTTGTTCCAGTTGCGTGTACTTTCTTAATTAGAAATCCTTCTAATAATTCTCCAGCAGCAAGAGCAAAAGTTAGTGAGGTTGAATCACCAGCAAGTGTAACAACAACATCTCCAGCAAGCCCATCTACACGAATTTTATTAACAAGATTTGTTAAATCGGCACCATCATTAGGAGTGATGCTTACCGAATTTCTTGAATCTCCCATTATTTTCTCCTTAGTTAAATCCGATTAAACCAGTTGCAGTTGTTCCAGCTGCATGAACCTTCTTAATCCGCAAATCATCTATAAACGAATTAGAAGCAACTGATAAAGTTATCGAAACAGTATCAGCAGACAAAGTAACAACAACATCTCCACCAACATCAACATATAATTTCAAAGCAACTTCCGGCAAATCGTTTCCATCATCCGGCGTAATTGCGAAAGCATGTTTTCCTTCTGCCATTTTATTCCTCTAAGTTAATTTTATTACATTGCTATTTAGTTGGAGCGCCAACACAGAATCGAACTGTGGTCTTCTGCTTGGAAGGCAGACATAATGCCATTATACTACAAGCGCATTTAATTATTTATTAAGAACCAAATACAACCCAAATAACATTAATGCCATTTCTAATCGACTAAATAAAGCTGGTTCTGTAAGCCACTCAATCATCTATCAATACCTACTTTAGAAAGATATTTAGCCTTAACGTCCTCAAAATTATCCATATAAATCAAATCACCATAAAAAAGAGTCTCAGTATTGTATCTTCCTTGCTTTACCATCTTTTCTGCTCTCTTTGATGCATATCTATCTTTCCAAACCTGAACCAAATGATCGACGGAAGTATCCATTCTCTTCACCAAACCATCCTTATCTATTTCCTTTCTCAAAAAATCACAAGTATTATTATACAAAGGGGAAAAATATACGCCCCGTTGATGCTTGGTATGTATTAATTCCTTTGGTATATTAAACTTTCTATAAGCAAAAAGCAAAGCTCGATTCCGGTAATCCCGTTTCGATCTTTGATTCTTTTCATTCATGGCATGATACCAATCCCAATACATTCTTGGCTCATTCTTTTGGAGCCAGTACATCATCTGTTTTCTTAAATGGCGACCCGGATTATATCCGATGCTACCCTTTGTAGCTCCTCGCTTGTTCCAGTATTGTAAACTGTTATATTGTGATAGTGTACCATATAATGAAGTAGTTGTCAAGCCTACTAAAATCTGATTATATGAGTCTTTCCAAGCAGTTTGAACTTCATCAGATAGACAAAGTAAAGCGCATAATTTCCCACCCAAGAAGTTAAATCCAAGTGGTTGTGTTGGAACGATAGTTGAACCTATCGCTATATGGTTAATCATACGCTCATCTGTCTTAATCTGTCTGGTCCAGCCAATATAATTATCTCTACAGGTTAGATCCATAAAATCTGAAGAGATACAAATAATACCAAGATATTTTTCTGAAACTTTATCTTTGATAATGAAATGCATATTACGACCGACCGCACTATTATAAGGCATCGTGTGAATCAATAACCTCAAATTAGACCACTCTGTCATAAGATGATCAGCTTCTTCCCCATTATTTGTGTAAAGAATTTCCGGTTGAAGCTTTAAATAATCTTCAGGTGATTCTGGAATCCAAATACTATTCTTACATTTTTTAACTTCTAAAATCTTTTTAGGATCCAAAAGAACTTCTGTTGATTTATCATGATCTAAAGTACTCATAATTTCTGTCGGATACTTTCTCCGAATTTCTTGCCACTTCTCATACAAAGTATATTCCTGAACAGTCATCTGAGAAACATAAGACAATATATCTATGACTTTCTCACGAGTATCATGAAAATCTATATCAGGAACTTCACTAGTGGGATTCTTTTTTAACCACTCTTGAAATTCTTCATCATAATCTTTCTTAGTTTTTGCGATCATGCTTCACTTTTAAGGCATCCGAATAACTGTCAGAGATTTCTTCACCATCTTTCATAACTCGAATGTTATCCATACCATTAGCATCACATAATATAACAAAATTTTCAGGACTAATAGTAGTATCTCGAATCAATATTTCAACCAAATCTTTCAACAACTCCGAATGCTCTTCAATAATTTGTTGTGCTTTTTTATATGATTCTCTTATAATAAATGTTGAATCGGAATACATTTCATCCTGTGTTGGGATATAATTACCTCTTTCATTAAAATTTCTTGTACCAGTTCTATAAGGAATACCATCTTTACATTCTGTCATTGCCCAATCGTTCATCATGAGACAAGCCATCTCTGTTGCGTGTGCAATATCTTCAGCAGCACCAGGAGATATCATTTCATCTTTAAAATAAAATTCTTCTGCTACTCGACCAGCTAAAGCACATATAATCTTTTTCAATATATTGCCCTTTGACATTTTAATATAAGGCATGAAAACAAATCCATCAACATCAGACTTAGAGGCTCGTGCGCTAATCTGTGATGGTGCAACACCAAAGAGTTTACCTATTGCAAGAGCATGACCAGCTTCATGCACACTAACCATCGCAAGTTGATCTAGTGTTTTCTTCTTCCGAATTGAATCAATTTGACCAACATAAGGAATATGTAAAGTCTTATCACCATACTTTGCAACAATTTTCCCATCTTCGGAAAATAGTTTTACATTAAGAATAGAAGTTTTGAAACAATTTAATAAAATCTTTGGAAGATTATTCTCTACAACCATTTGTATCGTAGAAAACACAGGGCGTGTACCTTGTGTGGGAAAAACACCATTATCATAAATATATTTGTATATACTATCATCATATTGAACATCGATATTATGTTTATCCAAAACGTTATTCGAAACTGTTTTTAATCTTCTTTTAATGATCTCCTTATAAGATTTACTGGATAAAGAAGGATATACTAAATGAAAATTCCCAAATCTTGCTATCTGCTCAGCACGAAATCTTTGCAATAATGCTTCCTTAATATCAAGAAAACTAATCTTTTTTGAAAGCTCATGATAAATATCTGCATGTGTATCAGCATCCTGAACAGTTTTTGCAAATGAGTATGCTTCATCCAAATTTCCCGAAATAAATACTAATGTCTTTGACATATCGAAGAAGTGTTTGTTTGAGCTATTCAATAATTTTTTGCAAAATTCTACCAATTCTTTTTCACCAATGCCAGTAATATCAGAACTATGCATCTTATCTAAACCAAGATAATAAATTATTTTTTCAGCATCGTAACTATATATTTTCACATCAACATCCTCCTCAACATCTTCTTCATCATCACCACCGCCAATTATCTCTCGAAGACTCTGATTTATTCCTTTCTTTCTTGTTTCTTTGTTTTCCCCTAAAGCTTTTTCAGCTTTCTTTTTTTCCTGTTGACGTATCTTTGCTGAAAGGGTATCAATAATATCCTTAATAATATGACGTTGGTCGATATGACCATCAGAAAGCATTTCCCAAAAATCACTATAGCCGGCATCAGGTTTTTCTTTTCTGTCTTCATCAACAGTTCTAAATTTTTGTATCTCATCAAATAAAAGAATACCAGAAGTACCATTCATAATATTACTCTGATCTTTCAACTGAGAAAGAATAGATTTGAAATAATTTGTCCTATCCCCTAGTTCAATCTTTAAAAAGGAATCATCCCAACCAAGAAGTTTTACCAAACGATTTACTAGATCAGTTTTGCCGACACCAGTCATACCCCACAAACAAATAACAGTAGGTCGCATCTGAAGTTCTGGCATGACATACCAAGCTTCAAGACTATCTGTGACATCATCTATAATATTGTCAATCCCAACAAAGTGTTCCTTAAGTTTTTTGTTGACCCATTTGAGATGCTCTTGCTTCGCTTCGATTTCTGCTATCTTTTTTGTATCCATTAGTAATCACCCCTAACTATTTCAATCTTTAATATCTTTCCCCATGTTTCTTCCCACGATGGTAAAAGCTGTTGAATATCTTTAGCAATTGTTGAACGTGTTACCTTTGCTTTTGGATTGCTACTTGACCAATGAACAGCTCTCCTACCTATTTTATTGGTAGTGATAAACACAGTATATTTTATTGGCAAATCCATTATTCTACCCTGCTAAAACTTTTAACTTTAGTAAAACGAATTAATCGATGAAATTTATCAGCAATAGTATCTTTATGTGAAATTACAAAAATATTAGTATTGCGAAACAAATCTGAGTTTAATAACTCAATAACATTCTCAGTTGCAGCATTATCCAAATAACTATCAAATACTTCATCCATGATAAGCAAATTAGTATTTACTGAGTTTTTCATACGTGCTATTGCACGCCAAGTGAAGAGTAAAGCTAAATCAATTCTTTGTTTTTCTCCTTCGGAAAAGTTTTCATAAGAAAAAATATCTCTTCCTCTAGATTTTATACTCTCATTAAACTCTTCATCCAAATGGAAACTGACAAAAAAATTCATGGAATTAAGATATTTATTAACATATTTGTTAATTAAAGGCAAGTATTGTTTTATAATCCTAGACTTAATTCCACCATCTCTTAGAAGATTTGAGGTGGTATCATACAAAGCTTTTTTATATGAAAAAGATTGTGCTTTATCTGTACACTCAACTTTATCACCATACATACTTCTAATATTATCCTTTTCATCTGAAATTGATTTCTTTGGTTTCTTTAACTCTTCGTTTTCATCTTCCAATTTCTTGACATAGTTTCTTAAAGCATTTACAGAAGATATATTTCTAGTTCTTTCCCTTTCTTTGTCATTTATTACACCTTTAGTAGAATAAATATCACATAATCTTTTTTGGAGTGTTGATATATTATCTTGAATCTGTTTAATACCAGCAGCAAAATCAGAAAGCTTATTTTCTTTTCTTCCTATTTCCTCTAACTTAAACTGTTCATTAATTGGTTGATTACATGTTGGGCAATCATCATGATCTTCATAGAAAGTTATTTCTTTTTTAGTCTTCTTGATATTACGTTCGATTTGATCTTCTAAATCATAAAACTTTTGGATATTTTTATCAACCTCTTTTTGATCCTCGATATCTTTCTTTAAACCATCCAATATATCCTTAGAATCATCAATAATTTTCTGCAATGCTTGTATCTGTAAAGTATTCTCGACTATATCTTCTTCATTTTTTTCGATCTTTGAATTCTTGTCGCTTGCTAAACTTTTAACATACTGCTCATGCAATTCTATTTCTTTTTCAAGCATCTTAATTTGCATTTCATTTTCTGTAGTTTCTTCTTTCAACTTAGAAATTCTTTCTTTCAAAAGATTATGCATTACGGAAAAAATTTCAATATCCAGAAGTTCCTCAATAATAATTCTTCTATCTGAAGGCTTCAATTGCATAAATGGTGTAAAATTTGATGCTCCCAATACAACAATTTGGGTAAATGTCTTACGATTAAACTTTAATATCTGTTTCTCTAACTTCATCTGGTAATCATGAACGCTTGCATCCTGTTCAATCATTCTATCATTACGATAGATTTCAAAAATATTTGGTTTGATGCCACGTCGCACCACATATTCTTTGGTTCCAATTTTGAATTCAATTTCAACTAAGCAATCCTTTTCATTGACTGAGTTGACTAATTGATCTCTGTTTATCGCTCGGAAGGCACGACCAAATAAAGCAAAACACATTGCGTCGAGCAACGTGCTCTTACCACTCCCAGACGGACCAAGTAGAATACTGGTCTTAGATTTGTCAAGTTCGATTTCGATGAAGTGATTTCCAGTAGCTAGAAAGTTCTTCCATCGAATCTTTTCAAAATAAATCATAGTATAATTACTTTTTAGATAAAGTTTCTCTCCATCTCTTTTGTAATAGTCGTATTGTTTCTTCGGTAAAGTAATCTGGTATAACTAAATCAGAATTGAACCATATATTATCCCTACTAATTAAACATACTAGTTTATTTTCAACTCTCATATCAACTGTTCGATTTAATATTGGATTACTTTGAAAGCTTCCATGCCAACACCGTTCAAAAACATCAAACAGGAAGTCAGCAACAGTCTTTGGATCTTGACACCAAGAATATTTTGTTAACCAAATTCCAAGTTCATCGATTCGACAAATTTCCTTTTCTTTAACGTGTATACTAATAGTATTATCCACATTACACCTCTATATCGGCAGCTTCACTATACAACTCATGCATAAGAGTTATTAATTCATTCTTATCTTCACTCACATCTATCTGATGAATATATTCCCGAAGAATAGTCAAAGTATCTTTAGCTTGATCAATTGCTTCAGGATCTTCATCATCCAAATCATCATATCCATCAACTACATTTAAGTCGGCAGGATTTTGTTGATAAAGTTTATCAAGAAACTGTTCAAACAAATAAGGATTTGTTTTCTCTTCTACTATAACTTTTACATAACAATCTTTAATATAAGAATAATCTGTATCTCTTATGGTTTCGTAAGTTTTTGCACCATCTCTATAATATATTTTGTGGAAGATTTCATTCGGATTTTCAATGAATTCCATTTCTCTGGATTTCGTTTCAAGTATATGAAAGCCTCTACTATCATTCCAATCAGACCACACAAAACCATAAGGAGATCCGACATACCAAATATTCCCCCCATTAGACCGATGATGATAATGGCCACTGAATACAGCATCAAATTTATTAAACTGAGTTCTGTCAAACCCTTTATCATAATTAATATGTCCTTTTACTTGTTCAAAACCTAGTATCTCAAGATGACCCATTGCGATTTCAGCTTTGGTGGTTTCTATTTCTTTTACTGTATCGTCTAAGTTATCATCATTGATCCATGGCAAAATACAAATATCCAAACCATCTATTTGAATAGTTGTTGGTTTTGTGTGAACTATAATATTGGAATATTCGGATAAAAGTTCTGTTGGGGAATTCACTTCATTAGTTGACTTAAAATAAGTATCATGGTTTCCAATAATAATATGCATTTCGATACCTCTTTCTTCAAGGGCATCAAACACATTATTCTTCCAACTACTTAAAGTTTTTAGATTAACATATTTACGACGATCAAATACATCGCCAAGATGAATAATAGTTTTGATATTATGCTCATCTAGATATGGAAAAAACTGCTCATGAAAAAATTTAAGAAAATGAGCATTAAATACTTCTGTATCATTACGAGCACCGCAATGTGTATCCGCGATTACAGCTATTTTCATATTCTATTTCAATCAACTCTGTTGATAAGATCAGTTATGGCCGACTTGGATTTCTTTTCTTTGACTTTCTTCTTAGCTTTTTTCTTTTCTTCAAACTGTTGTATAAACTGCTCCATCTGTGAATTTGCGTGATCACTTCCGTATTGAGTGACTGTTACTTTTTCATCGTGAATAATATTATCTTGAATTGATTTCAATTTTACATAGAGTTGTTTTTTTTCTCGTTCAATTCTCCTTACAAATGCCCAATAAGATATCTGTGTAAAATATGAAAAAGGATTACTAGATTTTTCTGGATCAAAATTAGTAATATATTGAAGACAATTTTCTACTCCATCCATCACCATATCATCTCGATACTGATAATTAATAAAGTTGGGTTTGTATGATAGATTAGTTGCAATAGCTAACAAACATTCGCCAATATAATCAGGAACTTTCGGTCTAGGTTGACCTTTCCTCTTAGCTTTTTTGACATCTTCCAACCACGAAACCATTTCTTTGAGAAATTTTTCATTGTTTATATAATGATTTTTTTTAATTTTCTTTTCCATACATACTTGAAGTATAACAGAAAATAAAACTTAATGCAAGCTTTTTATTTAAAAATCTTCTGGAATTTCATCAGGTAAGCAGTCTTTTTTGGTAAGTTAAAATTACAGGATAAGTCCTGTACGGGTTTTCTATTATTTCATATATTAAAGCTGAGCCGAAAGCGTTTGGGACCCAATCATTAAGATTACTATCTGGATCATCGCTTATACTTTCAAGAAGTATGCTACAAGGTTTCTTACCACAAGAATTAGGATCTCCACAACACAACTCATCAGTTTTTGATGAATCAATAAATCCAGACTGGAATCTATTTTCAGCTTTGATAGCAATATCTAAAAGTCCACAAGAAATTGTTTCCTCTAATTTAGGATAGAAAATCTTTTCAATCTTATCTACTGTGGCTTCAAGACCAACGCCAGTATCATAATATTCTTTGAGAACTTCTTTAATTTGTGTTTCTTGACCATCTACATAAAGATACTGAGGCATACCCGATTGGAAGCAAAATGTCTGAGTTTTCATTTGATGAATAATATTATTCACACCTTGATCGAAACTTTGATAAACCTTTTGCATCTCATCAAAAACAACTTGACATAAAGACTCTTTATATTGCTTATGGAACATACTACCTTTTTATGATTATATTAAAATAATACTTTCAGTATACTGTAATCTCGCAACTAAGTCAAGAAAAATATAAGATGAAATATATGGTATAAAAGTATAATATTTTTGGGATCTTAACACATCCCATTAAATTGAAACACCTAAAAATAGAACTAACCTTATCTCGGATACCTTAACACAATTTTCCTTTAATTTACCCCCAATAAGTACCCGGAATTAAAGGAGAATAAAACACGAATTTTTTGATTAGTGAATAATATCGTCATCATCGGGTAATTCTGCCATAGCATCCTCAAAATCTTGGAGCAAAAGGATATCTTCTTCTGTAAGATGTATCTCATCTTCAGGGAATCCAAATACCTCATCAACTCTTCGATAATAATGATCTGGCATACCTTCTGTGGGAGTAACCATGACCACCACATGATTTTTTGGAATCCGGAATATTACTTCTTGTGTGTATGGCAACCATTGAACAAGGAATATATTATGAGCTTTCTGTTTCTTGTTATAGTTTTCGATTATTCTTAATACGTTTCTTACTCTATATTCCCCATTGAGGATTTCTATAAGCTCACAAATTACATTATCTCCGTTTAATAGCTTTAGTATTCGGATTGCCATTTGAGTGTTCCCTTAGTTGCAATTTGAAGATTTTATACTGAAACTTTTCTGAATTGTATATCTTCATCCGTTCAACAAAATGAATCAAGGCAAAATTCTTACGAGATTTGTAAGACATATCATCAACTATATCATATAAATTAGCATAATCTTTTCTTCCTATTCGTAAGCCTCTTCCTATAGATTGTAAAGTTCTGATGCGAGACTTAGACGGAGATGCGAAGATTATGTTAACAAGATTTTTAATATTAACGCCAGTACTAAAGACACCAACTGAAGCAACAATAATTGCATTTTTTTCTTTTTCAGTGATCTTCCGAACTTCTTCCCTAGTTTCCTTATCTGTTCCACCATATACTAAAAATACCTTTCTTCTTTTATCGACTTTTTTTTCAATTAATTGAGCTAGTAATTTACCATGATTAATAAGTCGAAAAAGAATCAAAGAATTTGATTCCATTTTTACAACAAGGTTTGCAAGAAACTCATTCCTATTTTTATTCTCCACTAAGAATTTTATTTCTTCCTGATATTTTAATTTCTTGTTTTGATTTCTAGTTTCCTCACTATATTTCAAAACTATACACTTAATATTTAGGTTTGCAAGTTCTTTCCTATCCATTAATTCTTTGGTAGTTGTGGCTTGGTACAAATTACCAAATAACCCCTCTAGAACTAACTTGTGGGTTTTACTCTCTTCTATTGTTCCTGTTGTGCCAAATCTATATTTTGCATTAGAAAGATTAGACAAAATAGTTTTCAAGGAATCAGCTGTCATTAGATGGGCTTCATCACCAATCACAACATCAAACTGTTGAAAATATTTCTTCGGTAGCCGATACAATGATTGCCAAGTCGAAATAAAAATTTGTTTGTCGGAAGTTTTCTTCTGACCTTCAAAGATTTTATGACACTTCTTTTCTACATTGAAACTCTTATCTTTAGATGAATATTCATCAAAGTCATTATACATTTGAGAAACGAGAGATACAGTTGGGACAATCAATAAAGTTTTTTTATTATAATATCGAGCAAGTGCATAAATGATTAATGATTTTCCAGAAGCAGTTGGCGAAAGAATTAATCTTCTCTTACTGGTTACTGATTTAGATAAAGCTTCTATTTGATAATCTCTTGCTACAACTGGCAGCTTCAATTTCTTATAAAATTTCTCAGCATCCACAAGAGAGAGATATTCCCTTTCGAGAATAACATCATCAACTTCTATCTCATAATCTCTTTCTTTTGCGAAACGAATAACGTAGGGAAACAAGCCAAGGTAAAGTTCTTTTGTGAATTTATTAAATAATCTAATAAATCCATCCCATTGACCACTTTTATATTTTGGCATAAACTTACACCCTGGAACACGGAATTTGAAAAATTCCTGCAACTCATGGTCAATCGATGACGAAGTGGCAATATACATGTACACTTCATCTTTCTTGTATATTTTAATAATATCCACGAAAATATTTAGGTGGGTAATTTTGAAGAGATTATCCTAGTAAGTGTTTGATAGGATCGAATATAGACTTGTCGACTGCGATGGTATCACTTTCGATAACCTTAAAAGGATTTGGTTTCTTCTCGACTTTTGTTTCTTCAGGATGAATACCAAAAGTGTGACCTGATGTTAAAATTTGTTCCAGTGGTATGTTGTGAGAATTTTCCCAAATGATATAAGCTTTTCCAGATTCCTTCATCCAATTTATCATATTCAGAGTGCCTTTGCCGCCACTTCTACTAGTTGGTTCATGAAAAGCAAACAGAACATCAGCATATTCAGCCATCTTCCCATTACGAATTGGACCAGCAGATTTGCCTTTACGTTTCCAATCAGCAGGAAATTCTTTAATAGGAATTTGGTTTTTAAGTGCCCAAGTTTCTCCAAAATTATCAACACCTTTGGCTTTGCCAGATACAATCTCTGTTATCTTAGGCTTCCAGAGATCAAGAATATGGTAAATCAGTTCTCCATTTGTGAAATCTCTGGAACCGGCAACTATCAATTTCATAAAGGTTCTCTCAATAATTCACATAACTCTTTAATTAATTCATATCGTCTATCCGAATCACCTTCAACATAAATCCCAGTTGGTATGTGAGCCAACCGAATAAAATCCACTCCGAAATCCGCTCCTAAACGTTCTTCTTTTATATCATGTATAGTCATAAGTAAATTCTCTCTTCCACCAGCAAGTAAATCTAAATCTCGAAGAATCCCATCAGATATTATTTTTGCCAGCGCTTCTTCGTTTGTCATTAGTGCATCTCTACTAACATAAACTTTGTAAGATCTTCAAAGTCTTCATCATCTTCAACACCAACAACATGGATAGTATCTTCTTGGCGATAAACCATATACCTAAAATTTTCCCACTCAACATGAATAGCTTCCATGTTTTCTAAAAATCCTCCCACAACTTTAGCGAATATATCGACAAGTATCTCAGGATCCTGTTCCTCTATTTCCATTATGCTAACAGCTCCCAAAAATCTTCTTCTACAACATCAACAAATTCAAGTTCTATATCCTGCATATTTTCTAAAAAATATTTCAGTAATTTTTCCATTAAAAATTTCCCTGGGTGAATTTAAGAAATTCAATTGCATCTTTTATGTGAAAAGATCTGGCATTAATAGTATTCAATATACTTTTCAATAGATCTACCTTCTCTTCTTGATATTGCATCCCCAAAAGATGATTAACTATATCGGTATCACCCTCTATATAGATAGGAACATCTTTTTTCAAAACTTTAATATCAAATTGTTCCCATTCATTTTCATCAAGCTCATCTTTATCAAGTCTACCCTCATAATATTCCATCTTCTGTCTGTAGAGCTTTTTATAATCCAGTTGCTTCTTTTTTAAAAGCATACGTTCTTGACAAAAAATCTTATAATATTTATGATGGAGTTCTGGAATCTTTAAAGATTCTTCATCCAGTTTGCCACGATCAATCTTAGTATCAACCCTCCACAGACCTAAAATTTCGTCTAACTTCACTTGCTTTCCCCATGTTTCTCCCATATTGTTTGTAAGCATTGTTGTAACATTTCATATTCTTCTGGGTAACATGTATGAAGATTATTATATCCAATATCAATGCCCTCAAAACGAATATTACAATCTAAACAATAACATATTAATAAATTATCTTCAGATACATGATAATTTTTATTTTTATGTTTGCATTTCAACTGTTTCTCTCGAATAATACATCTCCTTTCACAGTTTTTTATTTCTATTTCATCTCTACTTGTATGACTACAATACTCACATTCATATTCAAAAAATTCCACCTCTTCTTCTCCATAATCTTCACTGGTGCCAGCGAGCATTTGACCTGGAGCATAATGAACAGTTGGAATTATTTTAATTCCAAGACTTTTCTTTTTCATTATAAACCGAAACCTTTCAAATAAGATGATGTTTTCTTTGTTTGGTATTTGGATTTCATTTCGCAATTCACACAAATAGGATGTCTGTTTGACATATCATCTGGAAATACTAAATCTTTACAATCTCTACATTTACAAGATACAAAACCAAATAATAATTTCTTTAACCATATTTTAATCATTTACTTTCCTCTATTGTTTTAGTCATATAACTTAGTGACGAAACCCCTGTTATTTGCTTCATTAAAAAGAGCTTCTTCCCAAGCCATCCAACATTCATTTCTGTGCTTCAAAGATTCTGGCTCATGACCAAAAATACTTTTGAGAATATTATCCTCTTTCATACTTTCATTTATCATTTGATAGCAAGCTATTACATGATCATCTGTCATCACCCTTAGAGGAACATACGATCCATCTAGGGTTTGCCACACTGGTTTGTCTGTATCAGGCATCTCCCAACCTTGAAAACCGTGCGGGTGCTGAGTAACAACAGTTATACCATTATAATCAACTAAATCCAATAAAACTTCTTCCATTATTCTTCCTCTTTTTCAAGTAGATTAAATACTCGACCAACTTCTCGATATAATTTTGGATTGTCTCTGAATAGAGTGATGACTCCGCCCATTAAAGCATTGACTAAATGTTCTTCATGATCATCATCTTTGAATTTCATTCCAAATACATGAACCATAGCATGACCAGCTTCATGTAAAATTGTATTCATTATTAATTGTTCATGCATTGCTGAATCGTAATCAATTTCTTGTTCCTTCAAGTGACATTCACCATCAATCAATCTTCGTCCGGCATCCTTCTCAGTCAAAGCAGTGAGCTTGAAATCAGCATAGCCTATCTTCAAATTATCAATAGGCAACTTTATAATTTTCTTAGCCATCATTCCTCTCATCAATGTCATAACAAATACATCTCATAATTTAATTGATGTCTATAGTGTAGTAATCGTATACAAAATTTGCGGTTGCTGAAATAACATTTGTATCATTATCTTGTGAGGTGAGTTCCACACCACCTAAAGCTGTAGGAGAAATATTAACAAAGTGGCATTCAATTTTTGGGTTTTTGGCACTTGTTTGTATTAACAAAGTGGCATCAGAATACAATGCAGCATTTTCTGTTGTAGGCAGAATAACACCTTTAGGTAAATTCTCTTTTCCTTTTCTTGATTTGAACTGTTGAAAATTTTGTGGTTTTCCTAAACCATTCATCCAATCAAAAATCTGAAACCATGAAGACAATTCCTCATCAACATTAAAAGTAACTAACCAATCATCGAACTGTAGGGTGTCACCATGAATTCTGATATTCGCATGAGGATTAGGGAAATCAGCAGTGGGTAAAGTTAATCCAGGTAAAGTAACACCAGTTCCAAAATAAGTTATTCCTGGAAGAATAGCAAAGTTTAATTGAAACTTATTGTTGTGAAGAAAGTTTATATTGTCTGGTTGAAGAGGCATTTATTACTCCATGTTTACAGGATAAGTTGAATGTTTCTCTATTTTAAATTCCACAATGACCAAATCGATAACAGTTTTATTAGCTTCTTTGTTCAATCTAATCCACCAATCTTTATGGTATGTGATAGCAGATCTCAAATCACAAAGTCTTTTATATATCTTTGGATTTTTCGACCAACCACGATTACCTGCCCACCAATGACCAGAAATCTTATTCTTCAATTGATACATTCTTCTTTCATTCATAATAAACCTATTTACTATTATCTCAAATTCCAATCAATATGTCAAGAGTATTTATCCAAAGACATCAATTCTGTCACTATCCTTAATTCTTTAATAATTATAAGTAGTTATCCAACTATTAAACAAAAAAAGAGCTAGTGTAACACTAGCTCTTTCAAAGAATTTATCTGTTTACTCAGATTTATACAAGAATATTATCTACTTGGACACGTCTGTAGTAAATGTTGCTTGATAGTCTCAACACACCATCAGCATCACCCGTTGCATTGGAGAATGGATTTACTCTCATTCCGTAACGAGTTTTGAAACCGATTTTAGGTTGGAAGCTATTTTCGCCAACCGCACGAACCATTTGAAGTGGTACGTATGGGCAGTAGAAAAGTCCAGCATCCATTGCAGATGAACCACGATATCCCATAACGTAGTAATCTTTTCCAGCAGTATCGGAATATGGATCTACATAAACCTTGATACGTCCATTAAGAACACCTACGAAAGTGTTACCGTTATCACCGTCATGGCTCAAGTTATCTTTGAGTGCAGTAGCAGAGGCAAGTAAACCAGCAATCGACAGAGCAGAGGCAACATTCGATGAACAAATCATGAAGTTACCACGTCCTCGACGGGTTGACTTAGCAATAGCATTAGCATCTCTTTCGAGCTGATACATAAGACCTTTCCATCGCTCTACAGACCAACGACCATCAGCATCAGCATTAAGATCGAATACTCCAGGAGAAGCGATATCGCCTTCTTGGGCACCAGGAACAGCAATCAAGTAAATCGAACGGATAAGCTCTCGGTTAATTTCGAAAAGCAATTCCGCTGATAGAATATTTGCAAGCTCAGTTTCAGCATCTAAGTTATGAATAGCTTTCAAGTCTTGAGCAAGTTCCATTGTGTACTCGGCTTTAAGTGCGCGAGTCTTTGCTTCAACAACTACTTTGTCGATACTGAATGCCATTTCAGCAAACTCAGGGGCAGAACCATCACCAAGAGATTCACCTTCTAGGGTATCCAAGCCAGCTCCACGGGAGTAACTTTGAGCACCACCACCAACAAAGGATTCGAGATCCGTACCGGGAGCGATAGTTGTTCCAGCAAGTGGCAAGAAGTCATCCGAAGTTCCTTCATGTGGAGGCGTATCATCTGAAGAGAATTCAGTATCAGCTTCGTTAAAAAGGGCTTCAGTTCCACCTTGCGATGTGTACTTAGAGCGTAGCGCGAAAATAAGACCAGTAGGACCAGACATTGGTTGAACACCAGCGACATCAAATGCAATAAGATTTGGCATTGCACGGCGCAAAAGTGAAATCAAAACTGGATTATAACCTTGGAGGTTTGGATTATTTGGAAACGCCCCAGATTGGTTAGCAGGTGCCTCAGTAAGAGTTCCTGTGAAAAAACCAGACTGTTCATTATCCTGACGGATTGCCTCTTCGGTATTCTCAAGTAGATGCGCTATAACACCCTTTCGATATGGATCTTTGATTGGTTCACAATCTTCGTGATCAAGAACCCCAGACCATTTTTCTTTTAGGTTTTCATTAAGATACATTAGTAATTTTCTCCTTCTATTTTTACTATTAAAGTATCAATTACAATTTTTTGTGCGCCAATGTTCTCGTAAGGGCATCAGCGTACGCTTTAACTTGTGGCGTCGACGGTGCTTTGGGTTCAAAGCCTCCATCTACCGAATCTCCAATTTCCTGTCCGGACTTTTGCTCGTTAGGGAAATAGTTTGTCTTAATCGTGTCAAGTTTGTCACGATAATCTTCGTCTCCAGAAAACTCTACGCTTTCTGAAAGCTCCCGAAATTTGTCTACTTGAGTATCAGTAAGTTCCGAAGTTACATCAGAAAAGATTTGCTCTTTCTTTTTTTCTTCATTATCTGTACTCAAATCAATGATTCTATTAAGAGCTTCATTGAGATCTTTTTCTTGTTGATAAAGTTTATCTTGAAGTTCATCAAGAACATTTTTTGGTACATCTGGCACTTCAATATAGTGTTCTTGAAAAAGACCTTTCAAACCAGTAATGAAATCTTGAGTTGTTTCAATCGCATACCCGCGCTCAATTGCTAATTTGTTTTCTTCCAACCACTCTTCTACAACATAATCAAGATACTTACTCACTTGTTCAACTAAAGCTTTAGTGCGAGCTTCATCTTCCTCTTGGAGTCTTGCATCAACATCTTCTTGAATTTGCTCAAGAGCTTTATCCAGATGTCGATTCACAGCAGCTTCAAGAATCGTGGTTGCTTTGGTTTTGAATTCTTCTGAAAGATCTTCGCCATTAAAAAGAGCTTCAATATCCTCACCAACAGAAAAGTTAGGTTTCGTTTGTGTGTAGTCAAAAGCTTTTTTATTATCTGGATCAGTTTGTTGAGCTGAATCTTGGCCTTTTGCTTTCTTCATTGGAGGATGTTTTTCGCGTTGCTCTTTATCAGCTTTTCGCCTATGCGCAGCATCGCTTTCTTTCATATTCTTCTTATTTTTCTTAGCAGTAGGAACACTATCTTCATCCTCATCATCTTCATCTTTCCTCTCATCCATGTCTTCTTCATCCTCATCATCTTCATCTTTCCTCTCATCCATGTCTTCTTCATCCTCATCATCTTCATCATCTTTTTGTTCAGCTACTTTTTTATCTTCATCCTCATCATCTTCATCTTTCCTCTCATCCATGTCTTCTTCATCCTCATCATCTTCATCATCCTCTTTGACACCTACTTGTTTAGTCTTACTAACTTCTTCTTTTTCTTTTTGATCTTTGTCAGCAGGGCGTTTATGCTTAGCATCACTTTCATCCATGTCCTTATCGTCTTTCTTGTCTTTCTTAGACTTTGATGCATCTTCTCTGTCATGGACTTCATCCATGTCGGGATCCTTCTTTTTAGGATCCTTTTCTGCTTTCTTCTGTTCGACGAGGGCAGCAATTTTTTCGTCCAAGGACATTCTATGTGACATCTGTTACTCTCCTATAGTCATTAAAACTGGAAGCTCAATTGAAAACTCTTTAATCTAATATATTTATGAATTTTATAATTTTAAGTCAACTTTTTTCAAATAATCTTCGAATAATGTTATCATTAAACTCTCGAATTCATTCATTTTACAATTATTAAACTGTTTTTTATATTCTTCAATGGTCTGTTCTTTAATCTTACCATCTACTATAACCCATTCTTTTCCTTCAAGTATTCCATTAACAAATGCTTTAGGCGCTGATGGATCAGCTACTATATCAGCAGCAGTAGCTAGATGAAAATCTTTTTGAACTTCATTTACACCACCACTAGCTCTCAAAGAACCCATACCTCTTGAAGAAACTCCTAATTTTCCACCACTCTCCATAATATTACGAGCAATATTTCCCATCGGAGTATTCATAATTTTTGCTTTCCCAATAAAATCATTCCCTTCTCGATGAAGATCTACAATAATATGGGAAGCTCTATCAAGATTAATTTGTGGTCCCTCTGGATGACCTAGTTCACCAAAGGCTCTACCAGTTTTGATCTTTTCCCTAACGTATCTATTAACCTCATTCTCTAAAATACCCATTGGATATCTTCTGCCATTTCTATTGGTAATATCAGCTTGCATAAAGATACCTTCAATAAAAAATTGCTTACCTTCACCAGTTCCTTCACTGATAAATTCTACATCATCTATAGTTTCTACAATTAATTTCATTTGTCGTTTATCCCGTATGGCTTAAAGCAAAATTGAGTATTTTTTTATACTCTGCTTCGTTTTTACCAAGAGTCTTCATCATTTTCTCTTGATTCTCGGATATCAAAGCATCATAAATTTTCACTAAAGTATTTGCACTGAAAAAATCAATTCTAGCTGTGCTACCATCTATAAATCTTACTCTTCTTGCATTCTTTGTTTCAACAATACTTCTTAAAGTATCTTTATTAAAACCTTTAGTATTCAAAAACTCTTTCTTTATTATGGAGCCAAATTTTTGTAATTTTGATTCCTTTACTCTATTGAGTGTCTTCTTTGCTTCTTGTTCAAAAGCAATAACATTTCTCTTTGCAGCCAATTCAATTAAACTAAGAATATTATTTTTCATTCGACTTTGTTAAAAGCGTAGTAGCTACTTCGGTCTTTTTATCTGCTAATGCAGTTTGGAGTTTAGCTTTAATAGCATCAGTAAAAGCTGCTTTCGCCGATACTGGTTCTTGTTTTTGACACGCTTGAACAAGATCATTAATTTTATCTGACATCGTATTTTCCTTCATTGCTATTTGGGTATTTCTTTTTTCGTTTAGCCTTGAGCTTTACTGGTGAACCTTCATTAACCATTGCAGCAATTCTCTCCTCTTCTAAACGATCTCCTGGAGCTGGTTCAGTAAGCAATTCTCTCAAAACTCCATCAGATTCTTTTGAATCTAAAACAATTTTCGAGCCAGGATTTACAGCGTCTTCTGGAGCTGGTTCAGTCAGAACTTCTCTTGCTGGGGCATAAGGAATAACTCCTCTGCCTTTATTTCTTCTACCACCTCTACGAGCCATTATTATTATCTCCTTCAAAGTCATCAGTATTAATTTTATCAGGATCTACTGGTTGCTTTTCAGCATCTTGTGTTTCCCTTTCGGCTGGAGTTGGAAATTCTTCTCGTTCTCCACTTTCAGTTTTAATCTCTTTATCAATGGTTTTCTGTTCTTCTGGAGCTAATCTCAAAATGTTATCTTTGATCCATTGTCTAGAAACATATCCAGTATCAATAGCTTCTTGTGCAGCACTCAAAAGATTAAACCTTTCTGTCCAAATTTCACTCTCTTTCAACTCAGTAAATTGAGAATCAGTTTGAAATTCATACCTAACAGTTTGACCTATTGTTTCCCATTCCTCGGGAAGAATGATATTCTTTAAAATAAGTTGTTTCTCTAAAAGTGTATCAAACAAATGAGAAAATCTTGTTCTAAGTCTATTAACAAATTTCGTAAACTTCAATTCATCTCTTTGGATTTCAGAACTTCTTCCAAGACTGAAACCCTTATTCTGTTCTAATCTACTGACTGGAACATTAAGAGCTTTATAAAGTTTCTTGAGGAAATATTCAATATCCTCAATCTCTCCTAGATTCTGACCTGCCGGCAAAGTTTGTATCTCTGTGCCTTGGCTACCTTCTCTCCTTGGAAGCCAGAAATCTTCAAGCATAGTCTGATATCTTCTATTCTTATCTCGAACTTCTCCGGTATCAGGGTTATAGGCTAACTTGTTCTTATATTTAGCCATCATAGACTGTAAATACTGTTCAGCTTTACCTTTTGGTAATGATCCCACGTCGATATAAAAGATTCTACGCTCTGGAGCTCTAGAAATACGATAAATAACTTGAGCATCTTCAATCATTCGAACTTGATTCAAGGGTTTAATTGCTTTATGAAGATGAGAAATAATCATTTTGTGATGTTGATCAAACATACCTGAATGAACAAAAGCTATAGCATCTTTATCAATCTCTATACCATTCTTAGGTTGAGCGACTTGGATCCCTTCGGCATTGTAAACAAAAAATTCATTTTTAGTCACAAATAAAGGAACACCAGTCTTTTCATCAACAGTTTTTTCTATTTCTTTGACTTTACGAATTTGTCTAGGATCGATATATTTCAATTCAATGATACCTTTTTTTTCGTCATCAGTATCAACAATAACATGGTAGTAGAGTCTGCCATCAACATACCAATTTTTGTAAATATCATATCCTTGCTTTCTAAAATTCAATAGAATAAGAATTTCCTCAAAAGACTTTTTTATTTTTTCTTTTATTACAGCTTTTAGTGGAACTTCTTCTAAGTTTATACTAACCGGGGGATTAATTGAATCCATTACAAGAGATTCATCTACAACATCAGATATTGCAGCATCCGTTTCAGCGTGTAAAGCCATTTCTCTATATTGAGTGATTAGTTGAAATTCATTACTAAAATATGGATTGGCATCAAAGAACTGAACACCAAAAGAGCCTGCTGTGGTAATTAATGAAGGATCATCAGCAGGTAAAGCAAAAGAAGCACGTTTTTCGTTTTCTCTTTCTTCTCGGCTTTTATCCTTAGCTGTTGTTTGAAACGCAAATAAATTTTCGAGTAATCTCATACCACTCCATAATTAGTATATTTTAAATGGAACCTAATATCTAGGCTCCACTTATTCAAGCTGTGGATATTAGAGAATTCTTGGAACGCCACCAATATTAGCACCACTTTCCCAAAAATCATATTGGAAAGTAACTGTAAATTCTTCAAGGGTATCATTACTTTCCCATGAAACATCAATTGCTCCAACTTCTGAAGGCCAAAGACCATCAAAGTTGTAAGTTTTAATTAGTGCTCCATCTTTACCATACTGTCTAACCTGTGCTTGACTTTTATAGGTGGCGGGCGCTGAAGTGGCTCCACCTTCCCGAAGATTTGGTAAATGAGAGTTAATTGCTTGATGCCATGCTTCCATAGCATTTCTTACCAAAAAATCTTCATCATTAATTACTGTAACCGTCCACTCAGCAAAAGTCTTATCTCCAGCAAGTTTGACCTTGCGACCAAAATATGGACCTTCAATAGTTCCAAGTGTTGCAGCAGGAAGTTGAGCAGCTTTACAAGTAAACTGCATCTTTTGATCTGCTGATCCATCAATTTTATTTGTAATCAATACATCGAAAAGAGTTGGACGTGCGCCACCTAGATTTAGATTCGCTCTAAAATCGTCTATGTTAAACGCCATATTTTTATCTCCTTCTTAGATTAAGTTCAATCTTATTTATTAGAACTGACCGACAATTTCTGAAAATTCTACCCCAGTTCTTACAGCGATGAAATTAAGCTGTATGAAGTTGATAGAACGAGCTGGTTTAATATAGATATCTCCAACAAATTCATTTCGATCAATTACTTCTGGTGTGTTATTTGTCTCATCAGCAATAACACGGAAGTCAAAAATCCCACGACGACCTTGAACATCTCTCAAGAAAGGTTCAACCAAATTTCTGAATGACTGTCTAGTGAACTCATCATTAAATTCGAACAGTAGGAATTTAGCAGCAGTTGCAATCGCTTTTTCAAGAACAATAAACAATCGACGAACATTAATTCGATCAAAAGCACTTGGTTTTGAAAGTAATGTTTTATCACCAAAAAGAACAGTTCCTTCACCCGGAAAAGTTACAACTGAATTAACGCTTCTCGCATATAGATCATCTCTTTCAGCCTTATTAGGATTAAATGCAAGCTTGATAGAATTTTTAATTTGACCTCTATTCAATCCAGCAGGACTCCACCAAGGATCTCTTGTTATATCTGTACGAACAATTAAACCACCAATATCTCCGTTAAGGGGAACCCATCTCATAGTATCATTGTATTTGTCAAATTGAAACTTCCAGCCGCTATCTAATACGCCAAAAGAACTTGATGGTAATGCTGAACGATAAGTGATAATATCATCAACTTCATCTCCGGCATTGTTTACAACATCTGCAAACTCAGGCGAAAGAAGTGCAATGCAATCCAATCTAAATTCACAAATATTATTGATTAAATGAATAGCTACAGCAGGACTAGCATCTGATCCAAGAACTAAAGAAACATCTACTTCTTCAGTATTCTTGAAAAGATCGTATCCATTAATTTTATCAGCATCACTAATTGAGTTTCCATCAACTCCCCCTGTAAGAGTAAGAGTGATAGTAGTAGTTGGCTCAGTAAAAGCAGTTCCACTTGCAACAGAACCCCAATTGACACCAGCGGCAGGATGATCTGTCCACCAGACAATTTCTGATTGTCGATTAAGAACATCCACATAATAGAGTGAAGATCCATCTTCTGATTTGGCATCACTGGCAGCAGAAATAAATGAGAAAAGTTCTAAAACTTCTCCATCTCGACCTGTAACATTTCCAGCAGCATCAATAAGAACTATATGCATTTCGTCATTAGAACCACCTCTTGCAGCAACATAATCGGAAGTTCCTGGAGCTATCCCAAAAAGACTTTTATGTTTCCACTGAAGCAAAGTTGCAGAAGAAGCTAAGTCAACAGTAAATGCTGAAGCAAGGACTACAACTAAAGTTGGAAGTGCAGCAGCAGGTGAAACATCAACCGTGAAAGCAGCATCAAGAGTTGCGTTTGTATCATCAGCAATTGCCACAACAACTCTACGCTCTCCACCAGATTCTAGCATCATACCCACAGAAAGAGTTGTTAGAAAAGCTGTAGCTGTTCCATCAATATCAGTTCCAGTAGTTGTTAATGCTTCAGAAGTTCCAGCAGTGATAGAAGCTACGCTTCTTTCTTCTCCAGAAACCGTATCAGAAACTATAGTTCCCACTTCGACAACATCTTCTAAGTCATCTCCAGGTACGAGAGTTGTACTTTCATGTAGTGCTGTACCAGTTGAACTAAGAGTTCTTGCTTGTTCAAAAGCTTGAGCAGATCCACAAACGGAAAGCTCAACACCTTCTACTCTTGTTCCTGGATATTTACCAGCAAATTCATCAGCATCAGCAGGTGCAGAACCCGGTCCGGCAGACCAATTTGCATCGTAGTCATCTTCATTTTTAATAAGAACGTCAGAATCTCCAGAAACACTAGAGTTAACAGCAGTAGCAGAATCAATCACTCGAACGAGACGAAGTTTGTTTCCGTATGCTAAAAAGTTTGCGGCAGTAAAAAAATCTATGTATGTGTTATCGTCTGGTCGACCAAAGCGTTCAACTAAGATGTCTTCATTTGCAACAAGCTTAATCTCTTCTACCGGACCCCATTGGAAAGCTCCAGCAAGAGCGCCATCTGTCGTAGAGACAGCAGGAACGATATTGGTGAGATCGATCTCGGTTACATTTACACCCGGCGAAATCTGGAATCCCATGTTTTTATCTCCTCTAAATTTCTAGTAATTTTGAAAAATCTCAAAAACTGGCACAGTTTAGAGCTTCAGTCAAAGCCTTAATCTACACTTAGTCTAATATTATTTATAAAATACTAGACTTTACAATAGTCTAAAACTCATCATTGTTCTTAAATATATTCCAAAAATCTCTTGCTACTATCTGTTCCTCTGTTGCCCAGTCTGGAGCGTCATGCCAAACAGTCCCATCTTTATCAATTGTGACCTCACTTTCCGCAGCATTTACTATGAAACCAAATGGAAGCATCTCTTCTTCCTCCTTTCTTTTCTCTTCTTTCATCAAACGTAATCGAATATTTGAATCAGTTAAGTCTTTGAAATAGCTCTGATTTGATAACCAAGAAAATAAAACAAGTGTCATAACTAAGTCATCATTACATCCAGGCTCAGCTTGGAAACTCTTTCCTTTTGCAATAAAGGTAGTTAATTCAGACAAAATATCAAAATCACTGATGAAAAGCTGATCCATTTCTATTAAAGATTTTAGAGTTGAACAACCTATACTTTTCACAGAAGCGGTCGTTTTCACCCCGTACTTAGATTTGTTAGTATGACCAGAAGATACTTGTTGACCACCTCTACCACCAGCATTAGTCGTTTTAAATATATTCTCATACTCTAATTCATAATGTAAAATATTAGCAATCTCTCCTCCGATCAAATTAACTTCTACTAAAATATGAGCTTGATTATATTTTTCTCCAGCACCAGCTATAACACTAGGAAAAATCAAAGGAGAAATAGTAGAACTTCTATATTTTGCTACCACTTTATACGGCATCTCAGTGACATCTATAACAGTAAAAGCTGAATAATCTAAACCTTGACCCTCTGAAGGATCAACAATCAAAATATAAATTCCTTTTTCTGTTGGGGCCTCATACATCTCAAAACCCCCATTCGACCATTTAGGATCTTCAAATAAAGGAGAAAGACTTTTTAATTTGCTTGCAGCAATAAGAGTATTTGTAGCACCAAGAAATTCTCCACCATGTTCTTGTTGAAAACCTTCTTCACCAAGTTCTTTAATTTCATTTTCTTTCCATTCTTCGTCTCTCCAAGGAACATCCCACCAGTGAGCTTCGTAAGGAACAAAACCACTTCTGCCTTTTTTAGAATCAATCCACTTTCTGTGAAATAAATTCATTCCATTTGGTGTTGAAACTATGATAACCTTAGAGTTCATACCTGAAGATACAGTCGGAAAAACAGATTTGAAAAAATCATGAGCTATATTTGATGGGATAAATGCAAACTCATCTAACATGACAATATTATATGAGCCTGAACGACCAGCACTTGAATTAGTGGAAGCCGCGACAATAGAAGATTTATTTTCTAATTCAATGAAACCTTTGTTCCATTGAAGAACTCCTTGTTGCATCCATAGAGGAATATATTCATATGCCATGCGCAAGCGATTAAGAATACCTCTTGCACTATCACCTTTGTTAGCAAGAATAGCAATCTCATTAAATGGATGAAATAGAATAACCCAAAGAAGGTAAGCAACAATTGTAGTACTTTTTCCAACCTGCCTCGGAAACTTTACAATAGTAAATCGATTAGAATGAATTATATTCAGAAGTTCTTCTTGGAAATCATATAGATCGAAATTAATAATGTCATTATCAAGATTTCTAATCTTTACATGAGTTCTAATAAAATGAATTACATCATTCTTACATTTCAGATATTCAGCAACCTGCTCATCAGTGAATTCCATTCGTTGGTTTTCAGCTTTGAGATTGGCATTGTTCAGATATCTTTTTATCTTTTTAGAATAATTTTTATTTTTTAACTGTTGCATCGACCGGAATCATCTTCTTTATAGCATCTGAAAGCATTTCATCTAAATCATTTGTACTACCAAGAAAAATAGCTGTTTGATGAACGCTTTTTGGTCCTGGACCATTTCCAGCTGATGGACCTTCTTCGATTTTATTCTTTGTTCTATACAGTTCTAGTAGATCTTTATTACTTTCATTTAAAGTTTTAATCAATGCTGCTACAACTTCATAAGAACGAGCACTCTGACCCTGTTGAGCAAACCCCAAAAGATCTTTGATAGCTTGTTGATTTTGTTCAATTACTTGATGAAGATTTTCTCGAATATATTTTACATCATCTTCTAGATCATTATCACCAGGAATCAATTCTTTTTTCTCTACAACTTCTGGTGTTGTATCTTTTTTTGGGCGTAAGCGGACAAAATCCTCTGATGGGCAGTCAATGATATTAGAAATATTTGCAGATGACAAATCTTCGTGTGCATCTGCTAAAATTTCGTCTAGTAATTCTTCTTTATCTTTCTTCTTCATACTTCCAACACTTCCAACCATTATGATGTGTTTTCTTTCCACTTGCTACGGAATACATGTTCTTGGGAGAAGAATATCGAGTGGCAATGTCACCACTTTGGCCTATATAAACTTTATTGTTTATCATATTAGTAAATTTATAAACGTGGTATATCATAATTAAATTGGTGGATCTTCATCAACTCCTGAAACGGGGTTATATTTTAAACCATCATCAAATTCTTCAAAGTCAATCATAAACCCGAAATCATCATCAGCAGTAGCAGTAGGCGGATCAGGTGTAATAGTTTCTCTTGCCACTCTTGGAGTTTCAGATCTAACAACTGGATCATCAACATCTCCAGCCGGAATTAATTGATCCACTTGGATCTTTGTAATAACTCCATCCTCTTTGATTGGTCCATATATGTATGCTTTCGATGTAAAAGATAAAGTCCATGTAAGAACTCTTCTTGCTGTGAAATCTCCATCGTAAATATCTTCATGCGAGACATTGTTTAATACTATGGGAATATCATGCTTAATATCCATAGTAGGAATAGCAAAATACGTATAGGTAAAATCTGGTGTAAAGAATGGAAGTATTTGTTCTACCACTTGCAAAGCATCGTCCTGATGCTTACAAAGAATACCCAATTCAAAATTAATATTATAAGGAACTGGTGTAAATTGAACTAACTTTGTGGTTTGATCTTTAGTTCTTACATTTCTAGTAATAGTTTGAAGCTTTCTTGAACCATCATATTCTACGTTTTGAATCTCAAATGACATCCTCGGAACAGTGAGAGCAACATCCCTAAGAAGATTTGGATCTTGTTTCATGCGAACAATATATTTAGCTTTAGGTCCATAATTAAGAGGAACTTTTATTCTCTCTTTTTCGGCACCAGTACTATCTGTCCTAACAATTGTGATGTCATTAAACAACGATCCAAAACCGACAACGAGCTTTCTCATTGTTTGATGATAAAAGATATGTCCAAACATCTAATTCTTCCTCTATTGATCCAACCCAGAAATAGTTATTAATTCTTCTTCGTTAAATTCTTCAAAACTTTTCATTAGAAATCACCCTCAGAAAATGGATCAATCTCAGTAAAATCAAAAATACCATCAGCTTCAACTTCTATAATTACATTATCTTGAAAAGGATCTCCAAGATTTTCTTGTGTGTCTGGAGCATTAGCAAGTGCATAACTTGCAGCAGAAGTTTCACCAACTAACTGATCAGTCAAATTTGCTACACCTGTAATATTCTTTAGAATAAGTAAAGGATTAGGTAAAGCGGTTGGATCCCAAGAAATAACCTCTCCAGTAAATGTTCCATTAACTAAATCAATACCCTGAAAAACACTCTCCTCAACTTCATAATTTCCAACTCCGGCTCCAAGTTCAACTCCAATTTGATAAGAATTAACATCATCAACCGCATCAATATCTGGAGCACCTGTATCAATATCTTCATCACTATGCTCAAACATTTCGATCTTCACTTTGTAAACATATGTCTTACCCAACTGATAAAAAGGATCTTCATGCTCAACAAACATAATTTCAAACATTTTATTATTCAAGGGAAAGAAAATTAAGTCTCCTTCCTTCGGTCGAGTTCTCGTTATATTAGGAAACTTACAAAGAACTTCATCCCATCTCTTTTGAGAAATAACAATAGTTGCAGCATCACGAATCTCTAGACCAAACTTTGAAAGTATATCACCATCACCCTCAAAGCCATCTACGTTTTCAATATATGCTTCTATTTTGAATGCTTCTGTGAATTTAGAAAGAACATCTTCACCAAATAACATATCTTCTTTGACAAATTCTCTAGGAAGATAAATGAACTCGAAACCAAATATCTCAATAGCTTCGATATTAAGACATTCTAATAATTCTTGTTCATTTTCGCATGATAGATTTTCGAAATATGGATTCTTCGCCATAACATGATTATCCTACAATAAAATCTACAGGCAATTGCCATTTCTTTTCTATTTCTTCTTCAAGATCTTTTATTTCTTGAATTGCTTGGTCGTAAATTGTTTGACCATTAAAGACAATTCCACCTGGAAGTTGCATACCTCCAAATTTAATTAAGTTAGCTCCCCATTGACATTTAAAAAGAGCTGTGGTATATTTTCTAAGCCAAATATCACCAAAAGTTTTAGTAAATGAATCGACATCTAAAGCAGCATAAACCTCAAATACCAAAAAGCTATCAACAATAGCATCCACATCCCAATCAAAATCAATATAAATTCTTTGTTGCAATCTATTAAATCGAAGAGGTTTAAAACCAATAAAAAGTTGTTCTAGTAATTCAAAATGACGTAAAGTATTTGTATAGTCAACAAGTGTTGATCCAAAACCGCTCCGACTACTAACTAAGTCATGAATATTATTTAAAGCAAATTGATATCTAACATCAAAGATATGAGCATCTCCAGAAATACTACTTCCAACTGGAAATATATTCGTTACAGCTATAATATCTTCTGGAACTGTTATGAAACGATTATCTAAGTCTCCAACAATATAACCGCCGGCAGAAATGGTTCCGGTAATAGTTGCACCATCATTTTCAATTACTTCACCTTCTTCAAACTGAACAGTTGTAATAGTAGTTGTATCTTCTACAAGCAATCCATCCTTATATTGAAATCTCAAAGATAAATCATCATCAGCTTGATCAATAACAAATCCTTCTGCTCCGCTCGTTTGGCCAGTTATTTTACCACCTGAAGGAATTTTACCAACTAAAGCGGCATCAAAAGTTAAACTAGATGCTGTTACTTTATGTCTTAGAAAAAGTTTTTCTGTTCCATCACCATGGAACTGGTGGAAATAATCTAATGCCTCACACAAACGATCCTCTAATTGTTCATCATCAACATTGATCTTAAGAACAGGATAACCAAGTTTTCGCAAAGCCCAATATTTCAATTCTTCTCTACAGGTTGGTAAAGACATTGTTTAGTTTCCTTGTGATAAAAAATATGTTACCATACTAGCTATAATCCCTAGCAAACCAGTGATGACAGTACCTATAATACGCCACTGAATCTTATTTGATTTCTTATTTGCATCATCTAGTTTAACTTCTTCTTTCTCTAATTTTTTCAATAAATCACTCAATTGCTCTTGAATATTTTCGATATCCTTTGCAACCAAAGCAAACTTAGTTAACAATGGCATATCACCACCGCGAACTAGAGAATCTATTTCATCTAAATCTTTTTGGATACTATCGACTTGAGTTTCGAGAGAACCTAAAGCAGTAGAATTTGCTCTCAAGTCTAGCAGAAGTGTTTGTATTAATGATGTGGTCGATTCCAAAGCACCCATCAAATCGTTTAATGGTTTGGAATCCTTTTCGTTGTCGTCTGACATTATTACTCCGTATGATCATGTTTCTGACCCTCACCATTACAAAGCTTTTTACCATTACCATTCTTATGGGTTTCTATACAATTTTCCAGTTCTATATCAAGAACTTTTAAATTCTGTTTGAGTTCACCACTAGCTTTATTTATCTTTTCAATTTTCAATTCAGTCATAATATCTCTTAAGATGGAGGTTCAATTTCGTATTTGGAAGAACAACTGATCAAAATATCTGTAGTAATAGCAAAATTTGAACTATCAAATATCCCAATTTCCATTAAAGTATTTTGCAGACGAGCGGAACCTCCAATCCAGGTAACACCATTATCTTCTGAAATAGAAATATCACCAGGAGAATCAACAGCATTGGAAAGGGGTAACGTGAAAATTTGAGTGTTAGGTAATGTGAATGTGATCGTATCCGAAGCAGGTCCAACGGTTTCCATAGATGCAACAAGACTAAAATCTAAAACATTACCAATAATATTATATTTTGCATATTGAATAACAGAATTAATTACTGTCATACCTCCAAGTGCGCCAAAAAATGGCACCCAATCAGTTTGCCATTGAAGATCAACAACGCTTGCATCTGTTTTTGTTAAACCCATTTATTTTACTTTACTTCTTTTACCGCTTGTTCAACCCTACTTTCAAATACACTGAATACTCGGACCGATTGTGGAGGAACAGGAGTTTCATCATTAAATACGGATTTTAACAAATCCACTTCAGCACATTCAAGTTCAATTGAAGCATTCTCTGTTGCATCAAGCTTATTCAAAATACGATTAAAGATTTTACGATCCTGACCTTTCAAACCTTCAGGATTTTTTTGCTGAAGAAGTCCAGTTAAAAGACCTTCAAATACAGTAGTTACACCTTGAGCTTCAACAATTCTTTTTTCCATAGGATTCAGTTTCAATTCATCCACATCTACATCAACATTAAATTCAATAGACATAATAAGTCTCCATTATTTTAAGGTATTAAAAACACACATAGTTATATATGATCACAAATAAATCAATATTTATTCTGCTACAGAAAGATCAGTTGCTTTAATGACACCAGAAACAGCAGAGTCTATAGCAGACTTCTTCCTATAACGATTTAGGCAATCCATAAGGAAGTTATCAACATGTAATTTGAGAAGTTGACGACCAGTTAAACCATCAGGATTATCAAAGAACTCTAAAAAAGCATTATCCAATTCTGTGTCGTAACTATTATCAACCGTTGTAATTACATCAGACATTCTATTCTCCAATTAAGCTGTTATTCACATTCTGAAATTATTTTCTATAAGTTACAATAAGTTTGTCATTCGTTTGTGGTGCAGCCAAGTAAGTAATAGTTAAACCAGAAATAGTATAGTCATTTCCAGCACCTTCTTGTTGGAGAATACCATTAAGATAAACATGATCACTTCCAGCAATAGGAGTATTCGCAAGGGTATAAGTAGTATTCGCCCCATTAATTAATCCTGAAGGAACTTCCTTATCAACAAAATCAGCTTCAGCCATTTTAGCATCCAACTGAGTTTGTAGAGCAGAAGTTACACCATCAAGATGACCCAACTCTGTAGCTGTTACAGCAGAAGCAACCGGAATTCCGTTTGAATCTGACTCTAAAGCACGACTTCCAGTAATTGCCGCAGCTTCGACAATAGCATCACCAGAACTTTGCAAAACACGGTTATTATTCAAAGCCGTTCCAGCATTTGTACCACCACGACTGACAGCAAGAGTTGCTTCAGAACTCATTACTCCAGAACCATCATTAATCAAAACATGATTAAGAGTTCCACTAGCAAGCTTCGAACGAGCAATTGCCGCAGAAGAATTAATTTCAGTATTAGTGATAGAATCAGAAGCAATAGCAAGATCAATCTCATTATTAGCAGCATCAAGAGTAACAGTAATAATAGAATCAGAGGTATTAATACCACGAAATTCTAAATCAGAAGCGTTAAGTTGTTTGAATACACCAACACCTCCAACATTAACATTGGAAGCGCTATTCACAGCTCCAGCGCCATTGCCAGCAAATTGAGTAAACACTAAAACAGTTGTATCTAAAACAATTGGCTCATTTGTAGTTAAAACCCATGCTGTATCAGCATTTGCGGATCCTTCCTCAACAAACATAAACATATTTGCATTTACTTTAGCATCTGTATCCGCATCTGTTGAACGAGAAGCGGCTCCAGCGGCAGCGGCAACTGCAACATAAATACCATTTTCATCTCCAGAACTTTGATCTTTGAGTAATACTCTATCTCCTTCAGCAAGAACGACTCCATCAATAGTATCTCCTGATTCTAAAGCACTTGCAATTACAACATTAGCTGTTGAAGCGAGACGGACACTATCTTTTACATCAAGACCAGCAGTTGCTAGATCAACATCAACTTTCCGAGCGGCATCATTATCACTAGTCGGAGCTGCAAGATTTGTAATCTTATTTGAGCCAGCACTTAAATCCCCCGTTAAAGCAATAGAACCATCACGTTGTAAAAATTCAGCAGCGTCGGCTAATTTACTAGTTGCAATAGCAGCAGATGCACCAATTTGAGCATTATCAACAGTACCATCTTGAATTTGTACATTACCACGAATTTTTGTGACTGCCATTTATTTTCCCCTTATTAATTGAATTAATCTCTTATATTTATACAAATTATTGCTTTAAATAAGTAACTAATATTCTATCCCCAGAAATTGGTGCATTAATAAATGTTATCGTATCGCCTAGAATTGTATAATCATCTGTAACATTTAATACCATCCCATTCAACATTATCGTTTCCGTATTGGATTGTGGAGTATTTGCTAAGGTGAAATCGGTATTGGCTCCATTAATAGTTCCAGAAGGGATTTCTCGAATAACATATGTATCTACTTGAAATACCTCATCGGCACCTCTAATTCTTGCCATAATTGATCTCTTTATGCTGAAAGTGATATTCCTTGATATTTTATTGTTGATCCCCAATTAACATCTTCTGAGGAAGCTCCTGTTACTGAAATTCTTAAATTATTTCCACTGACTCCAACACTAGCAATATAACCTGGAATACCTTCATCATCCTCAATTTCTAATGGAGTTCCGACAATAACGGCTGATCCACCATTATTTCTTCTTACTGCGCCTGTTGTTTTATACCAATAACTTTTATCTGTTAAAAGGTTTTCAAACCTAGCTACAATTATAATTTCAAATGCCATTACTGTATTGTCTGGAACAGCAACATCGGTCATCGTTGTTACAGTTGCATCAGTTGTTTGAATCGCATCTGTTAAAGTAAAATGTCCAGAACCGGTAAAATTATCATGTGATTTTAATTCTGTCTGTCCAGAACTTGTTATTTGCCATCGAAGAGTGTTATTAATTAGAAACTGTAAATCATGACTCGTTAAAGTTCCTACTGTAAAAATTCCGCCGCTTCTGGCAATCTGATGAGCAAAAACTTCTTGAACATGAGCTGAAGTAGTTCCGATATCATGAGTACCATCAGCTAATGGTTTAAATTCATTTGTTGATCCATCAATTCTCCAACCTTCTGCGCCAGTGGCACCGTCAGTATGCCATTGGAAACCTCCAGTTGTTCCGCGGAGTCTCCATAACATATTCGCGTTTGCCGCATCACCGGTATCACAAACTAGCCATCCTGGTACTGATTGGGAATTATCTTCATTACCATATAAAGTAAGTATTGCCCCTCTAGTATGAGAATTGCCGCCGCCGCCAGCAATACTAATATTTGCATTATCTGATGCATCAGCAGTAGAAGCTCGAATAATTCCACTACCATTTGTATAAATTAATACTGGATCTGAACCACCTTCAAATATCCATCTTTCAGTTCCACCAGGAAGAAGATTAATATCATTACTTGTGTCAGATCGAAGATTCGTATCATCAGTTGAATCTACTTGAAGAACATTAATATCTGCATCATCAGCAGCATTACGCCATTGTATCCAAATATTATTTGACGTAACACCAAAACTTGTACCAACAATCGAATCAACATATAAAGTTCTTACATGATTGGTATTTTTTCCAATATCTTGGTTTCCATTAGTTCCAGGAAATAAATGACTTGAAGCATCAAGAGTCCATGCTGCATCTAGTGTATTATTCCCAAGAGTAATGATGCCGCTGGATCCAGCGGCTCGAAGATTTAAATGACCTGGTCGAGTTCCATGTTCATTACCATGTAAACTAAGATATGCACCTCTCGTTACAGAACGAAAAGCCCCACCGCCAGAAAACTCTAATGAATTATCATCAGCAGCATCAGAAGTTCCTTGAAGAATGCCACGCAGATTATCAGAAAAAACAATATCGCCGCCATTAGTTGCAAGAGAAACTAAATTCCCACTTGAAGAATCTAATTGCCATCTAGCTAAATCATTCGAGATAAAATTTAAATCATGACTAGACGTTGTTCCTAAATCTACAGAAGAAGCCCCAGCTTCATATTTTCCAATTCTTGCTCCATTTTCTGTCTGAAAAATTCTTGAAAAAACAGTTGCAACCAAATTCCCTGAAGCACCAACATTATAATTATTAGTGGTTTGTGGAATTACATCTCCATCAGATTCTATATGCCAAGCTTCAACTCCATTTGGGATAAATTTAATTGGCGCAGAAGTCGTTGTTAAAAGAATCCCACCAGTACCATCAGTACTGGATGTTAAATGGAGTTGACCTGGAAAAGTTGCATGGGTATTTCCATATGCAGCAAGAATAGCACTATCGGCAACTCCTGCTGAACTACCACCAGATATAAAAATTGATTTCGTATCTGCGTTAGTTCGAATAATTGTTGCTGTATTAAGACCTACTAAATTCCCATTATTTTCGAGTCTCCAATTCGTAACACCACCAGTATTAAAACGAATTAAACCACCGGCTACATTCCCAGCTTCAAGAATTAATTCACCAGCACTTGAAACATGTTCATTACCATGAAGATTAATAAATGCACCACGAGTAGATGATGCTGCGGAAGCAGAAGTAATTGAAAGTCTTCTTGTATCTGTAGCATCAACACTATCAGTTCTAATTAATCCATCTGCTGTAGTAAAAACAAGATCATTTGAATTTGATTGTAAGGCGCCATCATTTGCAATTTGCCAGACATTCGATCCATTTGTAATAAATTGAATAATACCAGCATTACCAGCAGCAATATCTAATCTTCCAGTATTAGCATGTGTATTACCATAAAGGGCAATTAATGCGCCTCCAGTTGTGACTATTCCAGAACCACCAGAAATATAAAGATGTTTATCTGTTGCATCTTGCCGAATAGCAAGACCATCAACCTTTGCAACCAAATCGTTTCCTGTGTTAGCCATTAACCAAGAAAGTATTCCACCAACACGAAATTCTAAATCGATTGCAGTTGTATCTAATCCAGTTGCAGAATTTTGAAATACAATATCTCCGCCGTTAGTTGCATTTTGAATAAACTGACCACCCGAATCAACAGACCATCGGCTTAATCCACCGGGGGAAAAATCAATATTGTTATGTAACCAAGTTTGAACTGGTGTATCTACTGCGGCATTTACAATAACAGCTTGCAAACTCCCAACACTTGTTCCATCTCCACCAACAGTTTCAACTTCACCTACAATACCACCAAGATTTCCACCACTATCATTTACAAATCGAACTGAACTTCTATTACCAGCAGTATCAGGAATAACTACAGCATTACCAGAAAGAGGAAGAATATCAGTTGAGGCTTCGGAAACAATTTCTAATGAATATCCATCAACCGTTTGAGTAAAACGACCAATAAGAGTCCCATCTTCAGTAAAAAGTAAATCCCCATCTGCTATTGTGTTAACTTCAGTATTATCAGAAGTATTCCCTTTAACTAATCCAAGATCAGCAGAATCGGTAAAATTCCGACTTTCTAAATAAGTATCATTTGCAAGAGTAATACTTGGAGCACCACCAATAATCTCATTTGCATAAATTTGATTTATTGGTCGAGAAGCACTACCAAAATTTCTAGTTCCAGCAGGTAACAAATCACCATTAACATCTACTTCCCAAGTATTAGTACCATCAATACTTAAAAGGATATTACCAATATTAACTGTTGCAATTACTACTTGATCTCGACCAAATAAACGAACATTAGAATCTTTAAATGTAATATGATTATCGATGATGGTTTGAGCATTGGTAAGAAGTGGCGGAATGATTGTTCCGTCTAGATCAACTTCTGTAGAAATTGGAGTTATGCCAACTATATGAAATGGTCGAATTTCAAGAACAGTCAGACCAATCCCTGCTAATAATAGCTCAAGAATTTCGTTATCAACCCCAAGAATGGGCGATGTAATTGTCGTAATTGCCATGAAAACCTAAACTTTTTCGTTGATCGTCGTGTTCTTACTATTTAGGAAAGGATCAATATCTTTCATTGAAATCCTAACGATTACTATAAGATAGGTTCTAAGCCACCTCGTATGCCCCATTAACGGATATCTCAATTGGTCCATTTACAAAAGCAATCCCACCTGATTTCTGTATATGACACAGATTATCTGACATAGTAACCAAACAAACAGCAGGATCCCAAGTCGCTCCGCCATCCTCAGTAAATAAACAAGTAAGAGATTTAATACCACCAGCAGTAACTACTGGAACAGGTAAAGTAAAAGTTAATTCAACAGGAGCAATACTTATTGTGCCTCCAATATTGACCAACATATCTACCTTTTGACCCGATTTGATAAATCGAGCATGATTGGTCGTTGGAGCATCAATACCCACAACTGGACCTACCACAAAAGTATCCCATGTTAATTCTATTTGTTGATCTGGAATTCTGCTTTGCATACTAGTCTCTTAATGAATCTAATTGTTTTAATAATCTCTTAGCTTCAGATAAGATATCCTTTTTTGAACGACCTCTAGGCTTATGAGAATCTACGATATTCTGAAGCTTTTCAAGCTTTGATTTCGTTGGTTTCTTTTCACAAACCAATTGAACTTCAGTAGGATAAACTTTTGGTTTGAGCTCAGAACCAGCTTTACTTCTAGGAGTTTCCGTTCTTGCTTTACTAACAGATTTCACCGCAACTCCTTTTTCAGCTTCTAACTCTTTTGTTAATTGTCGAACATTAACCTTCAAAATATCTGAAGTTAGTTTTACTTCTGCTTTCTTTTTAGTCATTAATCTGCCTCATAAGTTGCTTTAACTTTGATATCCCAATTTTCAGTTAGGTTGTAATCCACTCCATGACTTCTAAAAATATCAAATACATCAACACCGGCCCATACTCCAACTGGTTGCTCGATAATAGTGGCTGTTGTCAATGACCCATATAAACCAGCAGCAATATCACCATTATTATCGACTGGTAATTCAAATCTAACTCTATTAGATAGTGCTGTAATAAAATCACAACTAAATCTTAAATCAATATCAACCTTCTTACCCTGAACAATATATTTTGCATGATGAATAATCAAGTTATTTATTATCATTCCATCAAAAGTCTGAAAAGAAGGCACCCAATCTGTCTTCCAAGTTAGATTAATCTTTTCATTTGTTACTGCTAAATTTGCAATTGCTGGAGTAGTAACAACATCATCTTGAAGAGAATCAAACTCTGTTCTTTCTTTACCATGAAAGTAAATATCTACATTATCCAAAAGTGTTAATGGAGTTGTAAAAGTTACATCAACATTATTAACTACAGTATACTCTGTAAAAGGACTCAGCATTGTATTATTAACAAAGACTAAAATAGATGCTTCATCTACTGGACCATCTGCTCCTACATTATGAACTGTTTGACCAGAAGTAGCAATAAACTGCTGAACAACTGGCTCATTTCCTACAGTTCGAGGAACTGCAAGTTCTCGGCCAAGATAAGTTAGGTGAAGAGATACACTAGTTTGTGGCACGAAAGTAAATTGAATTCTTGTACCACCTTGAGCTACGGCGTATGATTCTCCTGCTTCTTGAACAACACCACCATAGATGACTAAAATTGAATTAGAAGATGCAACTTGGAAGTCCAATAAGAAATCCGTCGTACTCCCATTAGGAGTGAGGATTTGTTTTTGGAAAACTCCAATAATATTTGCTCTTCCTATGTAACCAAAAGCCATATCTTAATCCTTAGTCATGCTTAATTATGAAATTCACTGCTAAAAACGGTGGATTATTTGTTCCAGTATCTTGTGATCCTTGATTTTGATCTCCACTTGTTTGATTCACCGCGATGTTTGGTGCAGAATTTATCGGACCAGTTACACCAGCAGTTATATTTACTGTTGTAATATCTGGATCATCTGTTGCGGCAAAACCACTAATAGTTGAACCACCAGCAGAAACAATTGCATTTGTACTATTAAAAGATCCACTGTCCAAACCAGCAGTAGCTCTTCCAAAATCTCCATCTTCAGCAGAAGCTTGAGTAGTTGCTCCAGTAGCAAGATAATCTGATGCTTCGGCAGATCCTTGTTCATCATCTCCAGTTGGCGCTGTAATTATTCCACTTCCAGGGACATTTGCAGCTCCTTGCGATGCACCTGATGCTCCAACTCTACCAAAAAACATAAGAGGATCATGACCGTGTGGACCAGAAGTAAAACTTCCTGTCAAACCGCCAAATCCAGGCATGGTATTACTATGGGCAAAGTCAGTCAATAAAGGTTTAACATTCGTACCTGCTACACCAGTTCGTATTAAAGCAACACCAGCAATTGTATCACTTCCTGCAAAGGCACTTGTAAAAGTTGTGCCACTTAAATGATATGCTCCTATTCTATGAGCATGATAATCTCTAGCACCAGGTTGAAGTGTTGTAAATTGGCCATGATTTAATGGTTGCATAACTTCACCAGTAAATACTTCTATTGATGGTCTAATACCTATAGATCTAGTTCCAGAATTACCAAAAACAGCATGACCGTGACCTCTAAGAAAATGTTCATGTGTTGTTGTGTGATGATGTCTATCAAGTCTATGTTTATGATTATATGTTCCACGTAAATTTCCACCTGGAGCATTATGTACATGTGCTGGCATTGTAATATTTTGAACGACATCATGATCATGAAGAGGGATACTATGAACGTGATTCCAAGAACCACCTACACCACCCAAAGCTGGTACTCCGGCATTAACACCAATAGGAAATCTTTGTCTGAAATCTGGAACATCAAAATCTACTCCAGGATTTCCACCAAAAGTAGTTCCAATTACAGAATCCAATATAGGATGAGTTGCTGTTGGAAAATTTGTGCCATCACAAAGAAGCCATCCCGTAGGAGCCGCAGAACCGCCAAACATAACAATTGTTCCAACAGGAGCAATCCCACCATTCGATACAGCATCATCAAAATCGGATTTGAGTTGAGAAACATCCACACCATCAACTGTTTCTGAGGCATCCATGTTGATACTACCATTTAATGCAATATCACCAGCAATAAAAGCATCTTTGAATCTTTCACCGATACCACCAAGATCCATCACGTTGTCAACTAATGGTTTCAAAGCCAAGGCAGCCAAATTTAAAATATTTGTTCCTACATCTCTCCAGGTAAAACCAGCAACAGATTCAAAACGAAGACTATCATCAGTAAGAATCGCGAGAATGTTTTGAATTGTTCCTGCAAAAAGTCTTCCTCGTAAATATTGGTTATTCTCAAGAAGAATCTTTGTTCCTTGGATAGTATCATTAGCAATCTTTGAATTTGTTACCGCTAACTCAGCAAGTTTTGGAGTAGTAACTGATCCATCTTCTAATTCAAGAGTTCCAACACCTCCAGGTGGAACACCAACTTCTGTAAGATTTGACCGACGACTTACTGTTGAAAAACCAAGATGGAGAACTCGAATTTTTGCTGCGATTGCGGGAGGAGTAATAAACTGAATTAAATCTTTAGGAAATTCAACTACAGGATCCAGAACTTGAAGAGTATTAGTTTCTGAACTAGTTTGACCTTCAATATTATCAGCATCCAGATAAACACCATCAATCGATTGAACTGTAATTTCATTAGAGGAAATAGAAAGAATTCTCCCAGTTCCAATAACAGTGACACCTTGTTTAATATCAAGAATTTCACCAATAACATATGGACCCAAAGGAAGTTCACTAGGTTCAACTCTTAAAAGAATTTCACCGGAAATTCTATAATCACCATTATCACCAATATTAGCATCATCATTATCTTGGATAACTGGACCACCACCAGTATCTAAAGTAACAATCAGAGAACTAGAAGTTACTGGACTTTGAGTTAAAAGAAATTCATCATTAATTCCATCTGTATCAAAAGGACTCGTAGTATCGTCAAACTTATCAACTACAAAATTTCTAAGATTGAAAGAAAGCGATTCTGGGGATACAGAATTTGGAGATGGAACAAAATTATGTGTGGCATTGCCACGATGAATAACATAAGCAGTATCAGCACTGGCTAATGCATCAACAAATGTAATCTCTCTATTAAGATTAACACCTATACCACCAATTGTATAAGCAGTTTCTATATCTTGAATTACATTGTTGACAACAACTTGAACGTTTCCTTCATACCCGCCTGGAACTTCTTGTGAAAGAAGAAACGTATTTCCCGTTCCACTCAGATCATTAAGACCAAAAGGAATTAAATCATCTTTCGTATTTTCAGGAAAAACCTGAAAACTTGGCTTGTTGCCAATATAATCTCCCATAATGCTCCTTCTTTAAGAACTTCTATTATACTGGTGGATTGTTAACATTCTGCATATAAGAGAGTAACGCATCTACGTTACCACTACCATTTCCTGAAGTATCAGCACTTGAAGATTGGATCTCAATGATATCCTGATCTTCTAAGATTATCTTTTCTCCAGCTACCACTTGTAAACTTGAACCTAAAGGAACAGGCAATGCTTTACCAAGAAATACTACCGTTCCACCTATAAACTTTGTCACTCTGACATCTACTGTCACACCAGTATTGATTGTGCTACACACTAACAGACCAGTTAGAACAGTAGAACCATTAGATGTTAATAATGTTCGAAATGAATCAACAATTCCAATTTCTGCATTACTTTTAAATTCTTTCGCCATTTATTATCTCCGATTAGCCTCCAGACATTGCAACTGCAAATATTAGAGAATCCTGTTCAATATCTACAATTGCTGTAAATAGTTCATTAATAGCAGATACCAGGTCTGTCTTTACTGTTGTAAGTAACAGATCTAAATCTCCTTCTAAAGCTGCAATCAGATTAGTTTTCTCTCTCCAAATCCCAAAACTATCTTCTTTTACTACTACTGGTATTGCCATTAATCTTTATCCTTTTCCAAAGTCTTTTCAAGTAATTGTGTGAGATAATCTAATTTATCTTCTACATTTGAAAGTCTTTGTTCTCTATCTACTTCAACTTGCTTCCTCTTATTTATTTTATCTTTCTGCTTCTGATATTTTTCTCTTGCACGATTATCAATTCTCACTACAGCACCACTCTGAGGATCTCTAAACCAACCTGGATTATCTTCGACTGGCTTATGATTTTCAAATTTATTTTTACGCATTATGCATCAAGTGCGATTACTCTTAAATCCTGAACTCTAGGTGGATTTGCAGGATCGCCCCCTCTCAATATCACTTTAACTGAAACAGATGTGAAATCTGGTAATCCATCAATTGAACATTCATAATCTCTAATCTCGTTTGGGTTTTGTGATGGTGGAGTTACAAAATCACAATTTGAGAATTCCCAAGGAATATCATCAAAATTTCTAGTATCATCTACTAGCTTAACCTTAAAATAAATATCAATTGTAGTTTCAACATTTCTATATGCACCAAAGTTAATCTTCAAAGCTGTAGAAGATTGGGCAAGTACGACTCTTTTAGTCATATAAGTTGAAGTATTACTCCCACCAGTTGATGCTCTTTCATTAATATATCTATTTAATAATATTAACTCTCCATCTGTAGGAATATGAGGTCCACCAGAAGGAATTGGAGTTTCTTCACCAATAACAACAGTTGCATCACCAGAACTAGGATCATGTGTTACACTAACAACTCTAAAGAATTCCCCATTCAATACAGACGGTCCTCCTGTTACTCCACTGACTGTTAGGTATTTACCCTCAGAAGCTATAGACAAAGCAGAAGCTTCCGATGGATCACCAGTTACAGTAATTTCATTTGTTGTATCATTGAAAGTAACCTTACTATCCATAGCAGGCACATTGACATCTACATCACTTAAAAGAGCAAGATCATCTAATCCTATAGTTACACCAGCATCGGGGCTAATAACATTAATACTATCTACACCAGTAAAAGAAGGATCATCTATTCTATTTCCTACTACCGTAGCACTTAAACGATTAATATCAATCACAGGTGAAATATTCGGATTATCTGAGGCAAGAGTTGCTTGTAACCAAAATGATTTGCTTGGACCAACTACGTTAGTAATTGAATCATCATCTTCATTTATTGGAGATAAAATAGCTCTTGGTTGAAAGAAACTAATATTTCTATTTGCGATAACATTTGTAAAGTCGTCTTCAATTTGTTGTGGTGGGATAGCCGCTAAAGGAATAGAATGAACAGATTGACCCGAAGTAGTTTTTACACCATAAACAACACTAGTTCCAGCAAATGTCATGTCTCCAATTACAGAATGAAGTGTTTCAAACGGTTTATTTTCTGTAGCTACAACATCAAGACCACCACCAAAAGAATTTCCACCGCCTGCAACAACGGCTGGAGTAGTTACCTTAATGATATAGCTATCAAGATCGGGACTAAATTGAGCAAGATTATCAGGAGGAGAACTTACCGGAAGAATTTCATGTGTACCATTTATTTCTGCGGCGGGAACACCAAAATAAGTTGTATCGACCCCAGAAATAGTCACTTTAGTTATTTGACTAGATACAGTTCTATGACCATGATTTCTGTGATTTACTCTAATATATGGACTCCCATCTCTAAATTGTAATGGATTATTGCTAAGAAATCTACCTGGAATATCATCATTAGAAAAGAAAATATTTCCTGTTGTAGAGATATCAAAGTCAGCTTGATAGATGTCAAACATCATATCTGCTAATTGATCTTCTGTCCATGTTGATGCGTTCTGTGATTTAAAAAGTACACCAGCATAAGGTTGATCGAGAATTGGAAGTTCTGTTCCAAACTTCGCGAAGCCTGCTCCAGCGGTGGCAATCCATACTTCATATTCATTACTGTTAGCCATTATAACAAAGCAATATTCAATTCCTTGTTGCAAAAAAACTGGAGAATCAAAAACAAATTCTGTAGCTTGAAAAGTCGAAGCATCAACAGGTTGACCAGTTTGTTCCACACCATTAATTAATACTACATCATCTCCAAAAGCATCTTGACCTAGATCATTAATATTGACATCAGCAGCATCTTTAGTTACGGTTCCAAATGGAAGAATTCTTGGTCCTGGAAATCCATTGACCATTTCTCGAATTTGCATAGTTATTGGAATATTTTCATCTTTTGTTTTAAAGTAAGCACCAATTTTGGTGATAAAAGCACCACCATCTACATCAACTAAAAAACTTTGAGCAACAGGATCAATCCAAGGCGTTTGGAAAACCGAAACACCAATTTCAGTATCGCTAATAACCCTATTTTCGACTAATTGTTCTGGAACAATTTCAGCATTTCTTGTAGATAAGATAGTAGTTTGTTTTGTCTCTAGTAAACCAGAAGCCGTATATCTTACTGAGCCAAAAGATGAATGATTATCATTATTATCTGATTGATCAGTCAGAACTAATAATCTTTCACCAGTTTTAAATCTTAATGCATCTGTATTTGGAATTCGAAATAAACCAGAACATTGACCTCTAGAATCTGTTATTAGTTGATTTGCTAAATTATCTATAGTAACAGCACCAGAAATTAAAGAAGGTGTCCCACTTGGACTTGCAGGTGGGATAGTATCTCCATATTGATTTACGGCTGGTAAGGAATCTCCAATCTCAAAAGTTTGGGGCAGAGCAATAATATTTGTATTAACATTTGATTCATCAAAAAAACCAAAAAGTCTTGTTTCTGGTTTAAATCCCTTCGCAACAAATACAACATCTCTTGTTCTCATGAAAGGAATATATGAAATATTAATTACTCTTTCACCAAGATTTTCTCTTACAGTTTTTGGAACAACATTTGCTCTCACACCCCTACGAGTTTGACTTTCATCAGTAATAGTTGTTGTTCTTTGAATTTGTGTAAATCGAACAGGCCATGTTGGAATATCGGTAGATGTATTCCACCAATTAGGATCATCAATATTTCCTTCGATATCTCTATGTTGCTGTCGATCTAAAGCAACTTCACGAATAGGTTCACCAAGATTTTCAACACCTTCAAATCTAACCACGCCAGCCCATTCGGTTTCCCATTCATTCCAAACTGTTCCATAAGTATCAGCTAATTGAGTAATCGCATCAAAATTACCTTCTTGGTTTATAATTAAATCAGGAGCAAGGTCTGTTTCCTTCCATTCATCGTTTGGTGGATCTAATTGAATATTTCCAAGAAAATTAAAAACAGCAAATGGATTGACATTTACAGCATTAGTTGCCAATGGTTGTTCAATCATTAACTTATTAGTATAATCTAAAGTAAACAAATCACCAGTTTGTTTGAAACTTCCACTGTTCAAGTGACCTAGATTTACAGCTCCAGGTGTAGAAGCATCAACCGGTATAAGATTAATATTATCTAAAGTAAATACTGGGCGAAGTTCTTCTCTAGAAGCATCAACAGATACACTATAATCGGGATTTAACACGTCACCAATACCATGACCACGAAACGGATCTACAATAAATCCATTTTTAAATCTATTAAAGCCTTCTTCATCTCTAATTTCAAATTCTTTTGTTTCTTTTTCAAGAAGAGAAAGAGAAGTAAAAAATTCTAAGTTTTCAATTCTCTGTTCCAACTTACCAATATCTCTCATAGTAAAACGTTTATTTTCAACAAAATCAACAAATATTTCTTTCTGATCAAGAGTAAAAGCTCTAACATTCAAACGATAGAGAACCATTCCATCTGTTGGATCACTTGGGGGAACTGGTATAATATCAGAAACACCATTAAGAATATGAAATTCCCCACCGCGATCAACAAATACTTTATCTATTCGATTAAGATAAAATGAATAATCGGCAGTTACAAAATCCCCCTTTACAACTTCTACAAGAGAACCTGTAATATTATCAAAGCCCGTATTAGTGCTATTAATTCTTGGTCGAAAATCTAAACAATCTCTTAATTCATATTTAACTCCGTTTTCTGGAGAAATATACGATGGGATATCTTCATAAGGAATGTCATATGAATCTACCGAAAAATAATTCTTATTTAATTCATGAGAGAAAAAATCAAAATCTACCCGGATTCTTCCAATGGGAGGCGGAGCTGTATTCTTTAAAAGTAATTTCCCTGGACCATAAAAATTATCTCTTTGACCATCATCTAAAATATAACGATCTGTAATATCTGTATCACTAGACAAAGCGGCAGTTGTAAAATCCGCAGACATAGTTATCGAATTAATTTGAAAAATATCTGCAAAAAATTCTTGAGTTCCACCGCCAGCACCGAGAGGGCCATCAAAGTCTCTGATGAAAATTTCTCTTAATTGTGTTTCACTAGGAGTAGAATGAATAATTTGATTCGTTTCTAAATCTTTTCCTTTTTCTTCAGCAGCAGTTTCATTCTTTCTAATTGTTATTACAGCAGCAATTTCATCTCCAACACCAACACCAAGACCAGATAGATCCCTAAATCGAATACTATTTGGTCCCGTTACTT